TTGCGTTTGGAGCTATTCTTGGAATTCACGCCTATGGCAAACTGAACGGATAAAGGCCCTCCCCTCCTTTATCCATATCGGATCAAGCACTTATATTCTTCTAGCCTATCCGACTCCATTCAAGCCTAGAGTTCCTTGTACTTCTTTCGGATGATCTTGGCGATAGTTTTGAGAGGGACGCCCGCGTCGTTCATTTCTGCAAGACTACCATATCCCCGTTCATCATCAGGGGTAAATCCTTCTACCCTAACATATCCTTCAAACTGACCATTATTGGTTGCCATTTCAAACAAATGCTTGGTATCATCTGTCAAAAGGTCTTCCTTTTCTATGTCCCGATCCTCATCCCTAACTACATATGATGCTTTGCCGTTAAAAACGTTCTTGGAACGGTAGAACTTCTTCCCGGCCACGACCTCCGCATGACCCAGACAACAACGTGTGTCTTTTCCACTCATCAGACACTCTTGAGCCTGACGTACATAGGGCTTTTCCAAATACGATGCCCATTTTCTTGCCCATGATCTCTTCATAATTTCTTCTCCTGTTGATTTGTTTAAAATCTCAAAACTTGGAAGTTGAATGGTCGGTTTTGAGCCATAGACCTTAAACCAATATTCCGGTCATTTCTTCTTGAGTTGAAGGTTAGGCTTAGGAGACTCCATCGGACAGTCCTAACCCTTCTGATCGTCCGATGGCCCTGTTGGTACTCTCCCGATCATTTCGCTTTAGACAGATGTCGGCCAATACAACAATTCTGTCCCGACCGGAAGTAATCTGTTCACAGACGTTGACTGAACAAATATATCATAATCCCCATGATAACCGGGAAACAGCTTGATACTTTCCTTCTTGGGAAGACCCAGTACGTCTCTGGCCTGAGTACCTCCAAAAACCTTACCATTCTTATTTCGGATCAAAATCCGCTTTCCGACCTGGACCTCTTCCTTCTTCAGGAGTTGATAAAAGGCCGTTCCTTGAACGTAAGGCTTCTTAGTCTTCTTCTCCACAAAGGGAAGGATATCAATACAAGCCACCCCCTTTGCAGACTTTTTAATGGCATCCCGGATTGTTACCGTATAGCTCTTGATTTCGTCCGAAAAATCCTGGAGCTTCTTGATATCCGTCTTCATCTTACCGGTATCGATATTGGTAAAGAAGTTTCGGGTGGCGGTTTGTCCGGTAGAACGGGTATGATAATAAGCTGCAACAGAGTCTTGATTAACGGTCGTTGCTTCTCTCCAACCCTTTTCCGTCTGTTCCCATTCAACCACATTACCAATCGGAATATTCAAATTATTAACAATGTTTTGGCCATAACCCCTAGGTACTCTGAACGTAAAAGTCCAACGATCAGAGTTCTGAAGACCCTGGATGGCCCCCCCTAAGCTATAATTATTCCACTTTATGGAAGCATTTTCTTCCCCATCTGTAATGACCATGACCAGAAAAGAAACATTTTTGTCATCTTTATCGGGAACAGATTTAAGAATATCAATAACCCGCCCGATAGAATCATAGAGTGGAGTAGAACCTCCCGGAGTATCATATGTTGTCAATACCTTCAGGCTATTGACGCTTGAGTTAATGACGGCATCCTTGACTCCCGGGCCCCCACAATCAACCACAGAGACTATGGTATCAATATCAAATGTTGCGGCGTTTCGCTTAATGATATCGATGTTGGAATTGTAGTCTTCCAAGGCCTTCTTAGCATGTCCGCGCATAGAGATACTCTTGTCACGGACCAAACCGATGTACTGCTTCATGATCTATCTCCTTAGTTCGCCAGGGCCCGAAAGCCGTCCAAATCATCATCTACTTTAGTGTCTTCATCCCAAGGAGCTTCTGATGCTGTTGCAGCCTGTGGATCAAGAGCAACAGTACCCGGAATAGTTACTGGAGCCGTAGCAGGAGTCGGTGTTCCAACATCTCCTGTCAATCCTAGGACCTTATTCATTCGGGCTTTCAGAACCGCGTAACTTTTAAATTCCGAACGGGCAACAACAGCCAGCAAAGAATGGCATTGTTTCCAGATAGCCTCAATAGCGGCATCATCGGCCTGACCATCGCTCCCGACAACCAGGGGACCCGGTGTTTCCAGAACGCTTGAAGAATAGCTGGGCCATCCCGCGTCCTTCATGACGCGGATTCGGAGATTTGCTCCATCCCACATATTAAAGGGATCACACGGCCTTTGACTTGCAAACTTTGGGTTTGCTGCGTTATTTAAAATCCCAAAAAGTTTGGCTCCGTACTTATATCGCTTGACCGTACCATTCATCTGAGGTTTGGCGGGATCATTGATAATGTAGACATTGGAGACATAATGAAGCTTACGCTTTGTTCCCGGAATTTTCTTAAGGGGTTGTCCCGACACTCTCTCCCGATCTCCCGGACCATTTCTGTTCCAGAGCATGGAATTGTATTCCGTAACGGGATCATCAGACCCGAAAATTTCCCGAAGAGAATCGAAAGGTTCGCCAGTCTGTCCAAGAGTTGTTAGGGATTTTTCGAAAAACCAGCCTCCCGGACCATTAAAAACATGGTCCCAATAGGGAATTAGGGCAAGGTCTTCTCCCTCCGGAGCGGTAAGATAGCGAATAAGAGCTTCGCCATTTCCTTCCGTATCGATTGTGGGAGCCCAATAGGTGTCATCGTCTCCCTTGGATTTTCCTGCCGCCGTCTTGGCCATTGCAGCCATTCTTTGCTTGGAAGCTAGTTCGCGATTTTTCTTAAGTTCTAGAAATGTAGACATGTATGTACTTATTTCCTTATGTTAATGTATGTTGTTTATCCACTTGCGATCATAAAAAACAGATTGTAACTGATATTTATCATGATGTCAAGCAGTTTTCTAGCCATTTAGCTAAAATAGTTTTGAACTTTTCTTTATCATAGTCCAGAAAGGTTTTGTTTTTTTGAATTAAGTGGTGAACCTCCTTCCATGTCGGATCATTTCCTAGCCCCCTTTTCCAGACCTCTGAAAACCGAATGAAATCATTACAGATCGTCAGGGTATCAAGGGTTATTTCTTTTCGGAAGAACTTCCGAAGAGCCGGGGGATGTTGGCTATCTGCCCGGAAGTCATCCCTATCCAGCTTATTAAGCTCTTGAGAAAAGAAATAGGGCATCGCTTCCCGATAGCCCGCCCAATTGGTATATCGTTTTTGAGCCTCAGCGGAGAACAGTTGACCGAACCACATTCCTGGATCATGAGAGAAGTTAGCAATCATGAGGCCCTGAGGGTCGCGGTGCTTTGCTAGCTTAACAAACAGATAGTTGTCGGCCCGTCCTTCATATCTATGTTTTGTCTTGAAATTGAACTTTTTGGCATCATAGCTCTTAACTGAAAAATGAAGGCGTAAGGCCATGTAGAGGCCATAGGCTTCGGGGCCGTTCATGACCAATCTGGTTTTGTTTGAAGCTTCAGGGGACGTACACTATCATCGTCAAAAAGAACGACCGAAAAGGGATAATCCGTTGAAAATTCCTCTCCAAAATCCACCATCCAACATTCTATTGCTAACATCCTTCCGACTATCTTACCATACCTCTTTCCGGAAATATGAAAGGCCTCAACCAGACTTCCGTTTTTCAAATTCTTCATTGGCACACTCCTCACATCGCATAACCCATCCACCCTCTTTCATAGAAACCAAACATGTTATCTCTTTACCACTACCACATTTACACGTTGGTCGGTCTGGTTTCAAATAGATATCCGGGGTAAAGACCCCCTCACTGTTTGCTTGTTCCATTACGAATTTTCCGTTTTATCCGTTTTCGCTCTTTGGCATAGAGTCTCATAAGACATAGTTCCCCCCCGTAGGCTTCCCACTCCCAGGGAAACATATAGTATTCTTCAAAGGTCTCTTTCAGGGAGTATCGATGAATTTGTCCTTTCCACCTGGACTCCTGATGATTAGCATAGTCGTAGAGATAACCCTTTGCCCATTGTCGCACATGTATTAACTCATGGGCTAGAGTTTTTATAATTTTCATCCGGGGTATCTTGGGATCGATATCCATCCGAAAGGACCGGGGTCGCTTAGCTGTCGCATCTGCTGCCGGATAACACTGAGCGACACATTTTTGCTCTTTTCGCAATCCCGGGACAAATGTAATATTTAATGCTATTTCTTGAGCAAGCCGTTCGGTTAGCAGATATTTATTAAAGAAATCAATGGCTTGCCTGATTTCAGTGCTTGTTATCTTCTCCGGTACATTTACAAGAGCAATCCTCATAGGTAACCGGCCCCCAAATGGTGTAGTCCGGAATATTTAGCCCTGGGAAATATTCAGTCACTTGCAACCCCCGTTGTATCATCATTTCTAATGCAACTTTAACTTGAGATTGAGACCGGTTGGGGGAGGTAAAAACAGATGGCATAACGACACGCCTGATACCGGTCTGAATAATACCTTTGGCACATTCATTACAAACCGCCCATCCGGTGGAAGACCAAACATACAGGGTTGCCCCGACCGGTCTTAAATTACAATTCCAAAGGGCATTCTTTTCGGCATGTTCGACCCGGGCGTATTTGGCCTCTCTATCCAGATAAAGCTCTGGGCGGTCATCTACGCCCCGGGGGAAGCCATTGAAACCAAAAGAAAGGGGGCGGTGCTCATCATCGACAATCCAGGCCCCACATTTTGTGGAGGGGTCTTTACTCCAGGACGCCACCTTCCGGCATAGATCAAGATATTTCAGGTCCCAATGATTCACGGCATTACCAAAAGCCAGAGGACGAATAGATAATATATTAACATTCCTAGTTCAAACATTCTTCTGTCTTTTCTTAATCAATATCTTTTTAGGAAGGGGGTTTACCAAAAATAAACCATCCCGCAATAAACATAAACGGGCCTAAGAGGCTTATACAAAGCATGGGACAAATATCTGATGTAGTAAAATCATGTTCTCTGTTATACCAATAGAAAAAACTTACCGCACCCTATTAGATACCATAATAAAAACCAAAATGTCATAACGGCAACCTCTTCTTCCCACTCTTCGCAACCATGTGGAGTTTTTCTCCCTCAATCTGAAGCTTGGCTAACCACGCCGGGTTGGACTGAATGATTTTGGCCACAACCTCAAGCTCAATACAATTGCGGTCGCACCAAGAACAGATGACATCTATATAGGAGTTGTCGGTCGCCTTGACCAGTTCTTCAACTTCGGAAAAAAATGTGTGGGAAATGTCTAGATTATCAAATTCGATCATCGAAAACAAATGGCCCTAACTTCTGTTCCGTCTTTTCTTTCTGGGTCAAGGTCCTTAATAATACCTTCTGCATACGTTAAAGCGGCAAGATTACATTGAGATTCGGTCTTAAAAGACATAATGGGACGAACCTGACAACCAAAAGTCAGGGAGGTACAAATAAAGACTACTAAGGTAAATGACATATTATGGTCCTGTGATTTTGGAACAAGAACTCACAAATACATACCCTGGCAGCGGGGCCCAATTATCCTTAAACACTTCTACCGTTGTTTCACAAGCCTCTAAAGTCGCATAAGTCGTAGGGGGCGTGTAGACAACCTCACAACTATCCTTAGCAGCTATTAGGCAAGCCAAAATAACAAGCGTATATACCATGTATAATTTCCTTTTGAAAAGAGGGAAGTGAACCGTTTGGGTAATAAGGTACGGTTCCAGACCCCAGATTATGCCAACTTAGGCAGCAAGCGCAAGCTCACCGAAAGAGTTGTCATTATCGGCTACAAGAGTGTTGCCGGTTAGTTTACGGCCACTTGGCCAGTGAGTCGCTATCCACAACCTTTTCAGTACAAGATCGAACCTGCTCATCCCCCCCAAAGGCTCACTAGTAGTCTAATTTCGAAGCTCTTACCTGGAGGTTTGATCAGAACCTTGTACAGGAAGCCTAGTGAGCCCTTGGTGGAGATGCCGGGGGGTCGCGCCCCGGGTATCCTGCTACCTAGTAGCTATTTCATCTAGCAACAATCATATTTATCTCACATTCCTCTTGACAGATAAAGAGGAATTTTATTTTATACCACTTCCCAAATTAATCCCCGACCTTCCGGGATATTTAAACCCGTCTGGGCCGACCAAAATTCCGCTCTAGAGGCTGCTTCCCCCTCAACCTTCGGAAGTCTATAACATTCTTCATCACTTCCATCCGGAACATTCCCTATAAACGTAGACCATCCCGTTTCATGGGCGATTCGAATGCTAATTTTCATACGGCCGCCCTTACAAGATTAATAATCTTCTGAGCAATTTCAAATTCCATCTTTCTCATTTCAATGATATTGAGTGGTGTTTTTTGGGCGTTGGCGTTCTCAATCTTCGCTGACCCAAAAGCAAATAGACGGCGGACGTTATTCAAAGTTGTTTCGGAATTCATTTCATCGACAACTTCTTTAACAGTCCAATCTTTGATTGTTGTCATTACAAGACCTTCCATTGATGCCACCCGGCATTCAGTTGCAAAGTATCCCGATAGACCTTTAGATAATTGACAATGTGTTCGGCCAGAATATAGTCCGGTGTCTTACACTCATGATCTTTACAGTACCTATTTAATAAGCGTGTAAGCTCTCTGGTAAATTCGACTGTCTCATTTGTCATTTTGTATCCTTCTAAAATGCGATCTACTTCATCCTGCTCTTCCGGTTCATAATTAACAAAACTAAGCCCATGTTCACAATCCGGACAGACAGGTTTCATCGCCATCCCAGCCCCACTAATCCACCATCCACAGTTTATACAAAATAGAATTCTCATCATTTTTGTCTTATTGGGGGTTCTCCGGAGGATACCAAGGCTGAGTGTTAAGACCGGGTAACTCCTGTTTCCTTTCTTTCAAAATACGCTTTGTAGCAACATCTTTACTAATCTGTTGAGCATATTTTGCTATTTGATCGTCTTCCATTAAAAGAGTCTTTAATGCATCTTCTCTTGCAATAAGGTCCTCTGTCTTCCTAGGAGGGCGGGTAAGAAGGTAGAGGGAAAGCCCCGCGACCCCCAAAACTATTAACGCTATAATTCCAATCTCAGGCCCCATTATTTCACCCCGACATTCATGTTGATCTCTCCGCTATTAACGATTTGTTGAGGAAGACATATCCGGGAAGGAGAAGGGCCGCCAAACCAGCAAAGGCCTTCAGGTCCGTTCCAAAGAATAATATCATGTAAACCAGTATACCGAACCAAATGGCCAATGTCAAGTCGAAAGTGAATTTGGTATCAGGTTTAGAATAAAGAATTATGAGAAATGGAATAAAGAAGGCGGCGCGAACCCCCAGGAATTGAAGCATGGTGACTAAAGGAATTTGTAGAAGGGTCAAAAAATAACCGACTATACCCACCACAAAAATGCTAATCCGGCCCAGAAGAATAGCACTTATCTTTGTCTCTATTCCATGACTGACATCAGCCGCTATCAAAGAAGCGAAGGATGAGAGGGCACTAGCCCCGGACACCACCAGAACCCCGATAAATGCGGACACAAGCCCAATGGTGAGGTTTGGGAGAAAACGGGAGAGGGTAAAGACCCCGACCAATTGGGTATTCCACACATCAAGAAAAATACCAGATGCAAGTAACCCCAACATTCCCAGACCAAAAACAACAACCCACCAAATACAAGCTCCTAGAATGAAGGAAGATTGTACATTTTTGGGAGACAGGGCAGTGTTTCGTTGCCAGACCTGATTACCGATCACCACCCCCGACAGAAGAGAAATGGAAATGGGAAGACCAAAATCAATGGCGGGGTGCCAGTTAAATAGGTCCCCAAAGTTTAAGGCGTTTGCCATCGGGTTTTCCGTAAGAGCCATGGTACTTAGATCATAAAAAGAATATCCAATCGCTCCCAAAAGGATCAGGATCAACCCCATCTTGAAAAGATCGGCATACTTGGTAATTACATTTAATCCTCCCCAGCGAACAGTAATATACATGAGACCCGCCAAATTCGAAGCTACTACCCATGCCGGAACGGTCGAAAAAAGAAAACTAAAAAGCAGGGTGGCGGCTGTCAATTGAACCGTAAAGGAATATACTTCGGTGAGAAGGGTAATACCCCAAAAGGATAGGGTTAGGGATTTAGGAGAAACCCGTTCTCCATTATCAATCACATCCATAACGGTGTAACCGTTCGGCATAACCTTCTGGATTCGAATGGTCAAAAATGCAAAGAGAAGAAGGGCCAAGGCATTAGGAACAGCAAACCACAGGAACTGTGCTATACCTCCCACAAATGCTTGTTGAGAGGATACTAAAAGAGCAATCCCCCACAGCCAAGAGGCACATACCGTAAGGCCGCCAACCAACAACCCGACGTTGCGATTAGCGGCAAAGAATTTTTCATATGCCATTGTCATGATAAATTCTCTTTTCGATCCTCAACCCAAGTTGGTTCCCGACAGGAGCATTGATAATGTTTCAAACTTTCCAGATGTTCCAAGGTATCACCAATTTCCTTTCCCAGGAGATGCAAATCCCCGGGTTCTTTCCGGTCGTTATACATATCATATCGTTTAGCAATATGACGGACCAGAGCTATCGCGATATAGATTTTATCTATGGTATCGGCCATGATCAAGATTACTCCAATTATTTTTGGGTGGGATATGTACAGGCGGGATCGCTAGCGGGACAAGCTCCAGGTCCGCCGCAACCGACAAGCAGGAAAGAGAGTAATAGGATTATGGGCATTATCTGTTTCTTTCGGATTCGTGTTCAAATTGAGAAAAGCTGGCACGTTGGGAGCGATTCGAACGCCCATTTTACGGGTTTGGAGGCCGATGTGTTGCCGTTACACTACCAACGCATTAAATGGTACTACCGTTAGGTACCGCCCCTAATTATCCTGATTCACAGTCAGACGCCTTACTTTTGGGCTACGGTAGCGTAGCTCTTGCGGGGGTCGATCCCGCCAAACCTTCCGTATGAAAGAAAGTTGTACGCCGGTACAAGAGCATTAAAATGGCAGTGGTTGTAGGAATCAAACCTACGTCTGAGGCTTCAAAGACCCCGGCCCTGTCACTGGACGAAACCACATTAAATTAGAGATAGACTATTACCTAGGGGGCCGTCTATCAGGGCTATTTAATATTGATCTCTGGCCAGTTCCCTACGGACCCTCACGTCCGGATCAGACCCAACATACTTACCGCCGACATATACATCATGAACGGCAGATGTAGAATGAACCCGGGGAGAGACATTGGAATGTCCCAGAACGGTGGCCAAAAGCAAAACAGCAACAAACGCAGTCATATTTAATTTCCTTCTATTTGTAAGAGTATTTATCTGGAGCGTAGCAGGGGAATCGAACCCCTATCAAAAGCTTGGAAGGCTAAGGCACTGCCAATATACCAGCCACGCATTATTATAGAGTGGTTCCTTCAGAAAAATTAAATTTACGTTCATTCCACCCTTTATAAGTAGCATCCCCTTTACGTTCTATGGTAATTTCTCCATAGATTCCTTCACTATCACATGTACCGGCGATCTCAACACCATGTTGATCGCAGACTGCTTTGATATCGACAACAAACTGTTCATAATTGAATTTCATTTATCTATCCTTTAAGTTGGCAGAAAACTGTGGTCCCGACCCACACCCCCTCAGGGACACAACGCTTAGCAGGCGTGTCCAGAACCCATCTGGTTAGCTTTCTTTATAAATTCTTCTCTATGTAGTCCGCAATCTCTTCGAAACTATGGACCCTAGTACAAGTATCTAATCCGTCATTCATGTTCCAAAGAACTGTCATCTGTTCGTTCGACATAAACCTTCCCAGAGCCCAATAACCCCCAAACTTCTCCCCGTCTATAGACATCCCATCTTCACTTATTGGAAGCCCAACGATCCGACAAAGGACCCCCAAACAACAATATTTTGGAATATCATCATCAGTCCGGAGTCTGGTATGTCCCTGAGCATATTCTCCACTACGGAGGGCGGCAACCCACCTGTCTTTGATATCTTGATCCATGATCACTTACTCCAAACCCAAATCGAAGCCTTCAGGGGAAGTATAATGGGCCAAGCCAACGCATTTCCTGTCGAACAAAAAATTTGATCACTCTTCCTGACGACAAAGACACTACTACTATCAAGAACACAATCATATTTCCAGGAATAGCCGAATACTACTACAACTCCCAAAAAATAGATAAGACAGATTCCTTTTTTCATAAAATCTCTTTCCTTTGTTAACAGTGGAACCCCAGAGGGGAGTCGGACCCCTATAGTCCCTTACGGTATCTTGTTTAGGAAACAAGACCGGTACTGGGGTTTAGTGGCACCCTTGGCAGGATTCGAACCCGCATGTTTCCAGTTAGCTTTCTCCACATTAGAAGTGTGGCGGCATACAAGGGTTTAAAACTCTAGAGTGATAACACCGTGAACCTTATCAAAACGGGATTCCATCCAACAATTAGATGTATATCCAATATAAAACACAACATCTTCATTCTTCTGAACTACTACCCCATTTCCCGGAGAAGTAAAAAAAACGATGTATTGGTCCCCCGGCCTAACCTCCGATTCCCCATCCATGTATCTAGAAAACCTTTTGAAGCAAGGGTATTCCGGTTTAATCGGTTCTTGAGCCTGTACAAATGTTGATTTCATGATTCGTTTGTCTCCACCAAGTGATTTCATGATTCGTTTGCCTCCAGAACGGCCTTCCAGAAATCAAATTCCTCCGGAACAGTAACCTTCTTCAACTGAAATTGAGCATGGGCGATACGCAACTCCCGGGGCCATTGTCGGTCTTGCAACAAGTAGGTCTTTACGTCCATTTGTTGTTCCTCCATTTAAATTAAAACACGGTGAAAGGATGTCTCTTCAACGCATCATACCACGGACCAATATCGGGGGTAATACTTCCCGATACATAAACCTCTGCATTAATATGAAAAGACTCTCCCCTATATTCCTTATAACGATCCAAGAATATCCAGGTATACTCCGTATACCCACCATGAAAGGAAATATATTGTCGCCATATGACCTTTTTAGAAAAGGTCCATTTTGTAAGGGCTACATATCTCATATTTCCACCAGTTCATAATCATCAACTTTCGGATATTCTCTTCGAAAATTGAACTCCGCCATTTCAGCGGTAGGTTCCCGAAGTTTCATATGATTCAGAAGAATTTCATTAGTCCCATTCACAAGAACCCGGAACCAGGAAATTCGAAAATCATGAAGATGTTTCATCTCATAGGGAGACATCATCTACTTCATGCTCCCCGGTGTCTTATATGCCTGAGGATCACGGGCGGCCTTAATAGTCGCGGCATGGTCGTTGCGGCGGCGACTCAAATTGGCCTGCTTACGTCCCAGCTTGCCCCCATCGGTATTCCGATAAGGCTTGGTACACTTGGAACTTTTTTCCTTACCCATAGATACCGCTTCGGGCCAATTACGGGGCTTTATACTAAGTTGCGGACGGTCATTCATGACGAAAATATCCTTTTTGTTGTCATGTTCAATTTTCACATTATATTGAATGAAAGAGGGGTTGTCAAGAAGAAAATGGAAGGGAATGAGGGGAATGATCCCCCACCTTTCGGGTCAGAGCCGAATGCACTAGCCGTTATGCTAATTCCCCAAGAAATTTGAAAGATAAATAGTACACATGACGTTATTATTGTTGCAACAACAAACAAAAGAAGGAATATAAAATATGAGCGTAGAATTCGATGCCCTATCTACTGAAGTTGACCGTATGGTAACCGAAGTCGGTCTTGCCGTCGTAAAGTTCAAGGACCTTGCCGACCAGATCGCCGCAGCAGGCGGTGACAAAGCCGCAGTTGTCGAACTGACAACCAAGCTTCATGACGCGGCCGACGCTTTGGACGTATCTGTAAAAGGTTAATAACCTTTTCAATAAGAGTTGGGGAAGGGAGCTTAACGGCTCCCTTTTTCTATGGCACTCTAAGGAAGATTCGAACTTCCGACCCTCACCTTCGCAGGGTGACGCTCTATTCCACTGAGCTACTAGAGTATGAACTGGTAGGGTATAGGGAAGTTGAATCCCTGTCACTGCATTGAGAAAGCAGCATCCTGACCGCTAGACGAATACCCCAAAAATTGGCTCCCACCGCAGGAATCGAACCTGCCTAATCTTCCGTTAACAGCGGACGCGAATGCACCTTGCTTCGCCTTCGTGGGAATAAATTTTTAATTTGGAGACAAGGGAGGGAATCAAACCCCCGACCAAGAGTTTAACGGACTCCCGCTCTGTCACTGAGCTACCAAGTCATTAAAATTTGGCGGAGGTTTTATTCGCTATTTCTAGCATCATCGGAATCGGCCGTGACCCCTCCATAATTTTTGAACGCTTCAGTCACAATCTCCGGATCAAGATCATTTTCCCGGGCAACCCTTCTCAGTTTGGTTGCAATACCGCATGGTCCATGGACATTCTTCCACATAGCCAATTGATCCGGTTCGGGTTTTGTTACTGAAACATATGAATAATTCAAAGCACAACTATCATGAACTTCTTGCAATAATTCTAATAGACTAAAATGTTCCTCACAACTCTTTGGAAGGGTTCCTTCATGTTTCAAGCTAGATAAATTCATACTCCGAACGCCCCTCATAATCTCTTCATCGGTAATGATCCATCCGGCCGCACACTTTCGACCTCCCGAAGCCCGATAAAGACACGCTCCACTTTCATAAGCCGGGCCCCCCTGAGAGGCCAGTCCGTTAGCAACAATCTTCAAAACCTCTGACGCTTCCATGATGTATTTCCTTTCATTATGTTAAATGGTGGACCAGCACGGTACTGCCCCGTGTCCCCCGCATTGCAAGTGCGGAATGCTACCTTCTATCACTACAGGCCCTACTTAAAATGGCGGAAACTCAGGGAAACGATCCCTCAACCTTTCGGTCTCAACTGTTTTCCAAACAGTGCTAGCTCCCCGCTAGTTGACATTTCCATAAACTGGAGCGGAAAGGGGGAATCAAACCCCCGTATTTGCCTTGGCAAAGCAATGTTCTGTCATTGAACTACTCCCGCTTGAACTGGTGCCCGATTCGGGACCACCAATTAATGGCTCCGAAAATATACTGATCGGGCAAACTCTGTAACTTTGACCTATTTGTCGTATATAAACATCCCGGCCTTCGATCCTCTCCCACGTTCCAAGAGCAATATGTACATTATCAGTTACTAACCTTTGTCGATCCTCATGGGAATGAGCGTTCCACCATGCGGCAAATGCTTCATGTGGACTAAAACTCACAGTGTTTCGGCAATCTCTTTCAGGATTGCTATAGCTGCTTCCTTGGTACCTTGACTGTCATTCCAATCAAACAGTTTATCATATTGACCATCCGGGTCAAAATAACAAAACAAAGGTTTTGTTGCTTCTTTAGCATAATTATCGAATTCATCTTTACCAAGCAACAACCCCTTAGCAATCACAACTGCCCCGGCTATACAAACACAATCATTTTCTTTACAACAATAAAGAGGTTTATTGGCATATCCCCCGGCCGTGTAGAGGCCATTCTTCTCAATCAATTCCGCCGCTTTTAGATAGACATCCTTCAGAGTGCTCATGATTTCGTCTCCTTCTTTGCCATATCTCTCAAACAATTGACTACCATTTTTTTGGTGGTTTTGGGGTCATCATTCCATTCAAAGGCCTCAGTAGAGTCTCTAAACTCCTTCTCAAGGGGAATACTATAAGCCTTATGTAATTTTATTGGAGACCGGGGCGAACCAGAATAACCAGAAGCAAAAGCAATAGCCCCCGCTATACAGAAACAATCCTGTTCCGTCCAATCGTTTCCTAAGTCCGCCGTACAAAAGCTTGCCTTGGCCAAACCATTCTTATCAATCAGGTCGGCTGCCCTATTCAGAATTTGTTCGGGGGACAGAACGACTTTCTCTACCTCTGACATAATAAAGTTCCTTTTCACAGAAAATTGGGGTGAAAAAGAGGAATACGTTAGTCCCCTTCTTCGGTATCAGGAATTGCCTTACTTCCGGGCTAATTCCTAATTTGCTAAATATGCCTAGTATCTTATCAAGAGAGAGGCCCCATGTCAAGATTTCTTTCGACTTTTTTTGCTCTTTTTCTGACAATCTCCACCTGTTTTGCCCAACCTGCTACTTCCTCTATCTCTTCCGGTCAGACCTACTTCACCATTGCAGATGATTGGGGTGGCGAAGTCGATGAATATAACAAATGGTATAAACGCCTTCTGGCCTCTCATGCCCCGGTCAAAATCGATGGCTGGTGTGTCTCTGCCTGTACCCTTGTTCTGATGCTTCCCAAGGAACAAGTCTGTGTGACTCCCCGGGCCAGCTTTGGTTTTCATTTGGCATCTACCCAGACCCCTAGAGGGAGTGTTCCGGAACCCGAACTAACTGATATGCTAATTCGAAGATTCTATCCGGAGATCGTCCAGGCATTCATCGACACTAGACGACCCCTGACGCCTAAAGTCAGCTACATGATGGCAGATCAAATTGTGGCATTTCAGATTTTTGACGAATGCAAGTAAATAGTGTTGTATGACTACAAGTGAATTTAGTCTTTGGTCAGGACCCGACCTTCAGCTTTAAGGGCTGTTGGATCATTAACACCTTTGACAGATAGTCTGCGCGCAAAATCTGGAAGCTTCTCTCTCAAGGAGAAAGTACCGGCCGCCTCTTTTTTAGAACCTAGATCATCCCATTTCCAGACTACTTTTTTAGGAAGTATCATAGAATTGATGGCTAGTCGGTCCTCAAACTCCGGAAAATCTTTGGCAGAATAAGCCGCAAAAAATGTAAAAGTTTCATCTTTTCTCAGAATGAGCGGCGACCCATAATCCCAATAAACATTATTTCCATCAAAAAGCTCAAGCAGAATATAACGAAAACTATGTTGCTTCATAATATATCCTTTTTTAAGGTGGAACCTACGGCAGGATTCGGACCCGCAACTTCATGCTTCGAAGGCATGATTTCTATCCATTGAATTACGTAGGCTTATGTCATTTTAGCTAAAATTTCATTGACCTTCTTTGCTTCGGAAAGCACTTCTTCTTGAAAGTCCTTATCATTTATAGCCAAGGTGGCAAACTCAAGAAGAATTGATTTGAAGACAAACAGTCTGTCCGGCGAATCCATATCACAAGCTTCCCCAAAAGTTTCTATAAATTGCTCCAGGACGGTCATAGGTTCTCCACATAATCTGCAATATAGTCGAAAGATCGTCCTTGTTGATCATTCATTTCAATGAACCTCAGAGTAGCTTTAAACCCAAGCTCTGTCTTTAGGCTTTCGGGTAAGGAACAATAAGAACTTTCTCCTCCATAAGTAAATCTTTGGGATGGTATGGTACTATCCTCCCAACCATCGGGATTAATAATATCACAAAGGACTCCCAAACAACAAAAGGCATTATCTTTCTTAAGGCCCCCGGTGCCCTGGGCATACTTTCCGGAACGAAGAGCGTTCGCCCACTTGGTCTTGATCTCTGCTTGCATAATCTCTCTCCCTGTTAATAGATTCGGTTGTCGGCTCTGGTAGCTTCGTTAGGCCAGAAGTTTCGCATTCGAATTTCTGAAATATATCCATCATCCGTCATCAGAGCCGGGTGCCTTGGACTCTTGTCATTCTTATTACCCTTCAGCGTGGACTTGCCATCAATAGCAGAATAGAGCGCCATTAGGGTATGGTCTAAATCTGGTGATGCCGGATCACAAAAAATTACGTCCAGGTCAATGGGATAATCAATCTGATGATTATAACCTGCCTTCTCCCAAGCTTCCCAGATTGCATTTCGATAAGTCTTAAAAATTGCCCGGTGTTGACGGGAATGGGGAGCACCTTTGACAGAAAGCGTCAGCTTCGGGGGAAAGACATTCTCATCAAACTTTAGATATATTTTCATTACAGTATCCCCGATGCTCCCACCATCCCTCTTCCGGTCCAAAATGACTATCCGGAATAAAGTGATAACGGGCGTCTTTGGACGACATGAAACGACCGCAATGAACACACTTAACCCGGTAGAATATTTCCTCTTCATCTTCCATAACAGACTCCTTAAATTGGTCCCGCCTCACGGTTACGATCCGCGCCAAAGACTCCAGTCCGGAGCAAAGAGTTTATAAGGCTCCTCTGAACACCAGTTCTAGACGGGTAACGGGGGCGACCATATCCATTAGGTCCAACTAGCTTTCACGCGCGACTAGTATCGGAATCGAACCGTATCTCCCCCTAGCTCAAAATTAGTGGGTTCCGTTTTTTATGGGACGCTCACCCTTTACCCCCAGAAACCACTCTTAGGGGAAAGCTATACCCAGGTAGGAGCGGAAGCGTCCTAGTCTACTGGACGAACAGAAACCGTTATCTGTACCGGATTTGCACCGATGTTTCTTCCTGACTTGGTGGGGTGAGACGGACTTTTACCGCATCTTATCTGGTACCAATATACCCGACCCCTTAAATGGCACCCGTATGGAGTTCTGCCCTCCACTCAAATGATTGACAATCATTCTGCCACAACTAGCAGCATCTACGGGTAAACTTGGTGCGGAGGACTAATCAGGATAAATCCTATTAGTTCTTGTTACTTCCAGATCGGAACTCCGCATAATTTTGGAGGATCAAGGGGGAATCGAACCCCCATGGGGACGGATTAAGAGTCCGTTGCATTGCCAGTCTAGCCATTGATCCATCTATATTTTGGAAGATAAATAGAGTTGTAACCTATCAACTCCGGAGTTAATTCTAGAAATGACAATTTCTTGTCTTGTTTGTTCAGCCCCTTTTACCCCTCAAGACCCGCGAAGTAAAATTTGTTCTCCTACTTGCCATGGTATCAGGCTTTCTGAGCGTAGTCAACAAAAATACGCTTTAAACCCAAAAATCTGTGAATTTTGTCAGAATCCTATTTCCTACAAAAGTCGCTTATATCGGTATTGTTCTAAATCTTGTGGAGCTAAAGCTAATATGAAAAAGAGAGAAGAAAGCGGGTGGCAACATTCATCAGAAACTAAAAAACGTCTTTCGGAAATTTCTAGAATATCAGGACAACAAAAATCTTTAATCACAAAAAAGCTTTATTTGCAATCTCCCTCAATATGTCAAGAATGCAAGGTACCTCTTCCATATACACACCGACGTTTAAAGACATGTTCTCTTAAGTGCAATAAGGCGCTTTCTGCGAAGAATATCAGCATAACTAAAAAAGGAAAACCTGGATGCTTTCGACACCGGGCGGGGAGAGGAAAACAGGGATACTATCAAGGATTTTTTTGTAATTCCACATACGAAATAGCTTACTATATTTTTTGCACAGAACACCAAATTTCCATTACTAGAAACAAGGCCCCTTATCTATACTTCAATCCTATAACTCAAAGAGAACATAACTTTTACCCAGACTTTCGGGTAAACGGAAAATTAATCGAAATCAAAGGCTTCAAATCTCCCGTTGATGACTTTAAACTTTCAGGAGTAACAGAACCCATCCAAATTCTTTATCTACCGGACCTCCAGGAGGTTTTCAGTTATGTAGAAAACAAAACCGGTCTTAAAATCAAAGACCTCTATAAATTATATGATAATGGACAGTGAGGATGCAGGGGGATTCGAACCCACGTAGCTTTCGCATCGGTTTAAAAGACCGGCCCTTTTGACCACTCAGGGAATGCATCCTCACTGTCCACCATCCGGCTTACTCTGAAATAAACTCTACCTTACCAACCCAGGGTTCAAGAGTCGAAATAGCGGTCATTCGATTCGAATATCTCAAGATCGGAGAAGACCAATACTTATTAGGATCGGAAACAACCATACCACTAACAATATTATTCTCTACCCCCGTAACTAACATAATCCAACCATCGCTCTTGGACCTCATCAGGCAGGGAAACGCTAACTCAGCTTTCTTAGCTTCGGCCTCTGTAGCTTTGACTCTCAATGTCATGATTTACTCCTGTGTCAGCGTTAAAACGACCTCTCCCGTCCACTCTTCAAAACACTCCGGGGCCCAATCATTTGAATATTTTCCGGGAAGTTGTGTTCCCGTACCTTGGGATACAACTATCCCCACTGTAGGGGTGGAGAACCAAACCAAGTATTGGTAGGCAATACTCCTTCTAATTTTAGGATATGCCCGGGAGCCGTTCCCCGCACTAGTCACCTTCACGTCAACCTTCATGTTCTTTCTCCTTGAATAATTCCAAAAATTTTGATTTCAGCGGCTTCCAATGTCTCCCAGGCCTTTTGAATAAGGGCTGGATTGGCTTTGGTCAGACCCGGAAGAAGTAGTCTCTTTTCCCGGAGGTAAACCTGAGAGAAATCTTTATCGTGGGAAGTAATGTCCTCTGTGTTGTCGATAAGGTCCGCACACTTGATCGTCTGGGATTCTCCACACGCTTCCCAAGAATGCTCCCTATCAATCGTTTTACGAACGGCTCTGTTACCATCCTCAGGTTTAGAGACATCTGTCATCCCTTCCACATATTTGGCAATTTCCATCCCAAATTTGGCCTGAATTTCCGCCAACGTAATCGGCGTATCTTCTACCACATCATGAAGAAGAGCGCCAATAAGAACATCATCGGTTTCCCCCACTTCATCAAGAAGGCGGCAAACCCGCATGGGATGAACGATATAGGACTCTTTACTGTACTTACGTACCTGCCCAATGGATGCATGGGCCAGACCGGCGTACATACAGGCATCGTTGATTCTGGTAAAATCTCTATTCATTCCAATAATGATACTTTATATTATAAGGAATGTCAAGCGATAAATATTGATTTAGAGAGGGAAATTAAATGAACTTTCGACAAATGATCGTCGCCACCCTAGAAGCAATTATCCTGCATGATAGAGAACTAGCCCGAAGGGACCGGGAGTGTGACGATTTATACTATAAAAACTGTCAAGAAGACAGGGTTGACATCCAGAAAGAAATTGACAAAGGCATTGAGGCCGGTATTAGTAAATATAACAAAGACCTAGCTAAGCTAGCTTTTACTTTACGATCAACTTCCGATGCCCTGGCAATGGCTAGGATTCAGACAGAGCACACTCCCGAAGCGCCACCCCAACCTCTTGTGGAGTTGTCTCCAGACGATTATTCCACGTCGCCAGACGACGCTAAATAGACGATTGCTTTTAAAAAACTGGTAGGGATACGGGGAATCGAACCCGAACGATCAAACGCCTATCAAGCGCCTATTCTACCTTTGAACTATACCCCCATAAACTAACGTCGCTTCTCCGATTAGCTAGAATTATGTTTTATTTTGTCCAAAATTTCCAGAACAGTTCATTCCAACGCATAAACTCTTGGTCCGTTGGTCGCAAGTCTTCTTGTACCGGAGACTTTGCCTTTCGACAAGTCTCACAGTGGCCCGACCAAATGCTAATCTTTTGTAGAAGATTATAATACTCAACGGCTTCAGGGGGTGTAAGGCTTTTCCAAAACATTATCAACTCCTAAATGGTGCGGGAAGTGAGATTCGAACTCACGATTTCTTGCTTCCAAGGCAAGAGGGGACGGCCAGACTCCCCTACTCCCACATTAACTTTACTTCAAAAACGGAAGAAGCTTGTAAATCAACCAAACAAAAACCAACAAACGAACAATCCATGTAAGACGGGCATCCGGAGAAAACCATTCCGCTATAACCACAATAACAACAGCAATTAAAATTGTCATCAACAGAGCTTCAAACATAATGTTTCCTTTTGTTTAAGGTGGTACATCTTCGGAATTACGATATCCGGACCTTCGCAATGTCGATGCGACACTCTTCCTCTGAGCTAAAGATGCATTCTATTGGAAAACCGTTAACTTGTGGGTCAGTCGCGTACTGAAATTTGCTCCCTTATTTTTATTCGTTCGCCACGGGTCCACAACGCTACGAATATCTTCATCGGTGTGCTGGAAGCCTAGAGGAGGATCGAACTCCTGTCTCCCGCTTTGCAGGCGGTCCCGTAACCATTCCGGCACTAGGCTATATTCTTATCCCTTTCGGGTCTTGTCTCCTCATCGTCCTGCTTCCCGCCACAGTCTAGTATGACTGCCCTTTCGGGTGAACCGGACCTGCTTGAATGGGCCGGATTGCTCCGGTGTAAGGCTGTAAGCTTCCTTACTTTGACAGTATCGCTACTGCTATCCTTTAAGCCCGTCAAACCGGGCTACGGTGCGACAACACCGTTATCTCTGGTACCCCTTGAGAGAATCAAACTCCCGACCCGTTGTATGTAAAACAACCGCTCTGGTCACTGAGCTAAAGGGGCATTAAAAAGAAAGAACGAAACGACTTTTCCGAAGGATTCGCCGTTATTCGGGTTAAGATATCATCCCGTTCTTATTACGATGGTGTCGAAGAGATTCGAACCCTTCCTTACGTTCCACAAAACGTTCTAAGCGACTTGTGGGAAGCTTAGATTAAGCCAGCCAGGAACACCATGTTCTTAACTGTGGAATACCGCCTTCTTACAAAGTCTATCCCTTGCATAAGCCCTTGAACAGCAAGGTATTCCACAATTAAGAACAAGAATGGACGGGACCGCTTTTGTTGAAAGACGAAAACACAACGCGCTTCCCATCCACTTTCAATATGATAACCAAAGTGTCAGAACATGTCAAGAGATATTTTGGTAGCTCTCCTGGAATTCGAATCCAGAACTCTTCTTTTTGAGGGAAGCGACTATGCCGGTTTGTCTAAAGAGCCATTAAATGGTGCTTCACCCGGGATTCGGACCCGGCCTTAACAGGATTTAAATCTGCTGCCTCTACCGCTGGGCTAGTGAAGCTTAGTTGAATCAATGGCCATAACCTGTTCCGGGCTCTTGACCAATCACACTTGGATGATGTTCCTCCGCATATTTGTGCCATGTATCTTTTGCCTTATTACTTTTGTTTTTCGCCTGCCCTTTATCTTCTTGAGCATTCAACCGTTGACGTACCAGCCAAGTTACAGCCTGAACTTGATGAGGATGAATTGTTTGTTTGTGAATTTCCGATAGATGATGAGCCGCTTTTATATAGGCATTACTCATATCAGCATATTTTTTCTTGGATTTGAGTCCGGCTTGACTAAATGCCGCATCAGTAATACGGCTTCCTGATGCCACCGAATGTGCATGACGATCCAACACAACATGGGGGTGATCGGGATGTTCATTGCCCCCATGCTCAATTAAATGAGCAAAATGTCTCACCTTATGTCCAACAAGAACGTTATTATAATGTTCCCCCTGCAACATCCTATGTGCAGCATGTTTTTGTTGACCTGAAGCAAAAACTCCTGATCCGGGGCCGCCCACAGCTTTCTTCTCCCGGGCAACTTTTGCGGCAGTATGGATATTTGTAAACCAATGTGTCTGGGGCGAATAATTTGAAATTAGACCCGCCATCTGATGATGGGGAGTTTTGGTGTCATGAGCTAAAGCCTTCATCGTATGATGAGCATCTTTATACCAACTCATCCCATTATGATGCTCCTCCGAAGTGGCAGCATTAAAATGATTGATTATATTTTCATGACTTACGGGGTGATCCTGATGCCACTGGCTCCCTTCAGCTTCAGATTGTCGATGTCTCTTATGTTCCACAGAGGACATATCTTTAATAAATTTTTCATTCAGGATTTCTCTCAATTTTTTCATTTCATTTTCCTCTGTTTTTTTAGTATTTATGGTGCAGATAGCAGGACTTGAACCCGCAAGCTTTCGCGCTACGTTCTAAGCGTAGTGTGTTTTCCATTTCACCATATCTGCAATTGAATTCTTCGAAAGGTTAACATTATCGCCCACATCGGTCTAGACACCTGTTAGTACGGCTAGCTCCTTATAGTCTAGAAGGAACATGAACCCACACCTACTACAGTGATCTTCGAAGAAACTGGCGGTGGATGAAAGAATCGAACTCTCATCCTTTCGGAGGGACGGTATTCAAAGCCGTGTGTCCACCTTGGACCCCATCCACCTTAAATTTGAGGGCCATTTATCAGACCAACGATTTGTGTTGGTCACCGGTCTAGAGTACCGACCGGAGGCTAGCCCCCTTGCCTACTTCTGAACTTTTCCTTTTTCTATGGTGCCTCAGTGGCGAATCGAACGCCATCTCCATTCGTACCAAGAATGACTTCTACCATTAAAAATACAGAGGCGAAATGGTGGAAACTTTGCTATGAGAAATATCCCCACAAAGGGGCGTGCTCATCAAAAACTTTTTTAAAAACAGAATGTTCATGAATAGTGCCATCAATTACAGCAAGGGCATGACCATCATAACGTTGTTTCGGTTGTTTCAAATCAGGAAGAAAAATTAGGACAACGAAACAACCTTTTTTGGGGACATCCCTGAGATAACCCCCCACTAAAACATCATTTCGTTGTGGTCTGTAGAGGGATACTCCATTCCATTTCCAACCTACTGATTCCATGTAGTTAATCATAACATCTAGATATACACCCTGATTGGGGCTCACTGGCGGATCATTATTCTTTTCAATGAGAAATGAAACTTCTTTGTAAGAGTCTTCATATGATTTCTCTAGGGCTATACTAGTTGCCCGTATAAAGCAATTAGCTGTATCCGTAAACTCTGGATAATTATCCGTCCAGTTCATTCCTTTTCTCCCATAATAAGAATTTGGTGGAGGTCTTTTCACGGTCTTTGAGACCAGCGTATCCGGAGGCGGCCGGTACCCCTCCATAATGGTGGAAACAGGTGGGACTTGAACCCACAACCTTCGCTTTGCAAAAGCGTTGCTCTCCCAATTGAGCTACAGTCCCATAAATGAATTTCTACTGACCGATCTCCGCAAGTGTTCGTTCGCCTATAGACTGTCCTTGAACGTCAGGATTCGAACCTGAGTAGAAAATGGTGGGCAAAAGAGGAATCGAACCTCTCTAGCTATAAGCGTGAGTTTTACAGACTCTCTGGGTTCCCAGACCGCGCCTTGCCCATTAATGGTTGCGTGGACCGGACTTGCACCGATGTCTCCAGCTTATGAGGCTGGCAAGGAACTACTCCTCTACCCCGCGTTAAAATGATTTAGCTAGCGGCGGGATAACCCGCTCTTTGCCACCGGCTTACACGGTTTTGTTTCTGCCCGGGAGGGGCTTGAACCCTCAACGATCCTCCCTTGGAGGTCTGCTTTACGCTTAAGCTACATCGGACATAAATTGGCTGATCAGGGAGGGCTTGGACCTCCATCTTACCTCCCCAAAAACCACAGTATGGCCTTTGGTGAGATACGCTTTGCTTAAGCTACCGATCAAAAATGGTGCCCCGTGTAGGTTCCGCCCCCACTCATCCAATTCTTCAGACTGGCGCTTCTACTAAGTTAGCTTTCGGAGCTTTATTTTTCTCTTTTTCATCATGTAATTCAGCATGACAATTAGCACATACACAAACACACTTATCTATCTCTTCAAGAATTCTCTTCATCGATCTTCCTTGAGCCGCCATTCTTGCTACATTTTCATCTTTTCCACTTAAATGATGAAATTGGAGAGCCCTGGCACATTTATTGTATCCACAAAGCGAACACCCAAGTTCAACTTTAAGTTCCCTAACTCTGCCTCTAATAAAACGCTGACGGTCCAATACTTCATCACGACGATAAACCCGAATTTTCAAATAATGTTGTCGATTGTATTCTTTTAATTTAATTTGATTACGCATGAAAGTATTTATGATTTCATGCATTTCTTCGAATGGTAGGACCACGGGGATTCGAACCCCGGTCTCACGCCTTGAAAGGGCGGGATTCTGACCGCTAAACTATGATCCCATTGAACTGGAGCCGATTGCAGGAATCGAACCCGCGTACCTGCGTTACAAGGGCAGACCTTTAACCACTAAGGATAAATCGGCATTAAATTGGTGCTAGTTTCCTTATCGAAAAGGAACCTATCTGGATACGAATCAGATGCTCTACCATTTAAGCTAAACTAGCATAAGGGAGTTTGTACTATACACTCTCCGTTTACTTCAACATACACAACTCCGGAGAAATACCTTTTGTCCCCTTACATTTATCATCCTCTCTCTGCCGGATGACCGCCGATTGGGTAACAATGGAAGAAACCAACCGACAAGACGACGCCCTCTCACGACTTACAAACTAAGTAATAGTTTCCGTTCTGATGTTCATGAAACCAAATCTTCTTGAGCCGGAAGAAGGTGTTAGTTAGAAGGGGCCACTCTTCCGTAAAATATTCAAAATTCTCAATCTCAAAAAAGCTCTTCTGAAAGAGAATCAACTGGTCCATACCTTTGATAGTTTCGGCCACCACCTTACGGACTCCAAAGGGAGTTTCGGAGAGTGACCACGTTGCGATAAACAACGTATTCTTCGGGATACCAAGAATCTGGTCAATTGAGGAAACGCTCTCCGTCATCCCGTTATTATAGAAACTGGAAATCTGAGATATTACCGGAAGGTCCACGACAACATAGCGACCCCCATAACCCAACTCAAAAATTGTTTTTGCTAACTCTCCGATACCCGCCCCAAACTCAATTATCATATCATAATTGAGGAGCGATTTACCGGCTAACGTTTCATAGGTCAGTCCATGATGCATGGACTTCAACCGGAAACCTGTCGATCTGATTTTTCCTTCAAAAATAAATTCCGCCTGAAGCAGGCTTTCCGGCGTATGTCCCAGAGCCGGTTCTAAATAGACCTTCTCCCAATCCTTGTTGGGGTTGGTTTCGATCATCGCCTTTACGTCCGGGTAATAGCCGTCAACCCAGTCCCGCTCAATGTAAAGGGGTATCTTGCGGACATCCTCCCAATTCTTGAAATTGTTCAAGTCTTGAACGTTAAAGTTCTTTTCAACCGATTTCCAGAACTTATGCATAATCCCTCTGAATTGTAATTGTTGCCCGATACTAGCGTCGGAGCCGCGCTTTACCATTTCAATTTGAACACGAACCCGTTTCTATCCGTATGCCCCAAGAGATGACCCTATCAGCGCAATTTAAATTGCGGTTGGCACGTCCGAAAAAATAAACACAATTCGTATTCTTTTGTGTCTATCCGGTGAGGGCTTTTATGTAATGGATTTCCCTATTTCCACGTCTTAAACAGGGATTGGGAGATTTGTGATCTCTTTCGTCCCTCCTTTGCGGAAGGACCGGATTGATCCAACCGAAAAGTTAAATAGTATACTTCGAAAACGTCCGCTCTCCCCGCTTTTGGGCGGGGTTCGTATTGACTTTTATGGAACAGGCGTTTTTCATCGTACCCTTATATAAGATTTTATTTCATGATGTCAAGAACTAGTTCACCTAGTCCTCTATTTAGTTTTTCAATTAAGGCTGGATGCCTTATTTCCTTCTTTTTCGCAATCCCTTTGTAGGGTGAATCCAATATTCATGAGTCTGAGTTTGCCAAGCCCGAATATCTCCAAATGCTGGATGCACCGGGACAACGTGGGGTGGTAACTTATTTTTCTTTCGAAGCTGCATTTCGTACCTTATTTCAGAATATTTACTTTTTCACATTGAAGGACCAGCCGCGCCCCGCACTTCAATATTGGTGCCTTGGGATTATAAATGAGCTTAGCTGGTCCCACAATCTCCGCTTCAAAGGCATAGACCGGTTTCTTATCGGAGGGGGTTCGGGCTATCCGAATTGGGGGATTATTCTCCCCATGCTTCTTATTTCGCCGGATGGTATGGCTATTAATGCTAACATATTTCATGATGATATCCTCAAAAAGAAAGACAGGAACCCCGGTTCAATTGTAAGATTTCATCAGGGTCTGCCCCGGCTGAAAGGACCGGCCTGTCTTTCCATTCCAGAATATCCTCAAGTAGGAGGGTGGTTAACTAGTGGTTACCCGGGTGTTAGGGGCCGGTGGACCTGAAAGGAGGTAAAGGTCCACACCCTCCCGCTTGAGAATACTGATTTTAGAAGAGGGGGACTTCAACAGGCCTCTGTCGGGACTTAAGCTTAAAGCCCTCCATCCCCCTCATACACTTGACACCCGACCAATTATAACACAAAACTTCAACTTTTTATCTATTACTACTGTCCAAAAGCTGAGATTCTTGTTACATGACACGCCTCCGGGTTGTGTCAGGTTGTGACTAATCCCCTGACTAGGATGTCGGGGGTATCTCTCCCCCTCTTGATCACTCTCTATATTTTGGAGTCTACTCTAAACCGAACCCCCTGTCAAGCGTCTTTTTATGCTATTTTTTGATATTTTTCAAGAGAAGCCTGGGCCGCCGCATCATCCCCAAAACGCTTCAAATGCCGCCGTAGCTTGAGAACCTTATTCTTTTCGCGTCTCTTACCGGCCTTATATGCCTTGCAGGTAGTGGCATGTTGTCCTGCTTTTTTCTTTCCCATATCCCTATTTATCGAAGCGGTTCAAACCACCAGCCGGAATAAGTAAAAGCATCGTTGATAGTAAGAAACTGAGGATGAGCTTTGAATTTAGTGTCCTCTATGTTCGTTACCCTGTAGGGTTTGGTCCCCAAATTTTGTTGAAGGGCATCTACTACTTCCGCCCACTCCACCAGTTCCGGAAAATCAGGGTCAAATATCCGAAACTTCACAACGTCCCCGACCTCATACCGGTCAGACCTATTCCCAAACATGATATATCCTCCTTTTTAGTAGCTCAAAGGGATTTCTCCCCTTCACAAAAGGTAATCTTATCGTCTTCTTGAAGAACCTGTCCCGGCACCGCGATACGCACACACCGAAACGATACCTCTCCCCCACATTCCCGACAAAAATAGACGTTGCGAACGTTCAGCAGAAGAACGTCGTGGGGACAGTCCAATAGAGCGGTATACTGACGTTTTTCTTGAATTGATTGAACCATGGTTTACCTCCTTTAAGAGAGAATCAGACTACCAGAAAGAAACAGTTCTGTCAAGAAGAGAATGCTATTTCTTAATAGAGTTCTTCCCGGCGGGAAAACCAACTAATCGGCATATAGACCCCAAAGTTCTCATAATCCTCAAAGGCAAAGCCTTTTTTGGTGGAGGCAGTCTTCCCCGGCTTGGCATCCCCGCCCCGGTGCAATAGACTATGAAACTCCGGAAACCGATTGGCATGGAATTTACCAACGGAGTGCTCTACTCCCTTACCGGGGAAGGCCCCTTCCTTGGTCCCGATCAGGTGGGCGTGCTCCGAATCCTTGTGCTTGAACAGCACCGAATCCTGACCATACTTCTCCCCGTGCTTCGTTAGGAAGTGCTTCAGCTTGTTTGCGTTGGGATGACTGACCAGGAAGGAGTGCTCATCGACCGGATGAGCCGCAGGGGTACCGTGTTTTTCAATAAAACGACCCCGAATATGTTGGAACCCAAAACCATGAGCACGGATATCTTTAGCTAAGTATCCATTCTGAACATTGTTATGGGCTGCGTGCTCTTCGGCGGGTTTGTCGTCGTAATTACCCCGGTGGGCCGTAATAATTCCCACGTTGGAATTGGCAAATTTAGATTGTACCCGGCTTAGGGACTTTCGGGCGGCTTCGTTCAGGAAACTGGAAAACTTTCGGGTCATGAGTACTCCTCTACGTATATTTATTCTGACCACATTTCCTTGACAATCTCAAGAAGATCGAAAAGGACACCACCAGCACCAACAGCATAATGAGCGGCATTAGCTGCATAAGTAGCAGCATTAGCAGCAGCATTAGCAGCAGCAGCAGCATAAGTAGCAGCAGCAGCATAAGTAGCAGCATTAGCTGCATAAGTAGCAGCATTAGCTGCATAAGTAGCAGCATTAACAGCATAGGCAGCATAAGTAGCCTCACTGCTCCTATCTTCCCCGCTCAACCACTTGTCGGCCCATAGGTTCCACTTCTCATCATTACAAACCTTTTTGGCACAAAGAATAGCAAATTTGATCCTATATCATCAGTCATTACAACCGGCATTGGTATCTGTTTGAGGGTTGTTAGTTTAGTACAACCCACCTTAAGCTGGCGTTCGTATTTGAATGTCCCATCCCCCTCCGCCTCCCAAAGAACAGGATGCTCAAAGAAAACATGTAAAGGGGAGAGAAGGACCGCCAGATAAGGATTCAGGTAGGCATGAAGCCAACCGGGGCCGCATAGGTCACCTTCCCCACCAGTTTCATGGGTGACGTTCTCCCCCCATTGAGTCTGGTTTTTGGTCTGAAAATTTTCATCAGTCAACTTGTATAATTTCATAATTTCCTCCCTTTCATAAAATCAATTGAATATAACACAATATCTCATCTATACGATTTGTCAAGGGCTAAATATCATTATGACCGCTCTTCAAAATAACATCATCAACCCCAATCTGCTCTCTCAAATCAATTTCAGGGTGTTGATGAAAAGGACCCCGACCCTGAATTTTCTCTGTACAGACGTGGAGCTTCCGGGCTGCAATCTACCTTCCCCGGCCGCATCTACCCCCTTCGTCCCCATTCCAGAACCCGGAGATCATCTGGATTTCGATCCTCTTTCGATCACCTTTCTGGTCGATGAAGATTTTTTAAACTGGATAGAAGTTCATTCCTGGATAAGGTCCATTTCTCATGCCGATAACTTTGAGCAATACAAGGCCCTGGACGATCAACCCCAATGGACCGGTCTGGGGGTCAAGAGCGACATTGTTGTCTCTGTCCTGGATTCGGCTAGGAATGCCAATTTCAACATAACCTACTACGATGCCTTCCCCATCTCAGTGTCAAAAATAGTCTTCACTAGCTCAGCTACCGGGGTCAAGCACATCAAATGTAATGCTACATTTGCGTATATCAATTGGGATTATCAATCAGGTAGCGACCTGTAACTGTATTACATTTGAATAGAGAATAAATAAAGGCTTGACACGTCCCTCCAGATGTGTTCTAATAGGCGTTCATAAGTAAAATATATAAACATTTCACATACGTACATAAGTAACATACATTCAAAAATTGAAACTTTCGTGTCATGTTGAAGTGGTGATCGTATTTTGAAAACGATCTATCGAATCTCCCCCGGGCGAAAGCGGCGGTTATCCCTATTTGAAAAGGCTTCCCAAGGCCTGGGGTATGATGCTTTACGACAAGTTCCGATTTGATTATCGGAGCACGACCGGGCAACGTCTCACTTGCGACCCGGGGACTTATCATTGTTGATCGATTGGCATGATAGGTTGGGGTTGAAAAACCTGAACATAAAAAGTAGCCGCGCAACCGCGCTTTCCTCTCCGCTTGAGAGTTGTTCAAATCGATGTGCTATCTCCGGGACGCATAGGCAAAACCTATCCTAGGAAGTACACTTTTGGTCAGGGAGCCAAAAGTGCGTTCCGAACACAGGCAATTGCTGTTAAGAATAAGATAATAATTATGTAATAAAAACAACATTATAGGCTCTTGCCTAAGCAGGCCTCAGGCCTGCTTGAACTACGTTCATTACATGCTTTTTCGAAACTGGTAAGTTTGCTATAATTTTTCGAAACAGGCAGATTTGCTACATCCCGGGCAAGGTCCCTACCAAAGTGGGGGTTCAGGCTGGATTGGATGACATTGAACAGTTTCTTGACATCATCCAGGCTTTTGGGTTTCATGCTATTAAAGGTTGAATCAAAGCCATGGATGACCATCACATATGAATTCGGGGTCTCATCGATATAGCCTTGACCAATGCCATTCCGGATGACAAAGACCCTGCTATCTACGGTTGTGTAGGTATAGGTGTTCATTCTGAAAATCCTCCGAAACTGATGTTGGTACCAAGCCGGGGTGAGGGCAACGTCTTTATCGCCATGGTCCTTTTCCAGGAGAAAGCTCATGACCATTACTGAGATTATGAAGATTGTGGCGGTCATTTGTTTTCCTCCGATTTGGGGATAATAGTAGAAATGGCATTTCTTGTCAAGACTTTTTTCACTTGACAAGCCGTTGATTTTCAGATATAAATGATAACATGAACCTAACCAATCTATTAGAACAATGGGACAAAGACACCGTTGTCGATCCCACTAACTATCGAAAATCCCAAGAAGAAGCCCTTCGGCTTCATGCTAAGTATTTAAGAGAATATGTTTCAGCGGTTGCTTCTCTTCGGGGCCTGGAAGGCCAAATGAAGAAGCTTCGGTTGGAAAAGCATGAACATTATATGTATGGGCCCGCGAAAGCCCGCCCCGGTTGGAAAATGCCAGCCTCCGGAAAGATTCTGAAGACAGAGGTTCCGACCTATGTGGATGCGGACGAAGACGTGTTGGTTCTTGTAGAGAACATCTCAGCCCTGGAATTAAGGGTGGAGTGTGCCAAACTGGTCATTCGACAGGTGGCGGAGCATATCAGAGCCATCAACAATCTAATGCAGCATGAGAGATTCAAGGAAGGACAATATTGATGGGACATGTAGAAGAAGCTCAGGCTTTGGGTATTCGTTTAGGCGAACTTGTCCTGGAGATATTAAACGACAGGTTTGTAACAAAAGAACAATATCAAACGTTGGAAGAGAAGTACAATCGTTTGGAAAAGTCTCTTATCCTCCTTTCCCAGGATGTACCGTTGTATACCAATAGTCACAGAAGGAAAATTACGTGACAGACGAACCATCTCCAACCATTTTTAGCGTGGCCCAAGAAATCGAAGACTTGAAAGCCCGACAAGAATTCCTAGGACAGAAAATTATCGATCTAGCTTTAGTCATTCAAGCTCAGAATGAATGCATTCAAGTTCTGGCTCAGTCGGTTCGAATCCTTATTGACCTTATGTCACAAAGGAATATATAATGAGGGTAGCCAGAGATTTAGTTGAGGCTATCGACCAGTTAATCACAGCTAGGACGCGATTCGGTGATGTGATGGACGTGCAGGACGCCCGAAATAATCTTGAACAGGTCATAGGAGAGATCAATGAACAGACGAAATCTGCTTCGGGGTGTGGCGGCAACTGCCCTTGTAAGTCTTCTCCCCCGCCTTTCTCTAGCGACTGAGGACCCCCGCATTACGGTCTTTACGGCTTTGAAAGAGGCTGTGGAGAATTCCTATGATATTTACACTCATAGTCGGATTTGGTTGGTTCTGGCCCTACTTAAACAGGGAGGAGTAATCAATGATTCTGTTGTTAGTCGCGACCGGGGGATTGGAATATTTGTGGCTTGGGTGAAGTACAATTCTGTCCCTCCCGACGACAGCCAGATTATTCAATACTCCTTTGTGAGTGATCATGAATTCATTGTTGTACCTAACCCGGAACGGCATCCATGGCAGAACGAATCGAACGATATTGTTACACCCGAAAAGACTTCCGGATAGAGTGGTTTTCCGGAACAGGGAACGGCGGCCAAAACCGGAATAAATCTCAGGCTTGTTGCCGGGTCACTCACATTCCGTCCGGTCTGAAAACCACCGGACAGCGGCAACGCAGCCGGAAGCAGAACTTCTCTGAGGCCTTTTCGGCGTTGGGAAAGCTATTGGAGCCCTGGATTGTTGCTCAGATCAATAAAGACCAGCCTGGAAGGGTTAAAAACCAAGAGGTCATACGCACTTATCATTTTGGCGATAACCGGGTCCTGGATCATCTTTCTAGGTATCACACTTCTGCTAGTAACCTGGATAATGACTTTTCTGAACATATTCAGGCCCGTCGTAATGCGATTCTGGAAGAGAAGATGAAAAATGGGTGAGCCGTACCGGTGGGATAAAAAACATAAATTTTGGTCAATCGTGGAATTTATCTTAAGAATGATAATTTCGTTGATTATTCTAATATCGGATTGGATGAATAAAAGGTTTGGAAAGAAATGAACTGTGGAATTTGTGATAGGGAGCGGCCGATAGTTGGTGTGTATGCGACATCCGCACCTTATAGCCTGGGGTTTTGTCAGGAATGTCTGGATAATCACGCGACTGATCCGGAGTGTTTCTTTGAGATGTGGTTCAATGATCCAACTGATATCCTCTATCATTTAGATAGAGGAAAGCAATTAAGGACTTTTTCGAAAGGAAAATATATTTCTTGGCAGGATTGGAAAGAAGGGAAATGAAATGAAAGCTCTTTGGGTAGTCCAATCTAATTTACTAAATGAGGATAGTTCTGCTGCTATACAAGCAGCTTGTATTAAGCATGGTCGATCATTTCAAGGTATTGTTGTAATTCCGTTCACGGGTCCGGAAGGTCTTCTTGTTATAAATCATGATGGTCCAATTATTGCTTATGGTTCTACCCGTTTTATTAAAAATGTAGTGGATTCCGGCCGATGGAGCCCGGGGGCTTTTTTTGATGAGAATATTTTTACGGTAAAGAATTATTTAGATCATTGGGGTCCGTACATGGTCAATCATGATGCCAGTATTCTTCCTCTTGGGGTAGTTTCAACAAAACTTTTTTCATATAGACAAAATGATAAGGTTTTTGTTCGTCCTAATGGGGATATGAAGCAGTTTGATGGGATGCTTATGACAGTGAATTCCCTTTGTAAATGGTCTGAAGAAATTTGCAAAGGTGGATATGAATTTGATGGGTCCCTCTTAATTGCTGTTTCCCTACCTAAGGTGATCGAACAGGAATGGAGGTTGTTTATTGTGGATGGAAAGGTTGTTACCGGAAGTCTCTATCGGGTAGATGGGCAATTAAGAAAAAGTCCTTATGTACCTCCACAAGTAATTACTTTTGCGGAAGAGCGAATAAGAGAGTGGAATCCGACCCTGGTTTTGGTTCTTGATATTGGAGCGATGGAGGATGGGGAATTGAAAATTATAGAAATGGGTGACTTTCATTCGGCCGGTCATTATTGTGCTGATATTGAAAAAATTGTTGTAGCTGTCAGTGAAGTAGCTGAAGAGAATTATAGGAGTGTAAATACAACTGTAAGTGTCTGACATTAAAGTATTTTCGGTAAATTCAGTTTATGATCGAATTGAGTGCGAAGAACACATAGCCCTGGAGCTTTACGACGCCTTTACCTTTGATGTTCCCAACGCGGAACACATGAGGAAGAGGTCGCCCCGTCTGAAGAACTGGGACGGAAAATTACATCTTTTCCAGAAGGGTAGGTCCCGGCTTTATGCGGGGCTACGTCATCATCTGGAGCATTTCGCGAAGGATAATGGTTATTCCGTTGAGTTTGCCAATCCTATCATTCAGAATGAGTTCTCCGTTGTTGAAGCAGAGGATTTCATCAAATCCCTGAAGCTTCCTTTTCCTGTTAGAGATTATCAGCTAGACACTTTCATCAAGGCCGCCCGGGAGAAGCGGGGGGTCTATATCTCTCCGACTGCATCCGGTAAAAGCCTGATTATCTATCTTTTGGTGCGATACTTCATGGGAATGAAGACCCTGATTATCGTCCCCCGGATTGGGTTGGTTGAACAGCTAATTGGGCATTTTAAAGAATATGGCCTGGACCCCCGGGAAGTTCATCCGATCTATGAGGGACAATCTAAAAAAACAGACAAAACGATTGTGGTCAGCACTTGGCAGTCGATTTATCAGGAACCCCCGGAATATTTTAACCAATTTGAACTGGTTATGGTCGATGAGGTCCATGGAGCGAAGTCCCAATCTATTAAGAACGTTTTAGAGGCCTGTAGGGGCGTCGAATACCGCTATGGCTTCACCGGTACCCTAGATGATGTTGAAATGAACCAGTGGGTAATAGAAGGACTTCTGGGCCCTATTCATAAGGTCGTAACTACCAAAGAACTGATGGACAGGGGAGATGTTGCCCAACTTAAGATAAAAGTGCTATCCCTGAGGTATCCGGACCCTATCTGTAAGGGTCTGGGATATCATCCGGATTATCCCGCTGAGCTAGAATATATACTTTCTCAAGAATGTCGAAAGAGATACATAAACAACTTGACATTATCCCTTAAAGGGAATACAATAATTCTTTTCCGCCTTGTGGATAAACATGGCAAAATTCTTTATGAGGACCTGAAGAAGCTCCTTCCCCCGGATCGTCCCCTTCATTTGATTTATGGAGGTACCGGATTGAATGAGCGGGAGCTTATCAGGGCCAAGCTGGCAAACCAGTCCAATGCTGTTTTGTTGGGGAGTTACGGGTGTGTGTCGGAGGGGTTTGATGCTCCGACCCTGAAACACATCATATTCGGTAGTCCCTACAAATCAAAAATCAAGGTCCTTCAGTCTATCGGAAGAGGTCTGAGGAAATACAAAGGTCAAACTTGTACACTTTATGATATTGCTGATGATATGACTTATAAGGATAGACCGAATACTATCATTAAACATAGCATGGAGAGAATTAAGCTTTATAATGAAGAACAATACGATTACAAACTTTACCAAATAGGACTTAATGAGAAAAAAGAAGCCGTCTGATCCCAACAAATTTTACATTCAAAAAGAAGACCTAGAAAAAGTCGTTCTGGAATATCAAGAGAGGGCCCGGTTCTGCCGGGAGAACGGGCAGATCATACCCAATCAGCCCAACGTTTTTGGAATGTATATTTTTGACCTTTGTAACGGTCTTTCCAACCACCCGAAGTTCATTCGCTATACGAACAATTGGAAAGAGGCAATGGTGGATGATGCCATTGAGGTTTGTTGCAGAGCTATTACGAAGTTTGATCCCGCCAAGATTACCAAGACCAATAACATTTTTAATTATTTTACAATGATTGCCTACCATGCCTTTCAAAATAGGATCAATATAGAGAAGAAACAGAATTACATAAAACACAAGAATTACCGGGAGCTTCATACCATTGATGAGGTTACTGGCAACTTTTCAAGAGATTCGACGGATAACGAATACACCGATAAAGTTATAACGGAGTTCGAAGAATACTTACGTAAGAAAAAAGAGAAAGTGAAATAATATGTGGAATATCAAGAATTTACATCTAGTTCCCCCCGCTGTTCAGGATAGAGTAGCTCAGCTACTTACTGAGGCCAATCGCCCGGAGGTTCGGGACACCTATGCTCAACAGATTGAGGTTATTCGGGATTACTGTATTGCATCCCTGGAACAGTATGCCAAGAAGGCAAGGAGAAAGTGAGTAATGTTAATATAGTTGACGTAAAAAAGGTGATAGAAGCTAACATTGAAATGATGTTACAATATGATAATTTTGAATTAAATCAGCAAAATGATGGGAATTGTGATAAAATGATCAGGAAGGGGTTTTACAAGATTAACAATGAACAATTCAGGGGCGGAAAGGCGTCTCTGACCTGTAGACAATGTAAGGAAATCAAACCATTAGCGTGTTTCGCAGTTATAAGATACAACAATCATCAGAAGGATAATATTTGCAAGACGTGTGCATCTGAAAATCGAAAAAGAGCAAGAGCGGAATATCCTTGGCGATTTGCCGAACAAGAGGGCCGTTGTAAATGTTGTAATAAGCCTGAGTCTATGAGATCAAAATCGGGAAAGATTATAAGATTAGCGTCTGATCATGACCATTATACAGGAGATATTCGGGGTCTGTTGTGTCATAGCTGTAATACAAGGTTGGGAGAAGAAGCAGAATTACATCGAAGAATGGCTGATTATTTAGAAAATAATGGAAACATACCCATGTTACCTCTTGATCCTAAATTGGAACCAACCTATACGCATTTCAGTCCGGATGATAAGCCTATTCCTAAATCAAGCCTTGCTACGGCCTTTACATGAAGCTTGCTTTGATAACTGATACCCATGCAGGCGTCCGGAATGACGCTCCGGTCTTCATAGAGAACGATAAACGTTTCTTTGATATGGTGTTCTTTCCGACCCTGAAACAGCGGGGAATAACGACCGTTGTTCATTTGGGTGATATCGTTGACCGACGTAAGTACATCAACTTCAAAAGTCTTTCCTGCTTACGAAAGGATTTTGTGGAACCTCTTTGTCGGGATTATGATTTTCATCTGATCTTGGGGAACCATGATATCTTCAACAGAGAAGATATGTGTATCTCTATTGCTACTGAAATTCTGGATAAGTATGATCTGACCTATTATGAGGACCCCGCCGAAGTTGTTTTTAACGGTACCAAAATTCTTTTCGTTCCCTGGATATGTGACGGCAACAGAGACAAAACGGTCGATTTGCTAAATAGCACAGACGCCAAAATCGTCTTTGGTCATTTGGAGTTAGCGGGATTTCCGATGTTCAGAGGGGTGTTCAATCATGATGGCGACGATCCGGCAATCTATCAAAAATTTGAAATGGTCTGTACGGGACATTTCCATCACCGGTCTTCACGCGCCAATATCCATTATCTTGGGAGTCATTCTCAGTTTACTTGGACTGATTTTGGTGATGCTAGGGGCTTTCACATTTTTGATACTGACACTAGAGAACTTGAGTTTATCTGTAATCCGTATGATCTTTTCGCCAAAGTCCATTATGACGATGCCGATGGAGGACAATTCGATCCTGCCGCTATAACCGGAAAATACGTCAAGGTCATTGTCAGGGAACGTAACAATCAAATCAAATATGATCATTTCCTTTCTAGAGTAGAGGCCGCCAAGCCCATTGAGTTTCAGATAGTTGAGGATCATCTTAACCTGGATAAGGTCTCTGATGACCTGATCATTTCCGATACTAAAGATACCCTGACGATCATGCGGGATTATGCCAAAGCGGTAAACGCCACAGTCGATCATTCCAAGCTTGACACCTTGTTTGTTGATTTGTATAATCAAGCTTTGGCTATGGAGTGAGATCATGGAAAATGTGATATTGATTGTTGTATGTCTTTTAGGCATACACTGGTTTGCTGATTTTGTTTGTCAGACCCGATGGCAGGCCGAAAATAAGAGTAAAAATTGGGATGCTTTATTAGAGCATGTGACTTTCTATACAGCCCTTCTGGGTGTAGGGACCATGGAACTAGCTTTTATAGGATTTCCTTTTGTGTGGTTGGGTTTTGTATTTTTCAATGGGTTCGCTCATTTTATAACAGATGCAATCACCAGCCGGATAACAGCTTATTTTTATAGTAAGGGAGATATCCATTCCTTTTTTGTGGTGATTGGATTGGATCAGTTAATTCATCAAACTACCTTGATACTGACGTTGTATTTGTTTGTGTTGAGAGGAATGGGATATGAATAGACGGGGGTTCTTATCGGGTCTGTTTGCCGCCGTAGCGGTTGTTGCTTCTCCTCTTAAGAGTATAGCACAACCCCTGATTATGCATTATAAGGGCAAACAGATTATTGATGCGGTCGTTGTCTATTGTCCTTACATCCCTCTTCATTTTAAGAATTTACCGGAATCTTTTGTACCACCATTATCATTTGGAACTAGATATGGCGGGGTGAATGAGACTACATCTTAAGAGTGTCCGGTGGCAAAATTTCCTATCCTTTGGTAACCAGTGGACGGAGGTAGAGTTAGATAAACATGCCACGACATTGATAGTTGGAAAGAACGGGGCCGGTAAGAGCACTCTGATTGATGCTATTTCCTTCGCCCTGTTCAATAAGCCGTTTCGGGATATCAACAAGCCCCAACTTGCTTCATCATTAAACAAGCATCAGTGTCTAGTGGAGTTGGCTTTCTCAATCAATGGTCATGATTTTCAGGTTCGGAGGGGTATCCGCCCGACCCTTTTTGAAATCTATAAGGACGGGGAACTGATCACAGAGGCGGCCGATACTAGGGATTATCAGGATGCCTTTGAGAAGCATATTTTGCGGGTCAACCACAAGACCTTCTCTCAGATTGTGATGTTGGGGTCCGCTACTTTCAGCCCATTTATGGCTCTAAAGGCCCCGGAGCGTCGGGCTATCATTGAAGACCTTTTGGACCTGAAGGTGTTCAGTCGGATGAATACCCTCCTTAAGGATCAGGTTTCTGAAACGGAGAAGCTAATTGAGGGATGGGAAGCAGAAAAGAAGCTTTTGGAAGAGAAAATCACCCTGACGACCCGACATGTCGAACAAATGAAAATCGACAATGAGGATCAGATTAAGGTCAAGAAGAAGTTCATTGAAGAAACTTTTATAAAGTTTCGGGAGACGGAAAATCAGATTACTACCCTTCAGAACGAAATTCAGGAATATGCGAAAGATACGGCGGACCTGAAACAGGTTAATTCCCGGCTAGCCGAATTGACAAAAATTCAAACTCAGTTGCAGCAAAAGAGTGGAAGCCTAAAGAGGGAAGTATCATTTTTGACTAACAACGATTCTTGCCCGACCTGTCATCAAGAAATTGAAGAGGATTTTAAACAAAAGACTACCTTTGAAAAGAGTAAGGTCCTGGGGGATATCGATGGGGGGTTAAAGAAGCTTCGGGGTCTGCTTGAGGAAGTTCAACTACGTCTGAATGCTATTTCTCATATTCAAAATGAGATTAATGTTCGATCCAACAAGATCATTGAGCTACAACAGGGTCTTCGGTATTATCAGACGGCGGTAGATAATACCAAAAAGGAAATTGAAACTCTGTCTCAAAAGAAGGTGATTGATGCGTCCGGATTGGTAGATTGGTTGATTGAGAAGGACAGGCTTCAGGCGGACATCTTGGCGAAGAGGGATGAAGAACATGTGATGTCGTTTGCCTCACAAATGCTAAAAGATACCGGCATCAAGGCTCAGATTATCAAGACCTATGTCCCGATCATCAATCAACTAATTCAAAAGTATCTGGCCTGTCTGGACTTCTTTGTGGAGTTTCAGTTAGATGAGAACTTTAAGGAGACCATCAAATCCCGTTTCAGGGATAACTTCACTTATGCTAGTTTTTCGGAGGGAGAGAAAGCCCGATTGAATTTGGCAATTCTCTTTACCTGGAGAGCCCTGGCAAAGCTCCGGGGGTCTATAGATGTAAACCTCATAGTTTTTGATGAGATTTTTGATGGTAGTTTGGACATTGATGGTTCGGAAGCCTTTTTAAAGTTGATTCAGAGCTTGACAATGGGCGAAAATATCGTTATGATCTCTCACAAGGTTACTTCATATGAAGACAAATTTTCCAGAGTTCTTCATGTCGAAAAAACCAAAAATTTCTCACAAATTAGAGGTTGATAATTTTGAGTTGTGATCCGGGGTGTGTCTTTGCCCATACAATGAACATAGCCGGGACTTGTTGTCGGGGAAAAAAGCACCTTGAAAAGGTGTATCCTCCTGATACTCATTACGTAAAATCTTGGACAACCTTGTTTCCGGATGCTCTTGCAGGTCATAAAACCCATGATGTTCGTGTCATGGATAGAGACTACAAGATTGGGGATTTCTTGGTTCTCCAAGAATACAACTGGGGAGAAAAGGTCTACACGGGACGTACAGCAACATTTAATATTACTTATATAACGTCTGCTGAACATGCTCCCTGTGCTTTTTCTCCCGCGGTTCTTCACCCCAAATATTGTATTTTGAGCATCAAGAGAAGGAATTGAATTTTGGTAGCCTTGTCGGATAATTATGAGATGAAGCAGTGTTATTTGGAGAAGGATGGTCCTTATCCTCAAATATATACTACTTCATGGATTCCCGCAGTTTTTGCTGAAGTTGGTAGACCTCTTGAGATGAGAAATGCGAAGGGGATTTGGGAAAATTGGACTGTTGTGGATGTTTACCGGTTTCCTTTGGAGTATAATTACGTAAGGGAACGATCTCAAGATTATAAGAAACTACCATCAACGAAAGTGAAGATGAAGTGATATATGACATCCCTCTGAATAACGATGAGTTCCTGACGACGCCCGTTCCGGATTTTGATTTTAATGAACCCCCGATTGATCCAGCCGAATTAGCTACTAATCTAGTAGCGACGATGTACTCCCGAAATGGGTATGGTCTGGCCGCCAATCAGTGTGGTCTTCCCTATCGTTGCTTTGCGATGATAGGTCCGCAGGAAGACTTTGTTTTCTTCAACCCCCGGATTGTTTATTTTGCTCCAGAAAAAGACAACCTGGAGGAAGGGTGTTTATCCTTTCCGGGACTGATTATCAAGGTCCCCCGCTCAACCTCAGTTCGTATTCGATTCCAGGGACCAAATGGAGAGACATTTTCCCGGACCTTAACGGGTATGTCCGCCCGGGTTGCTCAACATGAGCTTTGTCATTTGGATGGTAAGATGTTTTTTGAAGGTATTACTAAGCTGAGACTTAGCCGCTCTATCAAAGATGCGAAGAAGCGTAAGTATGATTACTCCAACAGAGGGATGATGAAATACGCCAAATGATAACAACAAAACTTTATGAAAAAGATACGTTTACTCAGCGTCAAGCATTTGAAAAAGATTACAAGTTACGGGTTAGAAAACTTTTACAGGAGCTAAATCCGGGGCGGTTGATTAGAGAAGCTTCTAGCCATGAAGACCGGAAATTGGCTACTGATTGGGTCGTAGAAGCTGATAATCTTTCATGTATAATCAACATTGCATCCCGGGGTAGGGATTATAAAGAAGCCTATCGGAATTATCTGGGTCAATTTACCATTCGATTGGGTTATCCCAATGCTTATATTGTTACGGAGTATGCTAAAATAATGGAGGGAAATGGTGATCAGTTTTTGTATTATTGGAGAGATAAGGCGGCGGGGGGCCATCTAGTTTTATGGCATTTGCTTGATCTTAATGTTTTTCGGAAGGAAGCTGAGAAGGTGATTTCTGATAGACGAATAAAGCCCCAACAAAACTCTAGACTGAAAGGGGGAGAGAGTTTTTACCCCTTTAACTTTGATTATTTCTCCAAGGAGCTTGTGTTAGCAAAATATGACATGGCACAGCCCCCTTATTGATGATCTTCCGAAGAATGAAATTGTTCTTCCCAATTTTCATTTGCTTCTCTATGAGTCCGCCGTTTACAACATTTCGGAACTTATAGACGAAGAGAAGAAGGTATCGTTTTGGATTGTAGAGGTTGTTCTGTTTGTTAGTCAGGAACCTCCCAGGGCCATTATCATTCCCCTGGATTTTGGCTCTGTGTTTGCCAAACCAGCCATTGCGTTTCATTTTCTTCAGTTGCATGGTAAGTTGTTTCATAATGTGAGTAACATGGTGACTGTTCAGGCGGCGGATAAGCAGATTATTGGGGGGTTTGATCTTTCAATTCCTTTCAAACCCGAAGAGGAAGAAAGGCTCCCGGAACCCACGTCTTCGGGTTCCCATCTTATTCAGTAGGAGAGGATTATTATGGGCTGGCTTAATTTAGGGGCACTAATATTGGTGATTTTTGTGGTGTTTCCAATTTTGGTAGCTACGGGGGCTATTATTATGAATGTTTTTAGGAAAAAGGATGATTGGGATGACTGATATTCTATTTTCAGGAGGAGCCCCGGGGGCCGATCAGCTTTTTGGAAAACTAGCTAAAGCTGCCGGTCATAAGGTTGTTCATTTTTCCTTTGAAGGACATCATGAAGGTATAGAAAATCGTTTTCCTCTCAGCATTCGAAACCTGTTGGTGGCAGATACCTACCTTCAGGATGCTAATAAGCTCCTACAGCGAACGTTTCCGACCAAGACCTCTGATGTGAATAACCTACTTCGTCGGAATTATTATCAGGTCTATGACACAGAACGGGTTTATGCCGCCACTGAGTTGGATGAGAAGGGGAGACCCAAGGGAGGCACGGCCTGGGCCGTTGTAATGGCTATACAGCTATCTGTGCCCGAAATATACGTCTTCGATACGGTTTGGAAGAAATTTTCTCATTTGGATAAGAATCGGCTGATTTGGGAGATAAATAAACCAACAAGGCCTCAGGGGAAGTACACCGGAATTGGCAGTCGTCCCAAGAATTTATCCCCAGAGGCAATTCAAGCTATAACTGATTTATATAGGGAGTGAAAATTATTTGTGCATATTGTAGTATGGGAGATTGGGCGTTCCGTCATAATCCCCCCTTTTATGTAGACCCAACGGTTTATCCCACTATTCCCCAACCAGTTACACCCGGCCCTCATCCTAAATGGACCCTGGAACAGTTGAAGGAGTATCGTGATCTTCTGAAAGAGATCAAGGAAATGGAAGATAAGATTGGGTGTCCCTGTGAGCCCAATAAGGCCGATTATATTGGACTTCTGAATAATCGGATTACTAGCATTACCATTACTAATCCCGGACCTTTTGGACAAGAAGTCCCGGTGGTTATTACTTATGGCGACAACAATGGAGCGGGTGGATAAAATGACAGAATTCAAGGATTTTCCTGCCAAGTACGATGAGCCAAACCTCATCAAGGAATTACATAATTACATTGCCGGAACCTATGGCAAGCATTATGTTGGAAAGGACAATATTCAGACTCTTGACCTGATTTTTGCTACCGGCCATGGGGAAGGTTTCACAATTGGAAACATGTTGAAATATGCTTCCCGGTGGAAGCAGAAAAAGGGCGAAGAGTATGGGGACATCATGAAGGTTCTCCATTATGGTCTTCTTCTGCTCTATCTTTACAAAAAAGAAATTAACGAAAAACAACAAATTGAGCTTGACAATAAGAACTAATTCTGATATTCTTTACCTTTTAATGGAGACAAATGGCGCAAATTCAGATTGATGCAGATGAACTGAAGAAATTCAAGTTATTTGTTGGAACCCCGATGTTCGGGGGTATGTGTACCGGGACATTTACTAAGTCAACCGCTGACCTAACAGCGATTTGTACGGCATATAGCATCCCCCTTTCATTGTATTTTTTGTTCAATGAATCGTTGATCACCCGGGCCCGCAATTATATTGCCGATGAGTTTATGAGGTCAGACGCCACACATCTGATGTGGATTGATGCGGACATTACCTTCAATCCCAGAGATATTTTGGCCTTGATGGTCCTGACTGATCGTAATCCCAACTACGATATTATTGGAGCGGCCTATCCCAAAAAATGTATTGCCTGGGAGAAGGTCGTCCAAGCGGTCAATAAGGGGTTGGCGGAACCTCCCAAAGGTACTCCCAATGACCTAGAGAAGTATGTGGGAGACTTTGTATTCAATCCAGCGGCGGGACAACAGACGATCAATATTAATGAGCCTGCGGAGGTTCGGGAGATTGGTACGGGATTTATGATGGTGCCCCGCCGTACCATGGATAAGTTTCATGATGCTTATTTTGAACGGTACAAATATCGGCCCGATCATATTCGGACGGCGGCTTTCGATGGTTCCCGTTATATTATGCAGTATTTTCAGGCGGAAGTTGATCCTGCTACGGAACGTTATCTGAGTGAAGATTATTGGTTTTCTCAGAAAGCCCATGAAATTGGATTGAAGACATGGCTTTGTCCCTGGATGAAGCTTCAACACACCGGGACCTATATTTTCAGTGGGTCTTTGGCTGATCTAGCGGCGGCGGGAGCGAATCCCACTGCTGATCCCGAAGAAGTGAACAAGAGTAAAAAATGACAAAAATTGAAACGATAGACCATTTTAAAGAGATATTGAAAGATGCAAATCCTGAAGATATTAAGGACTTTAGGAGAGGGGTTTGTCATGAATTATGCCAACCTCAATTGAGTTTTACTCTATTTGGAGAGGATTATACTGTCTTAATGGAAGTCTCTATTCAAGGAAAGAATGATCCGTTCTTTGAGAGATTTAACAATTATACGTATTAGAGGAAAAGAAAGGTTTGATTATGTCGTTTGCTATAAGCCCTGATGTATTAGATACTTATTATTGTGGGGGATTTAATCCTGTGAGGCCAGTTTTTGATTTGGTTGCCCATCTTTACCGTCAGAAAGCTCATTCGGAGAAGACCTTTGGACCCGGAGATAGAACCAAGGGAATTCTTGATCATATCCGAAAAGAATTGAAAGAGATTGAGGATGTCAACGGCCAAGACCTGGAAGAATGGATTGATGTCATCATCCTGGCTTGTGATGCTGCCTGGAGAAGCGGACATTCTCCGGAAGAGATTGTAGCAAAGCTACAATACAAACAGACCAAGAATGAAAATCGGGAGTGGCCGGATTGGCGAACTCAACCGATTGATAAAGCCATTGAACATGTGAGGACATAATTATGACATTTGAATTTTCTTCTAGAACCAAGGATATCATTTCGAATTTCTCCGCAATCAACCCGTCTCTACACTTTAAGCCGGGTAACCTTCTGAAGACTATAACCGATCATCAGGATATTATTGCGGAAGCCTCTATTGTAGAAACCATTCCGCAGGAATTTGCGGTGGGGGAGCTTTCCCGGCTATTGGGGGCGCTATCATTGTTTAAGAACCCCCGGGTAGAGTTCTTTGATACAATGTTGACGATCTATGAAGAAACCCGTAAGCTGAACTTTGTCTATGCCGATATGGAAGCAGTGACGGCCTATCCGGAAAATACTCTAACGCTACCCCCGGTTATTACTTCTTTCAAGCTGTTTGAAAAGGATTTCACGGCCTTAAACAAGGCGGCCAATTTTCTAAAAGTTCCAACAATCTCCCTCAGAGCTAATGACGGGAAGGTTAATGTGGAGGGTATCAATCCGGAAAATCCTACGGGGGACTCTTATACTTGTCAGGTTGGAACCTCTGAGAAGGAATTTAATGTCTTTATTAATGCCGATAAGTTTCTGAAGCTCATTCCCGGGGAGTATCAGATTGATATCACCTACGGCCCGATCAAGGGGGTGGATGTCGGAATTGGGGTCTTCACTACCCAGGATGTGAAGTATTTCATTGCGACGGAGGATACTAGCGTCTATGAGTAAACAATATTTGGAATTTACGATTCCTAGGATTAGTAATACTTGTGGTGGTTTTTCGTCTGTTCGTCTTCTATCTGATTTACCTGTTTCCAATACCCATCCAAATATGGGATATTCGTCAAATTTAAAGATTTTGAAATCTGTTGAATTGGTAAATGGAATTGTTACCCTTGGAGATTGATAATGAGTAAACAGTATTTGAGTTTGACAATCGATAAACACAGCCTACAAATTATTGATGTTAGGGTGGTCGGGCCTTGTGCTAATATAGTATCTGATTTTGGTATTAGTCCTCATGTAGATTTTATTCTTCCGATTGATGTTAAGGCTTCGGGAGTATATCTAGAAGTTGGTGATATAGGAAAGTGATAGATTATGAGAGAACAGTTCGTCTGGCCGGAAAAATACAGACCACATACAATTGAAGAGTGTATTCTACCGGTAGACCTTACCCAGATTTTCAAGCAGATGGTTGTTCAGGGAAATATCCCCAATCTGCTTTTAGTGGGGCCTCCGGGATTGGGGAAGACCACAGTCGCCAGAGCCCTTCTGGAGGAACTGGATTGTGATTACATCTTTGTGCCGTGTGGTCTGGATGGCAATATTGACACCATCCGAAATCAAATCACTCAGTTTGCCTCTTCTGTTTCTTTTAAAGGAAAACGAAAATACGTCATCTTGGATGAGGCCGATTCCATTACGTATGTGGCTCAAGGTGCTCTTCGAAACTTCATGGAGCGGTATGCCAAGAATTGTGGTTTCATCCTAACAGCTAATTTTCAGAACAAGATCATTCTTCCCCTTCAGAGTCGATGTTCTGTCGTTGAGTTTACCAATCGTAAAGTGGATCGCCCAAAGATCGCCGCCCGTTTTTTCAAGCGGGTTTGTGAAATCCTTACTCTGGAGAATATTCCCTTCCAAAAGGAAGCGGTAATTGGGGTTATCAATAAACACTTTCCTGATTTTCGACGTATCCTGAATGAACTTCAGAAGTATTCTATGTCGGGGACTATTGACAGCGGCATTCTGAATAATCTGAAGGGAGCTAGTATTACCGCCCTTATTCCTTTCCTCAAGGATAAGGATTTCACTAATGTCCGGAAATGGGTCGGAGAGAATGTTCAGAATGATGCTCAAACAATCTTTCGGGAGTTCTATGATACGGCTGCGGAGCATTTCGCCCCGTCTTTTGTGGCAGAGCTTGTGACAATTCTGGCTAAATACCAACACATGGCGGTTTTTGTGGTCGATCAAGAGATCAATCTTGCATCTTGTCTAGTCGAAATAATGATACAATCCTCATGGAGGTAGAAATGAAGAGATATTTGCTTTTTGTGGGTGTCTATGAATCAAGTATGGGAGGATGGGATAACCTCCATCAAGATTATGATAGTCTTGAAGAAGCGATGCTTGATCCTATTATAGTAAAGAAATTCTCCCGGAGAGAACGCTGGTGGCATGTTGTTGATCTTGAAAAGAGAGAGATTGTGAAAGAGGGTTAAATGACAGATCATGTTTCACAATATCTTGTACCGGGATATATTGTAAGGGCCCCATACGATTATGTTGGAAGAGGGCCCGGACCTATAAATTGGTCAGATATCATAGGTGTAACTAAACTGGATGTCACCAATCCGGGTAGTGATGCTCTGGATGGTAGGGATTTTTATTATCTAGAGATAAACCGATTTGCTCTAGTATCTAAAGAAGTATGGGATTTCGGACTTTCTCATGAAATGAGAGATGCCGTCTATGATGCAATAGTTCAGACCAAGCACCCCCCCTCATGACAGATGATAAACCCTTTCGGTTCCTGAACTCCATTTTCGATAAGAAAGAGCATCTGGTTCAAACCCCTCAGGACGCCGCCGATTATGAGAAAATGGCCTTCCTGACTAGACGGGGGCTATCCCAGCATCTAGATGCTATCTTCTACGCCAATGAAATGAACCTCTATGCTCCCCTCCCGGGTAAGCAAGAATATGATTACTTTTGGCATTCCATTCGAAGGATGAAGAGGGGCTATCCCAAATGGCCCAAGAAGCCAAAAACTGAACAGGCTGAAATGCTTATGACTTATTATCAGGTCAACCGAAAGAAGGCCGAAGAGTATCTAAATATACTGAGTAAGAACGATCTGGCCCAAATCAAGACCTCAATGGAGTTGGGCGGATAAAAACAATAAAAGGAAATACATCATGGAAAATGATACTTTTCGGGGATATGGGGTACCGGTTTCCCTACCACAAAACGCCGCCGCTGAAGACCAACTAAGAGACGCCTTTCTCAAAATCAGAGAAACATTGACAAGAGTAGGTATTCCCTCCACTCAGAGTAAGACCCTATGTCAGTCCTGTCATATCCTTCATAAGAAGGGGAAGTATGCTATTCTGCACTTTAAGGAATTGTTTGGTATTGATGGAAAGCCTACCAATTTTTCCGAAGAGGACCGGTTACGCCGCAATCTGGTTGTTTCTCTTCTGGAGGATTGGGGGCTTTTGAAGATTATCAATCCGGAGCTTGTGAAGGATAAGCTTCCCCTCAATCAAATTAAGGTTCTCCCCTACAGCCAAAAGTCGGAATATACTCTTGTAGCGAAATATAACATTGGCGGAAAGAAGTAAAAATGAATGATGAAGGGGGCCGATTAGACCCCCTTACATTTTGGCTCCCGAAGGGCAAATTTGCCATAAGGATTAATCCTTTCGGGCGGCTTCTCTCACAACTTGCTTGACGGCTTGCTTGATGGCATCAATACCGGAAGAAGTAGTATCCGGGTCGGTCGCCACTCTTATCGTAATTTCCGTCTTGGACCGTTTGGCAATTTCAGCCTGTAGGTACGCAACGGTAGCGGGGTCCTGATATTCCCGCAGGGTCAGAAGGTACTTCGCGGCATCCAGCTTATTCATTGGCTTGGGAAGATGCGTGAAGGTGTAGAAACAAGTGGTCGTTTCTCCCGCCACTTCGGAAAGTTGCATGGGAACACCCCCTTTATCGCGTCCGGTGGTGATCACGTTCAGCTTGATAACCTCTCCGTTCTGCACGGAAATTCCGGCCTTTTTGGCCAATCTTGATGTAGTCATGATATCTCCCTGGTTGTTGTCTCTGAAAGGCGGTCGCCCTCAGTATTGCAAATAATAGTTCATTTCTGGGAGGATGTCAATGCCATTTTTGGTAGAATTTGTGTTAAATTAATCCCCTTGACAACTCATTGAAGATGCTGTACAATTTTAGCATTAAATGAGAGAGAAATAGGGGATTTGGATGATTCAGGTATCGTATCAATATCGAAATGAGCAAAAGCAACTGATTAATCAGTCCAAGCTCTTTACCTCCATGAAGGAAGTGATCGACTTTCTGAAGTCCCTACGGGGAATGCAGCTAGCAGACAAACCCCTCATCGAAGAGGCTACTTTCGTTTAGTAGGGTTGGAACCCTCAATTCGAACCTTGGCATCAGCATAGAACTGCTTGACGGCATTTAGGCTAGCCGCGCAAATCTTATTGCTTTCGGCCAATTGCACCATGACCCGGGCGACCTGCAAGTCTGTCAGGGTCTTTACCTTTGGCCATTTAGTGACCTGAGGACAATTATACAAGGAGTTGGGGGCGATTACGACCTTGTATTGGGTCTGAAGTTGAACCATGTCATTTTCGTTACAACCGGCAAGTAGCAGGGAAGTTCCCAAAATAGATGCTAGAATAGTTTTTCTCATTATTTTCCCTTTTTAGATAATTCTTCTATGGTTTTCTTAAGTAGGTCGGATGACCCTCTATCCATTTTGTTGGCTTCGGGGGAGGATAGAAATTCCTTCAGGGCTTCATGATTTAAGCTAAGAGTATCAATGACTTCGGAGAATTTCTTGGTGGAGGCGTCCCCCAGTTCCATGATGGCATTATTTTGTTCGATGACTTTGTTTTGTTGGGCAACGATTTGTTCCAATTGAGCTTTTTGGTCTTTCAAGAGTTGAGTTTGGGCGGCCTGATGCTGAATGAACAGATAGCCTCCTCCCGCCGCTCCCAGAAGGGAAAGGACAAGACCTAAGATGATGATGAGCTTGGTACCGATGCTTAGACCGAACATACATGTATTTAGCTAAATACAGAAGTGAGAATGAGGGAGTAGCAATGATACCCTACGAAGTTTTTACGACTTACGATATCGTTACGGAGGATTGGTTGAAGTCCAAGATGGACATTTATACATGTGAGTTGAATGTCAAGAACCTCCTGATTCGGGGGGAGATTTTCAAGAAGGCGGGTCTGGAACCGGTTTATATGGTCTCTCCGGATGGTTATCGGTTTGTGGTATCGTCCGCCGAAACTTCTAATGAGAGAAAGTTACATTAGGTCTTGACAGAGAAGACGTTTTCAGATATCATGGAATGAATGACAAGTAAGTATTTTTATACCAACGTTTATCAGAAACGTGATAAAATCTGTCTCATCGGATACCTTGGGGACAAGCGTATTGTAGAGACAATTGATTATAAGCCCTACCTCTTCTTACCGGGCCCCGGGCCATTCAAGACCCTTGAAGGGACCTCCGCTCAAAAGGTTGAATTCGATAGTCTGGGAGCCGCCCGCGACTTTATTAAGCATTACGAAGGGGTTTCGAACATCCCATTCTATGGAATGACGAACTTTAAATACCCCTTCATCAACGATCATTTTCCGGGAAAGGTGGATTATGACCCCCGGTTGATCCGAATTAATTTTATCGATATTGAGGTCGATTCCAAGAACGGAATGCCGAACCCCATGAAAGGGGAGGATGAGGTAACGGCCATCACTCTAGTCCGGGGGGATAAGATTATTACCTTCGGAACCAAATATTATCTCCCGAAGAATCCTAAGGTGGTCTATGTCCTCTATGAGGATGAAAGGAGGATGTTGAATGATTTCCTAAATGTCTGGGAGTCGGATGAATGGGTTTGTGATGTGGTAAGCGGTTGGTATTCCGACCGTTTTGACATGCCCTATCTTATTAATAGAATTGAACGAATTCTTGGGACGGATGCCATGTTACGGCTCAGTCCCTGGCGGATTGTAGATGAAAAGGATGTGGTTAGAGGCAAATCAACGTCTAATTCTTCGAAGAATATTGAGAATCGAACGGATAAAATCTATGAGATTGCCGGGATCAGTCAGCTTGACTATATTCAGCTTTACAAGAAATTCACGTCTTCTTCCCGGGATTCCTATCGACTAGACAACATCGCCTTTCTGGAGTTAGGGGAACGCAAGCTGGATTATTCAGAGTTTGAAAGTCTGAATGACTTGTATGAGAAGGACCCCGAACGCTACTATGACTACAATATTCATGATGCGGTGTTGGTTCAAAAATTAGAAGAGAAGTTGGGGTTTCTTCGACAGATTTTTGCCATGGCTTACAAGGCCAAGGTCAATTTGAATGATGCCTTTGTGACGGTGAAACCTTGGGACGTGATCCTTCACAATTATCTTTTGGAGCGGGGAATTGTTATCCCTCAGAACAAACCCCAGACTGTTCGGGACTTTAGTGGGGGTTTCGTTCTGGACCCCCAGATTGGTCTTTCCCATGACGTGATTTCTTTTGACTTTAGGTCCCTGTATCCTTCTCTTATTTCTCAGCATAACATTTCTCCGGAAACGTTTCTGACGGCGGGTTTCAATCGAATACCGGAGTTTACTAAGTTCGACGTAGAGAATTGGGATGGAGCTACCGAATATCTCCAAGACAAAAACCTCACATTATGTGCAAATAAGTGTGTCTATCGGAGAGATATTCGGGGCTTCATCCCGGCCATCGTTGATCAGTTTATCTCTGATAGAGATGTGGTTAAACAAGAAATGCTGGAAATGCAAAAGTCTGATAATCCCGACAAGAACAAAATTGGACAATTGGATAGTTATCAGAATGCATTGAAAATTTTGACTAATGGTTTGTACGGCGCTTTGAGCAATGAATATTGCCGGTGGTTTGATATCAATTTGGCTGAGTCGGTGACTTTGACCGGTCAGTTGTATATCAAGTGGGTAATGCGAAATATCAATATCTATCTGAATAAGGTTCTGAAGACAGAGGGACAGGATTTTATTGTCGCGGGGGATACGGATAGCTTGTATATCAAAGTCGAAGCTATTACCAAGGCCCTGGAGATTGCTCCGGAAAAGAAATTGGATTTTATTGATGCTCTTTGTAAGAAAAAGCTAGAACCCTTTATCGATAAACAGTGTGCTGATTTGGCCCGAATGCTAAACAGCTACAATAATGTTGTAAAGATGAAGAGGGAAGTGATCGCGGCCAAAGCGATTTGGCGCGGCAAGAAGATGTATGTGATGTCCGTTCTGGATAAGGAGGGGGTTAGGTATGATCCTCCCAAGCTCCTTTATAAGGGTATTGAAGTTGCCCGTTCCGATAAACCCAAGGCCTGTCGGGACCATATGAAAGAAGCCCTGAATATCATTATGTTCAAGGATGAAAAAGCCCTTCACGATCTTGTGAAGAAGTTTAAACTGGAGTTTATGAGATTGTCCGTTATGGACATTGCTCTTCCCAAGACCGTCAACGGGATTGAGGATTATTTTGACCCGGTGTTTCGGTTCAAACCGCATTGCCCCATTCATGTCAGAGGGGCAATTGTCTATAACGAACAAATCGATAAGTATGAACTGAAAAACAAATTCAACAAGATCAAGTCCCGGGACAAGATACGGTTTGTCTATTTGAAAGAGCCCAACATTTTTCGGTCGCACGTTCTTACCCTCCCGGATGAGGGCTTTCTTCCCAAGCAAATCAATGTCGATAAGTATGTAGACAGAGTGACCCAATGGGAGAAGACTTTTCTAAACCCGGTCCAGTCAATTACCAGCGTTATTGGTTGGAATACGGAGAAGAAAGCAACACTGGGCGCGGCTCTTGGATAATCTCAAATTACTGCTAATGATAGCAGTTGTATTCATTTTAACAGGAGTCCTAACAGGAGTAGTCATACTGTGATATATGATATTTTGGTAAAGAAAGAAAAACGGCTTCAAACGGCTCTGGACTTACAAAGTCAACTTTGGCAATCATTATATTCCGAATGTAAAGGGTCGGAAGCCCTGAAGGTGACCCTTCAACAGCTAGAAAGTTTACTTTTCATTCAACTCAAAAAAACACAAACAGACATAGAGATATACAAGGAAAAAAATCATGATTAATACAACCCTGCGGGATCGTATTTTAAAAGCATCCACTATCGAACTGACCTCCGTTCTATCGGAATCAACGGTCTTTGCTGATCGGGAACGAATATCAACGGTCGTCCCCATGGTCAACGTCGCCTTGTGTGGAGAACTTGATGGCGGGTTGCTACCGGGGGTGACCATTATTGCGGGCCCCCCAAAACATTTCAAAACGATTTTTGCTCTTTTGATGCTACAGTCGTTTCAACGGAAGTATCCCGAAGGGGTCTGCTTGTTTTATGATTCGGAGTTTGGTTCTCCGGAGGGGTATTTCAATTCCCTTCAGATCAATATGGATAAGGTTATTCACACCCCGATTACTAATATCGAAATGTTCAAGCATGATATTGCTGTTCAGCTTGAGAGTATGAAAAAGGGGGATGAGGTCTTTATCTTTGTGGATTCTCTGGGAAATATCGCCTCAAAGAAAGAGGTTGACGATGCCCTGAAGGGTAATGATGCGGCTGATATGACCCGGGCAAAACAAATTAAATCGGTGTTTCGAATTATTGGGCCGTCATTGACCCTCAAGGGTATTCCTCTGATTTGTGTCAATCACACTTATCAGACCCAGGAAACCTATTCCAAAGAAGTAGTGAGCGGCGGCCGGGGCGGCTACTACAACGGCAATGATATTTGGGTCATTGGACGTAAACAGGATAAGGATGGCAAGGAATTGTCTGGATATGAGTTTATTATTAATATCGATAAATCCCGAACGGTTCGCGAAAAGAGCAAAATTCCGATTACAGTTTCATTTGAATCTGGCATCTTCAAGTGGTCGGGTTTGTTGGAAGAGGGGGTAGAGTCCGGGCTGATTACTCAATCGGGGGCTTGGTATCAATGTGAAGGAATGGAGAAGAAGTCTCAACGCAAGACTCTGGAAGAGGATGATTCCTTTTGGGAGGTTCTAATCAAAAATGAGAAATTCAAGGAACATATTCGGAAGAAATATTGTTTGGAGGGAAACTTGACAACCCCAGTAGAGTGATCTACACTTGTCGTTTTGGAGAAGTGTATGACAAATATTCGATATGTTGTGGGGAATTTGACAAAAGCTCCGGAGCCGATAATAGCTCATGGCTGTAATGCTCAAGGTGTGATGGGGGCCGGAGTCGCCTTAGCTATCAAACAAGCTTTTCCATCTGCCTATAGAACTTACGCCCAAAAAATAATGGAATTTAAAGATACAACTCCTTTCGTTCCGGGGGATATCATCTTTGCTTATTCGGGCGGTAAGGCAATTGCGAACTGCATCACACAAGAATTCTATGGTCGTCAAAACAAACAGTATGTTGATTACAATGCCATTCGGGAATGTATGAGGCGTTTGAACACGTTCTGTTATGATGGAAACTTTGGAGGTCCCGCTTTTACGGCCGTGGCAATGCCAAAGATCGGGGCCGGTCTAGGGGGCGGCGATTGGAAGATCATTTCAGAGATCATTCAGGAGTCGATGTTTCATGCCGAACCGGTTGTTTATGTTCTTTCTAGAGAGGAAATTCCCCAAAATTGATCGAACAAACTATACTTCACAATCTGATTTCGAATGAAGATTTCTCCCGAAAAGTTCTTCCTCATATTCAACCGGAATATTTTCATGATCGTTCCGAACGGATAGCCTTTGAGGTCATCCGGGATTATGTCAATAAGTATAATAAGTCTCCGGAGCTTCAGGCCGTCAAGATTGAAATTGATAATCGACGGGACCTGACGGAAGAAACCGCCAAGGGTTGTCAGGTTATTGTTGACACCTATGACGGTAAGAAGCTTGAGTTGGATTGGTTGGTCAATGCCTCAGAGAAGTTCTGTCAGGATAAGGCGATTGAGAATGGTCTGTACAAGGCCATGTCGATTATGGAGAACAAAAAGGGTAACACGCTGGGGCGGGGAGCTATCCCCCAAATCTTGTCGGATGCTCTAGCTGTTTCTTTTGATTCTCATATTGGTCATGACTATTTTGAAGATTGGGAAGATCGACACTCATTTTTTCATGAAAAGCATGTTCGTATCCCCTTTGATTTAGAGATTATGAACAAGATTACCAAGGGGGGTCTGATTCGAAAGACCCTTAATATTCTTATGGGGGGTGTTGGTTTCGGTAAGTCGCTGTTCATGTGTCATATGGCGGCTGCTAATTTGGTCAGGGGATTTAATGTCCTCTACATTACTATGGAGATGGCCGAACAGCTTATTGCGGAGCGTATCGATGCCAATCTGATGGATGTTGCCCTGAATGATCTTGTTAAGCTGGATAAGGCGGCTTTTCATAATAAGATCAAGAAGGTGTGGGACAAGACTCCCGGTAAGCTGATTATTCAGGAGTACAATGAAGCAACGGCGGGGGCCGATAATTTTCGTCATCTTCTCAATGAATTGAAGTTGAAGAAGAAGTTTGTTCCGGATATCATCTACATCGACTATCTAAATATCTGCAAGTCCTCCCGAATTAAACTTTCTGGTAACGTCGGTCTCTATGAATATGTTCAGGCCATTGCTCAAGAGATCAGGGGGTTGGCCAAGGAGTTTAACGTTCCCATTGTTTCTGCCACTCAGTTCAATAGGGAGGGGTTTAAGAGTTCTGAACCGGAGATGCATCATATCTCTGAATCCTTTGGTCTTGCCGCCGCCGCTGATATTATTCTGGCAATTGTTCGAACGGAAGAGCTTGATGCTCTGAAACAGGTTTTTATCAAACAAATTAAGAATCGCTACAATCGTAAGGACTACTATTTGAGGTTTCATCTGGGTTTGGACCTGGATAAGATGCGACTTTTTGATGTTTCTGCCGACATTAAACCCGAAAAGGATAGTGTCCCGGTAATGGATGCCGGGAAGGAAGTCCTGAAAGGGTTATTTGCCGGGATCAAATGAGATAAATATTTGATGAAATTATTACATGAAATCACCCATTTATTCCCGGAGGGCGTTCTAGTCGATCCGGATTTTTCGGCTATCTTTGAGGATGCCGAACTTCTCACCGAAGGAGCCAGGGAAGAGAAGAAATCTTCCAAAAACCAGCACTTAGATCATGCTGAAGACCTGCTAATCCGTCACCCCGATGGTCTGAGTAAGGCTTCAGAATTTCTGACCCATACTCATAATTTTCTGACCGGCAAGAAGAACGATAAGTTTAATTTGACGACAAAGATGGACGGAAGCCCTTCTTTGGTCTGGGGACATCACCCCGAAACTAAAAAGTTCTTTGTAGGCACCAAGGCTTTTTTCAACAAGAGCCCAAAAATCAACTTTTCGGATAAGGATATTGAGGCCAATCATGGAAAGAGCCCGGGTCTGGTTAAGAAGCTCAAGAATGCTCTGAAGCACCTGAAGGGGATAACCCCCAAGGAAGGCGTTTATCAGGGTGATCTGATGTACACGGCGGAGGATGTTGGTGTTGCTAACAATTCCCATTATTCATTCTCTCCCAATACCCTTTCCTATCATGTTCCGAAGGGCTCAGCGGAGGGCAGGAAAATAGCTGATTCGAAGATCGGGATTGCCCCCCATACCACTTATGAACCCGAAATGGATGGAACTCTAAAAGCCAAATATAAATTTGATCATGGGGCTTTTAAGGATTCTCCAGATGTCCATTTGTTCAATACCAAGGTGGGGGGGAATTTTTACTATCCGCCCGGGGATCAGAAGAAGTTCAGTGATGCTCTGACCAAGGCCCGAAAGGTCTTTTCTAAAATTCCGGATCATGAGCCGGTTCGGAACCATGAAAAGACCCTTCTGGCCTATATCAATGATGCGGTAAAGAATCGGAAAGAAAATACAGTTTCAGGCTATATCAGCTTCCTTCGAAAGCAAATGAATAGTAAAATGGAGGACCTGAAGACCGATTCAGGTAAATCTAACTTGAAATCTAACTTGAATACGGAGATTAAGAATGTTTTGGGGAATGAAGATACTTTCAAATCTCTGTTTATGGCTCATAAACACCTTCAAAATGCTAAAAACGTGCTTGTGGATACTTTATCTCACAAGTCTCCTTACGATGAGACTATCCTAGGAAACAAGTCAAAACCAGAGGGGTTTGTTGCTTCTCTAAATCATGAGCCCGTCAAGCTGGTGGATCGAAATCATTTCTCTGCGGCTAATTTTGACTGGAATGCGAAGGTCAATCCATCCGATAACCCGACCGTCCTGGTTTGGGGCCGTTTTAATCCGCCCACAGAGGGCCACAGGCAATTAATTGATCAGGGGGGTAGGATAGCTACCAAAACCGGCGGAAAGTTATCAGTGGTCGCCTCAGGCTCTCAGGGAGATAAGAAAAACCCCTTGTCCCCGGCCGATAAACTGAAATGGCTTAAAAGTATGTTTCCGAAGGCTGATGTTGCGGTCGCAGGTCCCGATAAAGCCACTCTTGTCGCCCAGTTGAAGCATATGCATCATTCGGGGGTTAAACATTTGACGATTATGGCGGGTTCCGACCGGGTTGCGGACTATAAGAAGCTTGTGGCGAAATATAATGGACCGGAGCCCGGTAAATTGTTCCATTTTTCAAAGATTAATATTGTCTCCGGAGGGGACAGAGACCCGGCTAGCAAGGAAATTGGGGGAGTGTCCGCCAGTAAACAGCGTCGGGCCGTAGCGGCTAATGACTTCCCAGCTTTCCGAAAGAATGCCCCGGCTAACCTAGATGACAATAAGGCCAAGAGGATGTTTGTCACAATGCGAACTGCTCTGAAACAGGCCAAAGGAAAGAAGTAAATGGTGGTCTGTCTTGATGATTATGTCCTGACCCGGAAACAACGGATTGTCCGGGCCGAACAAACTCTTAGAGAGATTGATGAAGCAATCATAGACCTGAGAGAAAAGTACCCCGATAATTCAGAGGTTGAAGAGGCTGTTTCCTCCTGGGAAATTGACCGAAAAGAGATTAGGAAAAAATTAAATTATGTCAAGAGACAACAAAGACTATGCCCTTGAATTTGCTGAATATCTGGCAATTGATGCCGAACACCTGATGAAGGTTTTTGATACTGTCCTGCGGACTCACGAAGAGGTCCTGGACCTTGATGATGGGGACCGGGACAGTCTTAATGATGCCTTCCGGGCCCTCCGGAACTCCATTTTTGAATTTCGGAAGCGGGTGTCTAGATGTGTCCCAGGAACGTAAGGGTATCTTTGGGTACGCGAACATAGATATTATTTTCGATGCAGACCCGGAATAGAGCATCGTCAAGGACGTGTGTTTTAATTAGCTCAATTGTTGCTCCTTTCGGAACCTGAAACCCTAGCGGATATTTCGCCCCTAACCCAGTAAATCTACTTTCCATCCACACATTCTTGACCTCTACGAAGACCCGATAGGGCTTTTGTAGTTCTTTCAATAAATTTTCTTTATTGAGAATCACGATCATTATTTCAACTCCGTCCGCTGGACAACTTCAAAGATTTGGTCAGTTGTCAGAGAATAGTCGATATTATCCTCCACCCCGATAAGGCAGATGACCCCTCCCGTATAGGAGAAATTGGTGGTAGTCCCGTAGGGCCGCCAAAGGACCACATCAGTTTTGGTTATGTTTCTCACGATGGCATGGTTCCAGGGCCCCCCATTGAATTCCAGGGCAACAACATCTCCCAGCTTCAGTTCTGTGACCTTGAGCTTCATCGGGAACTTGTTCATGACCGGTCCTTTCCCTGGTCTTGAATGGCGATGGCGATCTCCAGTAACTCCTTCCGAACATCATCCAGCTTGGTCCAACGGACCACATGTTCAGCAATTGCCTCTTGGATAGAACTTGCTGAACCCTGGACGTAGTAATCCCGACCATGCGGGACCGTTTGTTGAAGCTTATCAAGGGCTTCCCCGACTGCCAGATAGGCCGCCTTATAGCCATCCAACAGGTCTTTCTTGGAAGTGCCATTGAGGTGAATGGTCGGTACCTTGAGAGCCATGGGGTGTTCCTCCTGTTTCCGATTTCCCGACTATACAGAAATGCCATTTCCCTGTCAATAGCAAAATGCCATAAATAATTAAAAAAGGGATAGGGTGAAATGAGTACACGTCCAAATGATCCTCAGTGGGCTTTGCAACTAGCAATAGTAGCTCTTTGGGTTGTCGTAATTTTCTTAGTTATCCATGGTATCTAGCTGAAAAGGCTAGATTTCATAAATAATAGGAAATTTGACCCCCTAGATAAGGCTACGGCAACCCTAGAGATGGCACAAGACGGTAAAATAACGGCATTACTTCAGGCTGGACTTGCAAAAAATATTTCCCGAATTGCCTATTATCGGCAAGTTCTGACCAACCCCCGCTCATCTTTTAACAATTCCTATACCCGGGACCTTGCGGCGGAGGTCCTTGAAACTCTTGTAAAATATGTCCTGAAGGACCCTCAGTTGTATTCGCGACTGCGGGTTGATTTGCTTGCGGATAACATGCGTCGGGAAGCCCTGGATAATCTAAAAGCCAAGGCGGATAAGCATGGTTATCCTCTTGAAATCATTATGGAAGTTTATAATAGGGGTCTGAATCAAGATTGTCCCTCCCATTTAACACCTGAAAATGTGGCATTCAACCGGGTCAATAGCTTTTTGGCCGGGGCGGATATTGATCGGGACTTAACAGAGATGGAAATGATGTCCTCCCGTCGCATGACCGGTAGTCCCGAACTTCTAAAGAATTACCGAAACGACACCCCCGGACAAGGCTCTAAGACCTTGAAAACAATACGAAAGTTGATTAAGAAACAATGAGTGTAAAGATAGTACAAGACGGGTCGGTCCATAATGTCAGATACAATGGAAAGCATATAGGAAATATTTTTGAACCTAGAAAAAAAGGTTGGGATGCCCGGTCTATTCATTGGAATTTAAAAAGGGATCATCCATCCAAAAAAGATGCCGTTGAATGGTTGGTGAAAACTCATAAAACAGCCGAAAATATCAATGAAATGTCAAATCAGCGGTTGGGTCCCTATATCGTTCATGCCGGTCTGCGGAATAAGAACCTGAAGGACAACCCGGAATATGCCGCCCAAAAGCTAAATAAACGAAAGAATTCCATGAACTTAGCCTTACGAAAGATGACAAAGAATACGATGAAAGAAGAAGAAGCCAAAAAGGATGATAAGGTTAAGTTGGGAGGTAAGACCCCGGTGATCCTTGACCCGACCGCAAAGGATTCGGAAGTCCTTCTTGACAAAAAGAAAACCGTCGTTGAGCGGGTCATGGAACACTACCGGCTTTCGGAGTCCGCTCTAAACTCCAAGAAGATGGGTAGCTATACGTCCGATGAACATGTCAAAGAATTTGAGAAACATAACACCCAATCCGAAGAGATGCATGGTCTTGCCAAGTATATTCACCATGAACTTAATACTAAAAAAATGAGTGATAGGGCCCGTCAGAAAAAGGAGTCAGAGCATAAGGCGGCTTTGGAAGCTGCATCCTTACACCATACTTTTGCTCAAAAACATCTTGCCAATTATATTCACAAAGCACCCGACCATGAAGTTAAAAAACTAAAGGAACATCTACCGGTGATTAAGAAGTACCTGGAGAAAAGATATTTTGATGAAGCAGTGGATGAAAGTCTTCTGAAGAAGCCTTCCTGGATCACCCCAAAGAAGCCTCCGGTTATCAGTAAGAAACTGATGAAGTTGATGGCTCATCAGAAGCAGAATTCTCAGAATGTCATGAGGTTGAATAAGGAAGAGCTAGAAGAAGGTCGGAGATTATTTCTGAAGGTAACGCCCGCTCATAATGCTTTCAAAAACCAACGGTTAGATGATAAGAAAGAAGACAAGCCCCCGTTTGCTATGCCTAAACTCCCGGGTAAGAGATGGGACGAAAAAGCAATGAAGTATGTGAAGGAGGATGTCCTTTCGGAGTTAACCGGCAAGGGCCGATTAAGTGATATCGAAAATCATCATGAAGACAAGTATGAAGCTGCTAGTGATAAGGCCCGGGCGGCAACCGGAAGGGCTGGAAATGAATATCATAAGCTAAAGAAAGTTGCTGATTATCATCATAATCAGGCTCAGAGGGCCTATCATCTGGGTCGTTATGCGGACGCCGCCAAGGAAAAAAGAGATGCTGAAGCGGAGATGAAAGATCACGCCCAACAGTACAAGACCTATAAGGATGCCCGGGATAAGTTGAAAGGTCATGGGCCGATTGTCAAAAGAGCCCGCCCCAAACCGGTATCAGGGGGAAAGCTTACCAAAGGCCGCGATGGAACCTATGGTCTTCATCATCCCCTTCTGACTAAGGAAGAAACTCTCAATGAGCTAGGTATCCGAAAGGGTCGTCTTCTGATTGGTCATGTTCATCTTCGGAAGGGTAAGTATCATGCCGTTCCGGGCGGAGGGGGACCGGTCAAAGTCTTTAAGAATCAGGATGATGCCATTGCCCATGTCCATAAGACGGGGAAGTCGGCTAGTACCCTAAATGTAGAATCCAAAATGATAAATACACAAAAGAAATCAGGAGTTTAAGAAAAATGCCAATTTATAAAGGTGTAGATTTAGTTAATAACGCCCCAAAGTTCGTCGCAATGAGCCTGAATAAGGGTTCGGGCCGTACAAACCAAAGCGCCAATAACGATGCATTGTATGCTAATTCAACCATTAATGCTTTTGTTAATACCCAGACAATTGGGGTGATGGCGGCAACACCGACAAAAATGGCAAATACTACGGGAGAAGGGTCAAAAGTGACCGCTCCGGGCTGGAACCTTCGGCGGGTAGGTCAGGGCCCGATTGTTACGGTAGTGGTCGCCAACGGCGCTCTTTTTGCGAATGGTAGCACTCTTAAGATTAGTGGCGGCACTTCTGATGCAACGGTGGTTCTAACAACCAATGCAACCGGAAATCTTGTCTCTGCGGCAGTTAATACCGGAGCGGCCGGTATCTTTTCAAACAACTCCAGTTTGGTTTATGCTTTTCAGCGGGAGAAGCTTCTAAAGAACCTGACTGTCACTGGGGGTTCGGGTTATGACAATACCGATACTATCAGAGTAAGTAACGCAACGGTGAATGCCACTGCCACCTTGGTGACTAACTCCATTGGGGGCTTTGGTAATGTCGATATTACTCTGACCAACGTCGGACTTTTCGCAAATACCAAAGCGAATACGGATGTTGTTATTGCGGTTCTGGCGGCCAACGGTGGTGCTTCCAACGGTTCATCGGCTACTTTGCTAGCTAATCTTCAGGCGTCCACTGGCGGGGCTGCAAACGTCTCTGTCCTGGGAGGACGTGCGGGTAGAGTTCATTACGAATGCCTAGTAGAAATGTCTTCATTGCAGAGCAACAACACCGCATCGTCGGCAAATTCTATTTTGCCTGAGGCATAATACGTGGCCGACTCAACCAAGAAAACAAGTGAGTTGCCGGTTAAGACATCGGCAAACACTTCCGATAAAATCCTTTTTGTCTATAATGCGGCCAACTCTGTTACCGCTCAGACGGCTATTATCACCTTAGCCAATCTTCTGGCAAATACCCCTAATCTTCAAATCAGAGCGGCCAATCTAGGTTTTACCAACACCATTTCAGACCCGGCTAATTCCACGGCTTTAAATGTGGGGGCCGGGACTTTGTTATTCAGTGATGCCTATCTTTATTTTGCTACTGGAAATAACGTTCTTAAGCGTGTAGCATTAAGTGATTTTTAAATGTCCGGGTTTGTGTATATTTGGTTTGATAAGAAGCGAAGAATGTATTATGTAGGTTCTCATTGGGGGGAGGAAAATGATGGTTATGTATGTAGTTCAAAATGGATGTTAAATTCATATAGAAGAAGACCCAGTGACTTTAGGAGAAAGATAGTATTATACGTTGAAACAAAAGATACTATAAGAGAGATTGAACAAAAATGGCTTAATCTGATACATCCGAATGAACTTGGAAAAAAATACTATAATTTAACACGATTAGCTGGTGGTGGAAATTTTGCAAAATGTGATGAAAGTACAAAAAGAAAAATTAGTGCTTCAAGCAAAGGGGTGGTGAATAAAGGAAAAATTCCTTGGAATAAAGGATTGACAAAAGAAAAAGACGAAAGGGTTAACAAATATGCAAATAAACTGAAAGGAAAAGAGAGGTCGATTATACATTGTTTAAACCTTTCGAAAGCCTTAAAAGGGAAAGCTTGTCCTGATGAACTTCGGATTAAGCTTAGTAATAGTAATAAAGGAAAATTAAAACCTGGAAATAGTTTGAAATACAAAGGTAAAGTACCTTGTCATGACCTTAATGGTAATTTTTTGAGAGTCTCAAAAGCTGAATATTCTAATAGAGTTGATCTTTTACATATTAAAGTTACATGATTATGGAAGTCCTTAATGATCGTAATTTTCTTTTATACTGTGCCAAGAACTACTCCAATCCTCAGTGTCACTCAACGGAGGAATTTTTAGAAGACGTTAACCGAATAAAGTACATTAAAAAACTATTAACCCGGTGGCAAGAAAGAGGAGAACTGAAAGATAGGCTGATACTGAACCATTTGATTGTTCTACATAATGTCTTCTCTCCGGAGGTATTATGTAGAATTCTCTACCTAAAAATGGTTCAGCATATGTCTCTTCTGAAACCCTTCTTAGTCTATTTGGGGATCATGGTGGAGCTTATTAGGAATGTTTCGGAAGAGGGAATAATAAGGACCGACGAAATCGGGATGGATCAGGGGATCATTGATGCACTTAGACGAATCTAAAGAAATCAACGAAGACGCCCCAACTTGTAGTGCCGGGGCTAGTTCCTCCACATCTGGTCCGGTGACTATGTATGATCCTGCTTTGGGTAAGCGTAGAAAGTTTTCATCTTTTCTTTTAAAAAGAAAGAAAGTTATGGAACAAAATGGCATTTCCTTTGTTAAGGGGGATGCGCAGGATGACTGAGGAACAGAAGGGTATCGATCCGGAAATTCATCGGCCATTCTACAAATATGAGGGAGACCCCGATGATCACCGGCCACTTACCCATAAAGAGGTTGAACAGCTTCGAAAGATTATGGAGTCGGATGCAAGAATGGAGTGGTTATGGGCCTCAGTTAGAATCTGGGCTGGTTGGATTGTTGGCGCTCCTGTTGCTCTTTATGCAGCATGGGAGGCCCTTCAGCATTTTATGGGGGTAGGAAAATGAAGATTCCCCGTTATATCATGTGTCATATTTTGGCGGCATTATTTTCGATTAGTGTAATCGCCGCTCCTATTCTCATGTTGGCGGATCGACATCCCGCCATTACAATTCATTCTGTTGATATTTTTCCCAAGGAGATTTATCCCGGGTCAGAAGTAACCTTCAAATGGTTGGCCACAGAACATCGTAATTGTGATGGAATCGTTCGTCGCTTTTTAATTACTAATGTGAATAAACCTGGAATGCTGCCAATCGTTCAACAATTTGAACAAGCTCCAACGACCTATCATTATGCGATGCAGCACACTCCACAATCTTTTCAAACTAAGTTTTCAATTCCGAAGGATGCCGAACCTGGACAGGCCATTTACAGGTCGAAAGTGACCCGCTGGTGTAATGTTTTCCAACAGTACATCTGGCCTATCCAGGAAGAGGATATCAATGTTTCGATTACAATATTAGGGCCAGAAGTGAACCGGGTGGGGGTAAGTTCTCCCTGACCCGGTTCCTTTTTTAAGCCGCCGCTTTAGCCTTGGCGGCCTCATCCAATTGGGCCCAGTATTTGGTGATCCGCGCAAAGCCGGACTTTCCGGGCTTCATCCACCTTTCAACCTGCCACTCCAACAAAGTTCCATGCTTGATGAAATACTTGGCGGTGATAGAGCCCGACTTGGCGTCCGCTCCGGTGAAACCCACCCCGTTGTCTACCTCAGTGGTATTGACCATCCGCTCTGAGGCAGTCTGGTTTTTGAAGATCACAACCAAGGCCCGCCCGATGACCTGATCCCGAAGAGCCGGGTTGTTCACCAGGGTCTGCATCGTGTCGCGGGTAACCAGATGATTTGCCATGATTTTGTTCCTCCGTTGCATCCCGTTTCCGATAATGAGAGAATACAAAATTCGGCATCTTAAGTCAAGTGTTATTTTAAGTTATGCTTTCTCCATTTCGGAATATCGTTGTTATATGGGGGTCTTTATAGTTGGTATCGATGACAAAATATGTGTGATTTCGATAGCGCCTAGACCTCTCTAACGCAAAATCTTCGGCTACTGACATTGAATGAAATCGGGCTATCAGGGGGCCGTTGATATGATCAATTGTTCGAACGGCATAGGGGAGATATTCTTGTTCGCTCATGATATTTCCTCCCTTACTTGCGGTTGCAACAGGTGACGGTAGTGGTCGTCCCGGCCTTCAGATAAGCTTTGTACTGGTCCGGGTGCTCTTCCTTGAAGCGTTTGGTGTCGAATCGATCGGTATCGGTGATAATGGCCCGGACCACAAAGAGTTCATTAGAGACTTCGAACTCATCGTTGTCGATTAGGGTCTGACCTCCCAGCTTCACAAAGGCGTCCCGAATCAGCTTTTCTTCGGCTTCGATGCTGGCCTTGAAGGCCTTGATCTCCGCAAAGCGGTTGATCATTTCCGACTGATTTGCCTCAGTGATCCTCAGTTCCGGAACCTTTTCCTTCGTCTTGGCCATGGGGTCCTCCTGTTTCGATGATTAGTTATCGCATTTTGTTTTGATTCTGTCAACAGGAAAATGCTATTTCTTTTTCGTTGACAACTCAGGGAGTTGGGTGTATTCTGAAACCGAATGTCGTTTTTTCACCAAAAATATATCAATCTGGTAGCTGTACGGTTAGAGGGGTTCAAGCGTAAGTCCCCGAAGCTAGTCAATTTTTCTTGCCCGCTATGTGGTGATTCTGCGAATAAACGAAAGAAGCGGGGGTATATCTATGAAAAGGAAGGAGACTATCGCTTCCGGTGCTTCAACTGTTCCGTTGACCTTCCTTTTGAGGTCTTTTTATACCGGATTGATCCCGTGCTTTGGTCTCAATTGAAGTTCGAAAAGTATGGACCCCGGCAAGCAGAGATCAAGACCCCGGAGGAGATTGCTGTTAAGAACGATTTGGAGAGAGCATTTGAAGCCTATTCTAGAGCGAAGAAAATCACCCATTTGCCGCCGAACCATGAAGCAGTTAAATACCTGAGAGGCCGAAAGATTCCTGCGGATTATCTGGAGGAATTTCGGTGGGTTCCTAATTTTCAGGCCTGGACGAATAATTTGATGCCGGGTAAATTCTCTCCGGAATCAATGGGATATGAGCATGGTCGGGTTATCATTCCGTTCTTTTCCCGGGAAAAGAAACTTTTTGCTTATCAGGGCCGAAGCCTAGAGCCGGATGGAGTTCGCTACATTTCCATCAATCTGGATGATTCTCATGCGATGATTTACAACCTGGAAAAGGTTGATTTCTCTCAGACGATCTACGCCCTGGAAGGACCTCTAGATTGTGCCTTTCTTTCTAACTCAGTAGCAATTGCGGGAGCTAACTTTTCTTCCTTGACAAAGCATCTTCCCTCTGTTAAACTTGTTGTTTGTTATGATAATGAACCCCGAAGTCCTCACCTTAAGGAAAAAATCCTTAAGGCTATTTCGACGGGATTTTCGGTGGTCATTTGGCCCCCCGGCCTAAAACCCAAAGATATCAATGCGATGGTTCTGGACGGGCATTCTCCGTCTCAGATTGAGACTATTCTTTTGGAAAATACCTACTCAGGTATGATGGCTCAAGCTAAATTAGCTTTTTGGAGTAAAGTAAATGTTCAAGAGCGAAAGTAAAGATGTGGTTTACATATCTCCGGGTAAACAAGAAATCATAATAAGCAATGGGACGGGGATAAGGATATATCCGATGGTGGAAAAGCCTATGATGATAAAAGAAGGACAGGTATACTATTTGGAGGAAGATATTAAGATATGAATTTTAGAGATTTAGTGACGGTAAGAGAACAACAAATTGAGGGGGTCGGCCCCTGGACCTGGATTAAGGAAGATAATGGGCTTTGGGATGGTCCCTCCAACGAATTTCCGGGCCTAAAGAAGCTTTTTTTAAACAACATGACAAAGATGCCGAAGGGCGTCCTCCTCCAGGCCGGGGGAGGATGTGGGATGTATCCCAGGTTGTGGTCGGAAGTGTTTTCCGAAGTGATTACCTATGAGCCGGAAGCCCTGAATTTCTATTGTCTTCAACAGAATTGTTTTGGGCGAAATATCTTTCCTCACAACAAGGCTCTTTTTGATAAAGTCGGAATGGCTATATTAAGACGTACCTCTTATCTGAATTCGGGGGAGCATTCCCTTGTTCATGAAAAGAAGGAAACGGAGGTTCCGGTTCCGACCGTTGCTATCGATGATTTTGCGTGGGCTCATGGTCTGGATGCCATTCAATTGGATACGGAGGGGGCGGAATACCAAATCATTTCGGGGGGTCTGGAGACGATTAAGAAGTACCGACCAGCTATTTCTGTTGAAACTCTACATCTTCCCCTTCAGGAGCTTTTTGAGGAATTGAATTATAAGGAAGTGGGTCGTAACGTGTCAGACACTTTGTTTATTCCCCGGGAGAAACATGATGGTTAGAAAAATTTATGACGAAAGTAATTAATATCTTTGCGGGTCCGTCCGCCGGAAAAACGACCAATTCCATTCAGCTTTATGGTCACATGAAATCCAAGAGGATGAATGTTAAACTTACTCCGGAGGTAGCTGATGAGTTGAATTGGCAGTCCTACCCTCCTCTGGACCCCAAAGACCCCCTGGATGATCAGGTTAAGATATTTTCCGAACAAAACCGTCGTCTTTACTCCATGATTGATAAAGGTTTGGATTACATTGTAACGGATTCCCCAATCCTATTGACGGCAGTATATCTCCGGACTGCTTCGAAGCATTTTAAGGTTGATCGGGAACGCTGGAATTCCGCTTTTGAGGATTTCTGCTATCGAACCTTCATTCAATACGATAACATCAACTATTATCTTCATAGAGGGGATAGAGAGTATATTCAGAAGGGGCGGATTCAGAATAAAGTTGAAGCGGAAGCCATTGACGTTTCCTGTCTGTATTTTCTGGAGTGGTACGGGCTCCCCTATAAGCAAATCAACAGTTATGAAGACATCATAAAGGACCTAGGAATATGACGGTCGGAAGCGTAGATAAGCCGGAAAAATGGGAATCGGTTTATACCGGAGAAAAGTATTTTGAAACAAAGCGTTTAAAGGTTCCGAATGGATGGTTATATAGAGTTTTTTATTATCCTCTTATAACAACAACCTTCGTTCCAGAACATGTAGCTCACCAGAGTATTTGTCCAGATCAACCATGGTATAAATCATGACAATAACAGCTAAAATCATTTGTGATTCTATCTCTGAAGCTGGTGTACGATTAACTACTATGCAGCTTAGGTACCCCCGTTTTATTCATGCGGAGGAACTTACTCATCGTATCCTTAGTAGCACACCGGAAGAGATTGTGGTCCAACAAATTGCTGATGGGGTGATGTATGATCGAAATCTATCAAGAAATGCATCTTCTTCAAGGGCGATACCGGTGGAACGTCTGATCAAGGATGTTATGGAAGATACTGCTATGCCCCTATTTTGGGGTAAGAACCAACCCGGTATGCAGGCCCGGGAAGAGTGTGACGCCGGGGTGTTGGGTGGTTATAATCCTTATCAAAACTATCATGGCGCTTATTCACTTCCGTTTAATATATCAAGAGAAGAGGCTTGGAAGAAAGCTAGGGATGAAGCTGTTAAATGGGCTAAGCGTTTTTATGAAGCGGGATATCATAAGCAGATTGTCAATCGGTTATTGGAACCGTTTTGCCACATAAATGTGGTGGTGACTGCAACGGAGTGGTCTAACTTTTTTGAGCTTAGAGATCATTCCGATGCCCAACCGGAGATTATGGTCCTGGCTCAAGCGATGAAGAAAGCCATGGCGGAAAGCACGCCTAATCTTTTGAAGGATGGGGAATGGCATCTACCATATATTTCTGAACAAGATCGAAAAGATATTCTAATGACAATCCCGTTTCCTTGTTTTGATGATGGAAAGGTTATAACGAAAGTTGATGATAGGGGTGTTATAATTGAAAGGGAATATGTTAAGAAAGCAATCAAGTGCTCAGTGGCTAGGTGTGCAAGAGTTTCCTACTTAACTCATGATGCAAAGCCCCCGGTCATTGCGAAAGACATTGATCTATATGATAAATTGATTGTTTCGAAACCAGCCCATGCATCTCCTTGTGAACATCAGGCTACTCCTGATTTTAAAGGTAAAGGATTTTCTATGAATGTAGGAAAATGGATGAACCTTAGAGACCATGGTAACTTTATCGGCTGGCGTCAACACAGAAAGATGATCGGGCTATGAAAATTGAGTGGTTAATTGGGGTTTTTGTTGTTTTCCTTGTCTCCATAGTGGCGGGGGTGTTAATAGCATCATATTATTATTACAATAAGGTACAAAAAGAACAAGAAGAGATTTGTCAAAGTTATGGCTTGGATGTCTATCGTATCCAGGCGGGTTGGTTTTGTGTTGATTCAAGTGGTAATGTGAAACGTTATGACAAAAGGAAATAGCACTATGAAAAGATATGTTGGCTATCTGAGCGGTCCCATAGCCCAATGTTCCAAAGAGGAAATGAGCAATTGGAGAACCTATATCAAGGGTTCTTTTACAGAATATGACTACCTTGATCCAGTTCGACGGTATTATGCCGATGCCGACCCCCGCTGGAAAGAGATTGTTGAACTGGATAAGGTAGATATTGCCCGAAGTGACTTTATTCTTCTGAATTATTTCAAGAATTCCAACGGCACCCCCATGGAAGCAATGTTGGGTCATCAAATGGGGAAGCTTGTTGTCATTGTGAATAATTCTGATATTCCTAGTTCTCATTTATCACCCTGGCTGAAGTATCATTCTACGAAGATTTTTGATAGTTGGTCGGAAGCTTTTAAATTCATTGATGGTTATTTTGAGGTGTCGGTTCCGACACTTGTCAGATATGATTGGATGCTTCCGGGTCTATCAATGCTACCAATGCCCAATGAGATTCGGGAAGGAAAGAAACCTGAATTCTTTGGAAATGATTCAACTGTTGGTAAAGACTTGGTGACTGATCCTTATGAAGTTACCGGACAAAGATGGGCGGATGGATGATAATTCTGGGATTTCAAATTTCCCCCACCCAATTCTTCATGACTTGGGCGTCCATTGGTTATCTGGGTTCGGCCATATCTTTCTTTTTTGATGGAAAACCCTGGATGGCCGGGACAATGTTTTTATATTTTCTTAGCATCGGAACAGTGTTCATGGCGGGAGAGAACTGAATAGCGATTTAACTAAATATCCTCACAACAAATCAGTTTAAACAGTTCCGGGGAGCCATCGGGCTTCCCTTATTTTTTGGAGTAAAAATGCTACCTAGTAATTCAACACAATTTCAACAATATATCTATATTTCCCGTTATAGCCGGTTTCTACCGGAAGAAAATCGAAGGGAGTTGTGGCCCGAAACAGTCGCCCGATATTTTGATTTTTTCACTACCCATTTGAAGGAAAAATGTAATTATAAACTTCCGAAGGAATTGCGAAAGGAGCTAGAGACCGCAGTTCTCAATCTGGAAGTAATGCCATCGATGAGAGCGGTCATGACGGCCGGTCCTGCCCTGGCTAAGGAGAACATGGCGGGTTTCAACTGCTCTTATTTGGCCATCGATAACCCCAAGGCTTTTGGGGAAGAACTTTATATTCTCATGAATGGCACCGGGGTGGGATTTTCGGTGGAGCGACAATATACCAACAAGCTTCCGGAGGTCCCGGATGAGTTGCATCCTACTGATACTACAATCGTTGTAAAGGATTCTAAGTTGGGATGGGCAGCGGGGCTCAATGAGTTGATTTCCCTGCTCTACACTGGTTTGATACCCAAGTGGGATTTGAGCAAGCTACGGCCTTCCGGAGCGATCCTGAAGACCTTTGGGGGAAGGTCCGCCGGTCCCGAACCCCTGAACCGTCTTTTCAAGTTTATTGTTTCGGTTTTTGAGGCCAATAAGGGTCAGAAATTATCATCCCTGGATTGTCATGAGATTGCTTGTTTCATCGGGGAATGTGTTGTCGTCGGGGGCGTTCGCCGTAGTGCCTTGATCTCTCTAAGTAATTTGTCGGATGATCGAATGAGGGGGGCCAAAAACGGCCAGTGGTGGCTATTAAAGCCGTATTTGTCAAATTCAAATAATTCTGCGGTCTATACTGATAAGAAGCCCGCCATGGGCACGTTCATGGCGGAGTGGCATTCTTTATATGAATCCAAGTCGGGAGAAAGAGGGATTTTCTCTAGAGCCGCTTGTAAGCATGTTATTGATAATTCTAATGCTTTTCGAAAGACACATTTTGGGGATCATCCGGACGTTCGATACCGGGAGGTTGATTATGAGTGGGGGTGTAATCCCTGTTCAGAGATTATTCTCAGGAAGGATCAAGTCTGTAATCTGACAGAAATTGTGGTGCGTTCGACGGACACCGTTGATGATCTTATTCGAAAAGCCCGACTTGCTGCTATTTTGGGGACTTTCCAATCGACCCTGACTGACTTCAAATTTCTTTCCAAGAAATGGAAAAATAATACCGAAGATGAAAGACTTCTGGGCGTCTCTCTAACCGGGCCTTGTGATAATGCTCTTTTATCCGGTCAAATGGGGGAAGAACCTCTAAAAAATGCCTTGACAACAATTCGGAAAAAAGTTATCATAACTAATATGGAAATGGCCAATATTCTTGGCATTCCAGTTTCAACAGCTTCGACGTGTGTCAAGCCTAGCGGCACCGTTTCAGCCCTGGTCAACTCAGCCAGTGGCTTGCATCGGAGACATTCACCATACTATATTCGAACGGCCCGATCAGACAAAAAAGACCCTCTGGGGCAGATGCTAAAGGATCAGGGTCTTTACCATGAAACGGATGTGATGAGGCCCAATGATGTGGACGTATTTTCGTTTCCGCTTAAGAGCCCGAAGGATGCATTAATCCGGGCGGATGCCACCGCCCTAGATCAACTTAATTTGTGGTTGATGTATCAGAAGTATTGGACCGATCATAAGCCCTCCATTACTGTCTCAGTTAAGGAAGATGAGTGGTTTACTGTAGGTGCCTGGGTTTATGATCATTTCGAATGGATGAGTGGGGTCTCCTTCCTCCCCTATTCGGATCATGTTTATCAACAGGCCCCGTTCCAGGAGGTTAGTGAAGAAGATTATGAAAAATGGTGTGCGAAGACCCCCCAAATTGACTGGAGCCGTCTCTCTGAATATGAGAAAAACGATATGACTGTGGGTAGCCAGGAATTGGCTTGTTCCGCCTCAGGCGGCTGCGAAATTCTTTGACCAGTGATTATGGAAAGCGTGTATTGAAGATGTTTAATAATGATTACCCGGCTCCGGATTTGGCGCTTTTTAAAAAGAAATCATTTGTTTCGGCGGCTGGTATCTATCTGACTTGGAAGATTGAATGTGATGCCATGACTGATGAAGATTGGCAAACCATTGCTGATATTTGTGGTCCTCAGCTAGTGCCATTCAATTCAGTTTATGGTGTTCCGACCGGAGGGGAGAAATTAGCTAGAGCTTTTGAGAAATATAAAACTCCCTTTTCGACTACAGTTCTCTTCGTTGATGATGTTTGGACAACCGGTAAATCAATGAAAGATGCAATTGATAAACATGACCCCCGCGCCGCTAATATCAGGGGGTTTGTGGCCTTCGCCCGAAACCAGAAACTACCGTTTTGGGTAGATTGCTGGATGCACACCAAGTGGTGATCAAATGAAAAAGAGTACGAAACGTAAGAGAGAATTGAATGAGATATCTCAAGACATTATTGAGGAAATCAGTAAGGCTTTGATAGAGGAGATTTGTTTCAATGCTACTAATGCTACTAATGCTGCTACGTGTGATAAGTTGATAGATGAATTCAATGAGAAATTTCTTGAAGAAGAAGATGCAAGGATAGTGGCGGCGGTTATTAATGAGATATCTCAGGTACAGCAATCTGAAGCTAAGTGTGGACCTGAACCCGTTTGCGTGGGGGTTTCGGGGGCACCACCAAAAGCCGACTGAAACAGACCCCTATTTACACATCTGGTACCTTCGGGTGTTGTTTCTGTCGATCATTTTGGTTCTAGATAATGGAGAGTGGGGTAATGGGTGACGCCGCCGGTCTTATATTCTCTGTACCATTTTTGTTTTTTGTCGGTTTCGTTTTTTGGAAAGTTTGGAAACTATGACTGAGATTATTGAATTTCTGACAAGAGCCGATAGCACTGCTACTCATATCCTACAGACGGTTCTTATTCTATTGGCTCTTATTTGGGTCTTTGGTTATATCGCCGCCATGTTCATGGATGATAAACTGTTGGATTAGTTTTTAGGGAGATATTGGAGAAATGAAGGTGTGAGATAGTTAGATGTTTTGGGTTTTTTCCATTTTATCCTACCTGTTTGCCAAGTATCATCTGGGGGTTGTTGTGCCCTTTTACATATTGAACCGTTGTTCCACCATTTTAATTGTGACATGATTTGACGACGCTTTCGTCTGGATTCATCTGTATGAACTTGATGTCGAACCGCTTCTCTAATTTTTTCAATTTGTTTTTTGGAAAATTTGATCCCCATCCTCCCTTTACTAATGTTGGCTCTATGGTCGGCTGATTTAGGTTTTCGATAAACTTTTCGTGTCTCTTCAGACATTTTATAACCTTTAGTATTAAAGAAGCGTGCTCCATGGGCTCTATTTGTGTAAAGAGGGTTCCTGGCAGCGTTGAGGGATTTTTGAAAACTAGATTCCCTTTCATTGGCTGCTCTACGGGTTGGATGAGTTGTTAAAATGATACTTTTGAAATGTTCTGGGTGTTTGATTAGTTCCTTTTCCCAGATGTCCCGATAACGTTTTGATACTACTGAACCATGATATCCTTTGGCTATATTTTCAAGTTTTGAAAATCCTATGTAAAATGGGGGTAGGAGGTTTCCGGAGTAGATCGTAAGATAGACGCAATAAATATCCATGTAGCTGGTTTTCCCTTAAAAGCGGTTAAACTAGAATCAGTGGGTCTGAACACCGCGACTGATAAGGGTATTTATAGCGGAGAGGATTTTATGACTTGGACTTATAAAGGTCTTCCTTTAGGTGAAAACGGGCTTGACAATTATAAGGCTTTCGTGTATATTATTACAAATACAATAAACGGGAAGAAGTACGTAGGAAAAAAAAAAGCTATTCTTTACTAGAAAAAAACCTGTAAAAAACAGCCGATATAAACGAACTATAGTGAAGAAATCTGACTGGGAAGATTATTATGGCTCTTCAAAGGAGTTAGCCAAGGATATTGCTAGCCTGGGAAAAGAGCATTTCAAGCGGGAAATCCTGCGTTTTTGTGAGACACCCGCCGTCGCAACATACTATGAACTTAAGGCTCAGATGGAAGCCGATGTTCTGCTAAACCCGGCCCTGTATTATAACAATTATGTCGGAGCCCGAATTCACCGAAAGCATGTTTTAGGAAAGGTTTGAAATGATTGATTATCTGGATTATGAGGCGAAGATTAAAGAGCACCTAGATTATGAAAAGACCATGCTACTTCAGTTGTATTACTGGCTTAATCAACCTCAGCCGCTTGGAACGACACAGGCTCAATTGAATTGTTTGGTCGAAAGCTTCTGTGTTCATGCGGCTTGTTTGTTGGATTACTCCAACATAAGGCATCCTGACCATATTCTATTTTGGCGGGAGAAGATCAATGAACAGATTTTTACCCTGACCCATAAACGAACATCTAAATCTGAAGAAAAGGTCACGGGACCTGAACCCCGGATGGAGCTTTTTAACTATTTGAGTGCGATTTATGGAATTGCGATGGAGATTTGATTTATGCCCTACAAGCAATACCTTAAAATAAAGGCGGTAAGCCTTACTGCCGAAGCTAAACTGATCCGAAAGGATGAGATTAAGATGCTGAAGGCTTCAATGGAATCTGCCGCCAAAGGCAAGAGTAAGATTGCGGAAAAACAAGAGGCCATTTTCAAGGGTCTTCAGTGGCATCGTATTTGGGATGTTCGCAATGAAGCCCGGGTGACCAATATCGCCTATGGATTTTTGAGAGGTCATGAATACAAGAATATTGAGCGAAACACCACCAAGAAAATTCGCTGGCGGCGGGTCGAAGACTTGGCTATGAGATATGGGGAAGGTGATATTACTGAATTGCAGTTTCGCTTCCAGGATTGGAAGATAAGAGCCGAAGAATACTTCCGGGGGGTGGCTTTGGCACACCTTCAGAAAAAGGAAGAAAAAAGATTAGCCAAACTTGAACCCGTTGTGACGGAAGATATGGAGATCAATGTCCGTATCATTCCTAGAAGATCACCCAAAATATAGAGGATTAAACAAATGAGACTTTTTAGTTGGGCTCCCATTCTTGTACTGGTTATTACCATGCAAGAAACTACCCTCCCCGGACGACAAGTAACCGGGGTTGAAGAAATCCTAACACATTCAGCCCGTTTTGATACACAAGCCGAATGTCTCAAGTGGCTTGAGGTCAATAAAAGTGCAATTGATGCTGATGTTCTTATTATTGTTGAACAAGAGAAGGAAGAGCATCCCGGAGCTACTATTCTACCGGAAAAGGTCCGCAAGGAATGTACCGAAAGAAAGGATTAAAACCATGTGGATGATTGCCCTGGTTATTTCTGTTATCGTTGGGGGGATGGTGTCTGAGACAGAGACTGTCCCCGGTAAGAAGTTTGATACTGAAGCGGCCTGTGCTACTTTCTATATTCAGAATGAAAAAAAGGTCACTGAAGAGGCTAATGAAATTCTGAAGGAAGAGCTTGAGTACCATCCCGATGCGAACCGTGTTGAGATCGCCATTCAGTGTATTCCTTCGGGTCAGGATGCATAATGTCTTATCAGTTTGAAACTCTTTCTCTTTATGAACGAAAAGAGGCGCTTTTTACCCTCTGTCAAAAGTTTATTAAAGACAATCGCATTTCTTGTGAGGAAGCGGTATATCAAACTGATAAGGTAATCGAAAATGCTTATGGCTTTATTGAACAGGTATGTAACTTAGTTGGGTACCAACCAGAGGAGGATTAAATTCCACATCCCCATAAAAATCGGCCAAGAACCGGCAGACGTAAAATTGGATCAGGTAAGCGCAAAGCGGCGCGTAAGAGAAGGGCAAACAAGCGATGAGTAACAAGAGAAAATTAGTCACTGGTCTGGTAGCAGCAGCTTTGCTATTTGCGGCCGGATTATACTGCGTCAAACAGTCACAGGCCAGAGAGTTTTCTGTGATTGATGGTAGCCGAATTCAATGGTCTGATATAGAACTTAGTCTGGAAGAAAAGATGTGGATCAGAGAATTGAAAATGCCGGATCAACCCCGGGTCTCCTGTTGTGGAGAGGCCGATGCTTATTGGGCTGATTCATATGAAACCGTTGATTGTTCTTATACTGCAAGTGAAGAGGACCCTTTTCCGGAAAAGCAAGTTTGTTATGTAGCTATTATCACTGATAAGCGGGACGATAAACCCCTGGGAAGACAACACCGGGAGGTTGGTTCAAAGTTTATTGTTCCGAATTACAAACTTCGAAAAGACACTCTTGGACTTCCCAAAGACAAGGACGGAAATCCAATTGGAAATCCGACCGGTCATGGTGTGATTTTTCTAAATTCCGGAGGGGATGTGTACTGTTATGAGCCGACCGGCGGCGTTTAAGGATTAATGCCCATAAAAATGGACACTAGGGTCAATAGTGTCCATGAGAGTGAACATTAAAACCTTTATTCTCCGCTATCGTCGTCGCTTAGATGCTTGATAATATCTTGAGCATCCTTTCGGCCCTTTAGTACAAAGAATAGACCGGCTCCCGCTGCGACAACAAGGATCAGAACAACCCATGGATTGGCCTGCCCGATAGCTCCCGCAACAGCCGTAAAGGCCGTTAGAATACCACCCCAGATAGACTTGGAATGAGTAAGAGGGGGGATGTTCTTTTCGGTATCTTCGGCCTTCGGAGAAGGTTTGTCAGGGATTATGACATCCGGCTTAGGAAGGGTAGGAACAGGAGGGTCTACCGGAACCTCAATAGGAGGGGCATTTTCAACTTCAAATCGGGCATCAGAATCCAGGTCCATAATCAGTTTAAGAACTGCCATACCACCAATCTGGGTGTCCATTGTATTGGCGTCGTAAACGCCGTCTTTTACAAATTTACCCAGTTCTTGGATGTTGGTACCACCCCAAAGATAAGGCGATGGAATATCCCGGGAAGGATGACGATAACCAAAACCATTGAATAGCTCCAGAGCATAGGCAACTCTGGCGGCGTTCCACACTTTAACAGAATTAAGATGCTCTACAGATACCAGGGCATCATAGGCCCCCTCTTCCCAGGTACAGTCGGGATTTGGCGGCCGTCCCTTCGGGACCTGGACAGTTCGAACCGGAACCCCACCCCGTTGCATTGGGTCCCCATTATGTAGCCATGTGTTGAAGTTTCCACTGGATTCCCTTTGGTGCATACAACCCACTACAAACCAGGGTACTCCGGTCGCTTTTTCGACTTTCTTGTACCGGGCCTTGTAATAAATAATCTTTTCGGCTTGAGCCCTGGCGGCCTTGGTCTTGGTTACGACCATAGACCCCCACTTTTTATTGTAGTCCTTTTCAAGAGTCTCAAATTTATACTGTGCCATGGCTAAAATCCTATTTTTTTACCGACTTTTGCTACTATTTATCTCTTGACAACATTTAGGAAAACGGGTAATATTTATTATGAAAATTGGAATTTGCAGCGATTTACATATGGAATTTAGGAAGGCCGAAGCTGCCGTTTCGGTTCTAGAGAAGATTCAAAAGACGGAATGTGATTTACTGATCAATGCCGGGGATACACACCCCAATCTGTCGATGCGGGGTTACTTCTCTTCCCAGTTAAGAGAAGGAAAACAATTCTATTTTGAGGTTCTGGGAAACCATGATTTCTATGGGGGTCAAATGATCCAGGACGGTATCCAAATCATGGTCCTCCCCAATGGGATGAAGCTGTTGGGGTGTACCTTTTGGACGGACTTCAACTCCGGAGACCCCGCCGCTGAAATGGCTTTTCGGCATCAGATAGTGGATAATTTTCAAATCAAGCCGGGGTCAGTTGCCTTAGTAGAGCGAATGAAAGAAATTCATAAGGCCAATCTGGATGTAATTTCGAAGGAAAAGCCTGATATCGTTGTGACCCATCATGCTCCTTCTTTTCTGTCGGTAGCGGAGCAATATAAAGCAGCCGGGATGATTAATTACAGTTTTGTCTCTAATGAAGATAATTTCATTCGGGCCAATCCGAATATCAAATACTGGTTTCATGGGCACACACATAATCCGGTGGATTACATGATTGGGGACTGTCGGGTGATCGCCAACCAATTAGGTTACCCCGAAGAAATTTATTGGTGTGATTCTGATTATGAAGTAAAGGTGATAGAGCTATGAGCATTGAATTTGAGGTTAAAAAGCAGGTTGTTTGCATTAATGCTGAACATGGAAAAAGATTTCCTTGGGAAATCCTTCCCATCTTAAATACTATCTATACGATTCGTTCAATAGAGGTCCATCCGGATGGAGAGATCGGTCTCTTCCTTGAAGAAATTGTCAATAAACCTTATCAGTATTGTGACTCCTTTGGTGAAATTTCATTTAATGCTTCAAGATTTAAACCAGTCAAACTCACCAATATCGATGTTTTCACCGAAATTCTGAATCCCTCCCCAACGAAAGAGAAAGAGAAGAAAAAGGAACTGGAATATGAGCATTGAATTTGCAGTTAAAAAGCAGGTTGTCTGTATTGAGGGTCCCGAACGGTTACCTTTCGAAAATGAGATTCAACCTGTTATAGATGGTGTTTATACTATTCGTCGTATCAAAATACATCATTCAGAAAACAGATGTTCCTTCTTACTAGAAGAAATTGTTAATGAACAAAGACAGTATACTGATGGGTTTGGGGAAGTCTCATTCTTTTCTACAAGATTCAAACCAGTCAAACCCACCAATATTGATGTTTTCACTAAATTACTAAATCCTACACCTGTGAAGGAAAAAGAGTATGTCTAGAACTGTCTTGAAGGAAATGTTGGAAATGCATCAGAATGCCGTCGATGATGAAGATGAACTGGACACGACACCCGTCGAAAATTGTCCGGTATCAGAGATGGACCTATTGAACCTCTTCTATTGTGAGGCGTCGGGCCGCAAGGGAATGGTGGATAAGGGTTCTCCCCTCTCCATGGCAAAACTAGCTCCCTTACGTCTGGTGCGGCCGGTGGGAGACGGTTTCCTTATCTCAGAGGAAGGTAAGCTCTTTCTGGATAAATGGTTTGACCGGAGTCGTCAAAGGATGAAGCGGTTTAAGAAAAAGAAATGGAGGGCGGTTTAAGTGAGTATTATTGATCAAGCAAAGGCGGAACTAGCTGCGTCTAAATGGGAAGAAGAAGATGTTCGGGTCATGATTGAGATTTTGGAGAAGTTTTTTGATCAATGGGACAGTGGAGGGGCGGTGTCTTTTGTTGCCCCGGCCTTACAAAGGCTGATAGCGGGAAAGCCGTTGGGTCCTCTTACGGGGGAAGATTCTGAATGGTTCATTCATGACTGCGACGGGATGTATGCTCAAAATCTGCGTTGCAGTACGGTTTTTAAGGCGACAAAAGATGGACCAGCCTATGATATTGATGTAGAAGGTCGCCCCCCAATTACATTTCCCTATTGTCCGGGTTCCGAAGTCTCTTCTCCTGTAGTGGTTTTTGAGACTAATAAATGAACGAATGGGATCATAAATTTGAGGGAATGCGTCTGATCGGGGGATTAGTCGCGGAGTGCCTGAGAAGGGTTGAGGCTATTATCAAACCCGGGATTACTACCAAGGATATTGAATATCTGGTTCGGGGATTTCAGGCCGATCATCAGTTAAAAAATTCCCAGCATGGTTATAGAGGGTTTCCCGGATGGTGTTGTACATCCGTTAATGAAGTGATTTGTCATGGTATCCCCTGTCATAATGCTATTCTGGAAGAGGGGGATATTGTTAAAGTCGATGTGACCTTTAATAAAGCGGGTTGGCATGGGGACGCCTGCCGGACATTCTATGTTGGTTCAGAGGATTGTTCTGGTTTCGACCTTAAGGATCATAGGGCCCACCAACTGATGTCAGTAACTCATGAAGCTATGATGAGGGGCATTGCCTACGCCCTTCCGGGAAACAGAGTTAGTGATATTTCCCGGGCTATTGAGACTTATGTCCATTCTCAGGGAATGTCGGTTGTAGAGGAATATACCGGGCATGGTATCGGGCGGGTCATGCATCAGGAACCACAGGTCCCTCATTATTTTGATCCAAGGGTACCTGATGTTGTATTAGAACCCGGAATGACATTTACTGTGGAGCCGATGCTGACTTTAGGTAAAAAAGAATCTTTCTTGTTTGAAGACGGATGGGCGGTGATGAGCCAAGATGGTTCGTATTCAGCACAATGGGAAGAAACGATAGGGGTGACAGATGATCAACCGGAGATTTTTACAAAATGAGACCTACAGAAAAATTAACTGCAAATGATATTATCTGGAGATATGGCGGTGGTCCTACAGAACCTAAAAAGATAATCAACACTTATGCTTGTTCTTATGGTCTTGGGTGTGAAGGACCCGATTGTCCTCATGAGGATTGTCCTAGAAAGAGTAAGAAATGAACTGGTATAAAGTCGCCTTAAAATTAAATGAAGAAGCCAAGGCCAAACGGACGGAAGCTAAAACTTCCGCTCTAAATAGAAGACCCCATCTGCTAATGGCCGCCGACATCTTGGAATCCCTTTCCCGGGCTCTACGTACCGGAATGGGAATGAAATAAAGGAAAATCATGCTGATCCAGGTTTATACAAAAAATGGTTGTGGGGCTTGTGACGTAGCGAAGCGACAACTGAACGAACGACAACTGACATTTATGGAAATCCGATGTCCGGAGGATATATCTCTGGAAGATATGAAGGCGAAGTTTCCAACGGCCCGGACCTTTCCGGTTGTCCTAGTGGACGGTCGTCAAGTTCGCTCCCCTCTTGAAATTCAAATCCTAACCGAAAAGGCCTGATTATGACGATTGCAATGATGGTGCCAGGAGTCCTCCGATGATGGTAGATCGCCGCCAATTGATCACAGACCTGAAATCTTGTGTGGCTGAAATTATTGTGCTTCACGAAGGTAAACATTGGAGAATAAGAGCGACTTTGGCACAGGGATATCTCAGGGAAAAGTGGGCTCCAATTGAAGATCAAACGATGTTGAATATCTGGGATATGGATGCCCAACGTTTTCTTGATATCAAACTTGAAGAAATCACATCAGTACAGGCGATGTACACTCCATGAAGAAATTCTATCTGGTTGAAACCATTGTGGTCGAACGTCGAATCTATGTCGTCCAGAGTGAAGGACCCCCGAATGGGAGAGCACAAGACCTGATCTCATCCAAAAAGATGTGTCCTCCTTTGGAATACCAAAAGTCGGATGAGCGAATTTCCGGAGTGGATGACATTACCAAAGGACAATTGTCTAAACGGTTTGCTAAAGCCGGAAGTGAGGCTTACGATCCTAGCGGCTATTACATTACGGAGATATCATGAAAATCCTGAGTGAATTTCAGGACCTGGAGAAGTCCCGCGTCCTATTTGATGAAGTCAAGAAACAATACTATGTTGAATGCTACGTTGATGGTCTGGAAGAATGGGATATGTCTGGACCTTATAACAATGAATTTGCCGCTGAGAATGTAGCGGAAAACTATGCTCTGGGCTATCCGATATGAAACCAACCCTTTCTGAAATTTCTGAATTGAATGAGATTCAGGCGGGGCTTCCTCCTTATGATATGACTTCAGAGAAACAACGTGTGAGGCTGAAACATAAAGGTTTGGTATATCGTGAGACAGAATATCCATGGACGTGGCACTTAACTGATAAGGGTAAGGAATATGTTATATGACAGATAATTACGATTTGATCGAAACCCCCGAAATTGCCAAGAATGCGATGGGGGGTACAGAGCTTCTTATGCGGCGGCTTTACGATGGTAAAGTGCCCCGGGACATTCTGGAACAATTTCAGATTATCCCGACTAGAGTAGGGGAGCTTAAGCCGGATAAGTATAGAATCCTATACTGTCATGATTTGCCAGAGGACCCCGCCGTTCAGCATCTTGCTCACCGGGGGTGGCGTAATTTTCACAGAATTGTCTTTGTGAGTAACTGGCAAGCTCAAAGATTCATTGAGAAATATGATATTCCTTGGTCTAGGGTAGTTGTCATTCTTAATTCCATTGAGCCCCTGACCTCTGATATCAACAGGTTCGATAGCGGTCCTATCCGGATCATCTATCATACGACTCCGCATAGGGGGCTAAATCTTCTTGTGCCGGTGTTTGATCGCTTATCCCAAGAATTTGATAATATCACTCTTGATATATTTTCGTCTTTCCGTTTGTATGGATGGGAAGAGCGGGATGCCCATTTTAAGGAATTGTTTGATCAAGCAGCCAAAAATCCCAAAATCACTAATCATGGTTCTGTCGATCAGGCCCTGGTTCGAAATGCTCTTTCGCAATCTCATATCTTTGCTTACCCCTCCATTTGGCCAGAAACGTCTTGTCTTTGTCTAATGGAAGCGATGAGCGCCGGTCTGGTTTGTATTCATCCCAATTATGGGGCCCTTTTTGAGACGGCATCTAATTGGACCCATATGTATCATTTTCATGAAGACCTGAATGAACATGCGAAAATGTTGTATATAATCCTAAAGGACATCATTACCAATTTATCAACCAATGATGCTTTGAAGGCTAAAATCCAAGTCCAAAAAAATTATGCTGATTCGATGTACAATTGGAATTCCCGGGCCATGCAGTGGGAAGCCTTCCTCCGTTCCGTCCTGTCCTCTAATGAAAGCAAGGGTATACCGAACTCAGAATTCGTGTATAATTACTAATGACAAATAGAGTTGAAAAAGTTGGAAATGTTATCATTTTTCCGAAAGCCCGCATTAAATACCCCAAGAGGGTCGGAAAACTTCCAAAGCTATCAGACCTAAGTCCCAAGATTGAATTGGATAAAGGGGCCCGGGTCGATAACATTCTGACAGAGGTTCTGACTTCTGCTGTTGAAATATTGGAGCGGCATCATGTTCGGTGTCCGGCGATCAACAAAGAAGAGAGCTTCTACGGGGAAGCTTTAAAGTCTATGATTATGAAACGGTTTGAAATGAAACATCCCTTTCAACAGTTAGCCTCTGAGTTTTTCGAAGAAGGGGAAAATGGTAAAATTACATTCAAGAAAGTTGAAGAATAATGCAATTAGGAATATCTGAAATCGTTCGTAATGCCATGAGACTACCGGGTCCGGAACGGGTCCCTTATCTTCAAAAGCATCACAGCATTCCCTTAGTCAAGTTGCTACAGTTGGCATTCGACGCCCGCCCTCAGTGGTTGCTTCCCCGGGATGTTTTCATTCCCTATAAGCCCGCTCCTACCAATGCCAATGTTGAGGGAATGCTATATAGCAATGCCCGTCTTTTGTATATTTTCCTGGAGGGCCAGAATGCCCCGGAGATGGACCAGCTTCGGCGTGAGATTAAATTTGTGCAATTTTTGGAGTCCCTGGATGGGGAAGATGCTAAATTTGTCATTTCTGTTAAGGACCAGAGGCTAGAAAAGGACTACGGCCTGACCCTAGAGATTGTCCAGGAAGCGTTTCCGGGCCTAATAGAGGTTCCGATAGCTCCCCGGCCCCAAAAGGCCTCAGTGCCTTCCGTAGGGGCTCTGGATAAGTATAAAAAGAAGGTATCAACAGTCGTTCCTTCGGAGGTTGTTCATCCTTTAAATCCCCCTCCGATGACAAATGATGACAAACCGGCTCCCGTTAAAGATATTATGACTGAAAAAAATTATAATATTCCGGATATACCCTTCGATACCCCGAAAAATGTCGCCCCGGTCCTTAAGGTACCTAAGGAAAAGAAACCTGTCTCCGCTGCATCTTTGGCGGCTTTGGCAAAGGGACGGGAGACGAATGCCGCCAAGGCAAGGGCCCGAAAAGAGAAAAAGCTGTTAGAGAAATCAGCCAGAAAAATAGCAAATGAGCAAAAGCTTTAAACACCGGGATGACGATATTGATGACGTGGCGGAACGCCGCCGCCTGGGGGAACTTCGTCGCAAGCGACATGAGAAGATTCACGTCAAACATGCCGTCCTAGAGGAAAAGAAAAAGGAGCCCGATGAAGAGCCTGGAAATGCGGTTTAGTCGGGAGTTGTTTAATTCGTTGATGGTGGAAAATTTCACCGATTTAGAAGAAAGCCTGACCAAGATTGCAATTAAAGAAATGATTGCGAACGAATGGCCGGAAGTAGAAGAGATAGAGGTAACAATATTCTAATGCCAACATATACAGTACGAAATTTGAAAACCAAGAAAGAGAAGACCCTAACAATGTCTATCTCTGAATCGATCCAATGGGAAAAGGATAACCCGGCATGGGAGATTGCGTGCGGCGCGCCCATCCCGGGATACAATGTTTATTCGATCAAGCCTGATAATCATTTTGTTAACAAACTAAAATCCATCAAGAAGGCCAACCCGGGAAGTGGCATGAATATACCCGGCCTGGGGGAAGTGTGATCACTCATGAACGATTGCCGTTCGTTCCTCTTCCGGCTGTCCTGACTAAGGGGGGTCGGGTCTATGATACTCCATCCGGAAAGTTCCCGTCTGTCACAACTGTTCTGGGTCGGATGCTATCCAGTAAGAAGCTAGATCAATGGATTGCTGACATTGGGGAGGATGAGGCCGGTCAAATATCACAATCCGCCCGAACCAGAGGTACGGCCGTCCATAAAATGTTTGAGGACTACCTAGAAGGACAGTCCCTTAAAAAAGTCGATGCCATCAATTATGCTTTATTCCATAAGGCCAAACCGATTTTTGAAAGGGCTGATCTGACGGTTTATGGAATAGAGCTACCCCTGTATTCTGCAACTCTGGAAACGGCCGGAACTGCCGATCTTTTTGCCCGCTGGAACTCCAAATTTAATGCCGTGACGGACTACAAGACGGCCCGGGCCAAACTTAAGCCGGGGGATGATAGATGGCTCAAATACAGACTGCAAGCCACTACATATGGTATGATGATTGAAGAACTCTACCAGATAGAGGTTCCTTACAACATGGTGATTGTGCTAAATACTCTGGAAAAGCCCCAGGTTGATATCACCCGGGCATCAACATATCGTGACCAAGTAAGGAAAATCTTTCATGAGTTCAAGACATTACAATTTTGAGGTCCCCGTTCATATTTCTGGTTTTTATGCAGGCTTTGTTCCAGGCAAGCTTCAGGAAGCTAAGTTATGGGACCCATTACCGAATTCGGTAAAATGGACGATGTATAATGCCGCCGAAAGTCATTCGGAGTTAGTCCTGACAAAGGCGGACCTGGATTCAATTGACGATCACACCTGGGCGGCAATTTACCAATTGGTTCAGGGATATCTCTAATTTACATTTTTTCTCTTGACAATAGGAACCTTTCATCTATACACATGTTGTAGGGAGGTTCAACGGATGAGTGTCATCGACAGAGAGAAGGAGTGAAGGACCATGCCTAAAGGTATTGCAAAGACGGGCTTCAAGTTGACAACCAAGAGGTTGCAAGCCGGTATTTTGAATCCTCACCTTCAGCAACTTGCTGCTGAACTGGAACAGTCCAAGAACCTAGTTAAACGCTACGGTGTTGAGACTGTCAAGAAGGCCCTGTCTCAAATGGGGTCGGAGGGACTAGTCCCTGTTCAACCCTCTGCTGACTCAATCCCATTCAATACGACAAAGGCCGTAAAGAATGGACCGGGACGCCTCCGCAAGGTGGCTTAATCTTAAGTTTTTGGGGATTTGAGAAAGGGACCGGATTTTCCGGTCCTTTTTTTATGGAAAATCACCCCCTCCGGTAGAAATGGGGTAAAAATGGCATTAATAAAGCTTGTGGTTGTCCCGGGACTATGGTACCGGTTCCGAAGTTGGTCAATATAGCTCACATTTCAGGGAGGCATAAAAGGGATGGGACAAGTTATTGAGGTTGATTTTCACAAAAACAAGGTTTTTATTGATGAAGTCGAACAGACTTCTTTGACCCCCCAGGATGTGTTGATCAATTTCGCCAACGTGCGCATCGCCTATGTTGAGGCCCACCGCATGATCTTCTCCCTTTGTCAGGACGATGCCGACAAGCTGATGTTCTGGTCAGAGGCGCTGATCCGTACCGACAACATTATGTCGGAGGATGCCGTTAGGGAAGGAGTTTGCAAAACGGAGCTAAAAATCGTTTTGAAGGAAACTAAGACTTGACATCTTAGTCCTAAAGTGCGATACATAATCATCAGTTCCACAGAAACGGAGGATTATGAAATGTCGCACAATATCGCAACGACGGCGGACGGCCGGAACGCAATCGCTTTCCTGGGAGATCGCAAGGACATCTGGCACAAGCTGGGCCAGCAAATGCAAGAGGGCATGTCCATTGAGGATTGGGCCCGGGCCTCTGGTCTGGATTGGACGGCTCTTCTGGTCCCGGCCTATGCGGACCTTCGCGGTACGCAGTTGGAAACCACTCTGGCCAACAAGCTGGCGGACGGTCTGCTTCTTGTGGACGGTCAGAAGCATATCGTCCGGGGCGATACCGGTTTTTGCCTGGGATATGCCACCGACTCCTATAAGCCGGTCCAGCCCATTGAGACGCTGGAATTTTTTGATGATTATATCAGCGTCGATTCCCGCTTCAAGCTTGATGTTGCCGGAAATCTCCGGGGCGGTAAGCAGATTTGGGCGACGGCTGTTTTTGATGACGGGACGGATTATACGGTCGGGGGAGATGCCCACCGGGCCCGTTTGTTGATGACGACCTCTTTCGATCAGACGGCCGCTACCGTCAATATGGCGACGGTGGTTCGGGTGGTTTGCCGAAATACCCTCTCTGCCGCTCTGGCCGGTAAGGGTGGCATCGTCAAGACCCGTCACAACACCAACTTCAACGCCGAAGCTGTTGGTAAGGAACTGGCTGAAATCATTAAAGGTTTCGCCAACTTCAAAGCGATGGGGGACGCCATGTCGCAAACCCATTTCTCCAAGGATCAGGTCTCCAAGTTCTTCAAGACCCTCCTGGATATTCCCTTTGACACGCCCGCTTCGGAGGTCGGCACCCGGAAGGTGAACCAGTTTGAAATGCTTAATGCAGCTTACAAGGCGACCGTCGTGGAAGGGACGGAGACCGGAACGGTCTGGACGGCGTTGAATGCCGCGACCCGCTATGTCGATCATGACCGGGGTACCCGGGATACCGGTTATGGAGAGCAAGAGGCCCGCCTCTACGCCACTCAGTTCGGCACCGGGGCGAAAATGAAGGCGGAAGCTGTTCAGGTTCTTTATGCCATGACGGATGGTGAATTGCTGAAGGCCGTCAGCGAAAAGACCCAGGATAGCAAGTACATCAATGACCTACTTAAGCAGCCCTTGCGGCCCCGGTAAAGGACCGAAAGAGGGGGTAACTCCCCCTCTTCCCCCATTCTGTCATTTTTATTTCGAAAATACGTCTTGACATGTTCTCTCTTATCACTTACAGTCTGATTTATGAACGAAATGAAGGAGGTTTATGATGGCTAACTATACGTTCGATGTTTATCTTCATGGTCCCCGGCTTCTGAAGGGGGCGGCTCTCTTGATCAAGAATTCTAAAAATCCTAAGAGCAATAAATTTGATATGCATAATTGGATTCTCTCTAAGGAAGAGGAACCCGAAAACTCATGCGGTACGACGGCTTGTGCCTGGGGGTCCATGGTTCTCTCCGGTATCTTCGAAAAGGAAGGAGTTAAGATCAAAAAGAATGAGGATTTTGATAATGTGTTTGAAATCGTCTATGACAACGGTTGGGATACGTTTGATGGTTTTGAAGCCGCCAAGGAGTTTTTTGGTCTGACGGAAGAGGAAGCAGATTATTTGTTTCTTCCCCTGTTTTATCCGCACAAATATCGCAAAGGTGCCAAGTCGGAAAGATACGCGGCCCGACGAATTCGGGAATTTGTGGCCTTCAAAAAGACGATGAACAAACAATACGACTTTTGAGGATTTCTTATGAAGAAAGAAATAGCAGATAAGTGGGTTGCAGACCTTCGAAGCGGCCCCAAGCAGGGAAAAAATGCTTTGGGAGACGATGAAAAAGGATATTGTTGTTTGGGACGACTCTGTGTTGTCTTGAATATGGATTTCATGCCGGTTTCTGCTTTTCTTTCGGAAGAACATATGATCGCGGCTGGTATGAGTTCAACGATGGGAAACTTCGGGTCCCCGTTTGATTTGTATCAGGATCATTTGGCGTCCGTTAATGATTCGGGCCTGACTTTCGACCAAATTGCGGACCTGATCGAATATTTTTGGGAGGAACTATGAACAAGGAACGTCTTCTTCGTTTTGCGGATTTCGTTGAGGCCCGAACTGATTATCCATTTAATATGGCACGACATGAAACGTGTCTATTGGATTATGCCGCCCGCCTGTTTCTTCCGGCATATGAAGAAAACAAGGGTTTCGTTTATTCCAGGGATATTAACCCATTGCTAGATTTTGACACTTATCAAGGGGACATTCTTTTTTTAGCTCCTGATAATGGACTTCGTTTATCGGACATTACCAGAGAGATGGCCGTTCGAACCCTTCGGAAGATTGCGGAGACGGGTGTAGTTACCTGGGGATGAAACATGTTGGCATCTGATAACAAAACACCTCCTCCGAATCCCCCGGTTTCCCTAAACACTCCTCCGCCCCGCCGCAATAAATTCCAGATTGGGGACATTGTTAAAATGAAGGGTTGGGAAGGAATCCGGTTGCTGGTAGTGGATTTTGATCTGGATAAGGACAAGACAAGAGTTGCCTGGGAAGTAAGTGATGTCGCCCGGGAGCGGTGGGTATCAAACGCAGTATTATGGAAAGGGTGAGAAATGAAAAAAGAAATAGCAGATATGTGGATCGCAGACCTTCGAAGCGGCCCCAAGCAGAGAACGGGTCGTTTGGGGGACGATGAAAAAGGATACTGTTGTCTGGGGCGGTTGCATGTCGTCCTGGGACTTTCGACATATGGATATCGATATTTGTCCGCTGAAGCCATGGAATTGAGCGGGGTGAAAACTTCCACCGGTTATTTTGGTGATAGTAATGGGGGGTTTTGTCTGTCTCAATTCAACGATGAAGGTCTGACCTTCGAAGAAATAGCAGATATCATCGAAGAGAACTGGGAGAGATTGTGATGAATACCCAAGAAATTGAAGCCCTTCTGACCATTCCAAATCTTTATGCGTGGCTGAAGAGGCAGAAGTCTCCCAATCGGAGATATAGTTGTGTTTGTGGATGTTGTTTGTTGACCCGATACCTGAAGACCAACGGCGTTAATATTAGCAATGTGGGGCCTGCTTTTGGGTACACAACTGAGGGGGTTTATTTTTCGATACCCCGGGAGTTGGATAGGATTAGTAATAGGTGTTGGGAAATAGGAACAACTCATCAAAATGCTCATGAAAGAGCTTCCCATAGAACATATGGTAATGCCATCAAGTACATTGAGAGGCATTATCGGGGCCATATTAGACAGATCAAGGAAGAAACTCTTCATGACAAGCTGGAAAAGCTCATGACGGTGGAGAACCTGAAGGCATGGCTGCTGACCCAGAACCCCCGGACAGATTATAGCTATATCGATGGTCGGAGTTGTCTTTTATCCCGGTTTCTGATGGCTCATGGTCATAAATTTTATGTTGATTCTCAGACGGTTCGAACGGTAGTCAATGCCCCTATGCATAAAGAAAATTTCACGTATCCGAAAATTTTGGACAAGATATCAAATAATGCGTTGGGTCACACATATGGAAATGCTCTTTTGCTACTAACTTATCCACAACTCAGGGAGAAATATTCATGAATAAGCAATGGGCGATGCGATGGGCTACTTATCTGGAGAATCCGAATCTGAGGCAAGCCAAGGGGATGTTGTGTGCCCCCGATGGAAGGGCGCGGTGTTGTCTGGGCCATGCCCACGCCATGCTGGGTAATAAATTCAAAAGGAAAAACAGCCTTCATGAACTTACCCCCTATGATCCGGTGACAAAGGAGTTCAGTCTTCAGACCCGGTGGCTTGATCATGAAACCCGGGATTTGTTGGGGATGAAATCAGATATCGGGCTATTTCAGGACAAAACGGAGGTTCTTTATAAGGGAGAATATTGGATGTCTTTGGCGGCCCTGAATGATGTCGGAATGCCCCTGAGGGAGATTGCTCAAGTCATTCGGGAGAAATGGGAGGTCCTGTGATGGGATGGTGGAAGAAAATCTGGGTAAAAAAGCTTGAAAAATTGATGACTGTGGAGAACCTAGAAACGTGGGTTCGAAGTTGTCCGCCTTCGGAGTATAAGTATGCTTCTCCGAAGGGATTGTCTTCTGGCCCGGTTCCTGAAGGCCCATGATATTCCGTTTTCATGGGTAACTAATCATTACATTGTAAGGGGTAATTGGTGGATAAATTGGTGGTTTGAGTATCCTCCGATTCTGAATGAAATTTCAAGGGAGTCTTATCACTTAGAACCAGAGATCGCTTGGACTTATAGTGATGTGCTGAAAAAGATTAAATCTCAAAAGAAGGAGAAATGACCATGAAGATAGAAATTGAACAAAACCCATCTGTAGACGCCCCCCGGAAGTATCCCTATCTGGCCTATGATCGTTCTAATCAGCTTTGTCTGGTCGGGAAGTATGCTATCATTATTCTGGATGAGAAGGCAAATGGGAACGGGTACTCTATGGCAGGCTACCCCTCTGTTGCTAGGGAGGATTTTGTCCAGAATGTAGCGCGATTCTGGAGGGTTCCGGTCGGCATAACGGTGAGGTTAAGTCAATGAATTTCGGAGCATTTTCAGAGGGTTTGTCGATCCTAGGCAAATATCTGGATGAAGATGATTATTGTACTTCGGCGGCTCATGATGAGTTCTGGTGCGGTCCCGTTGAGAAAGGGGAAATGTCGGAGAAGGACTGTCGGCGGCTGGAAGAGCTAGGTTGGGCCTTTGAAGATGGAATGGGATGGCACGCTTTTACATGAAGAAAGAAATAGCAGACAAGTGGATTGCAGACCTTCGAAGCGGCCCCAAGCAGGGAAGAGGTTACCTACAGGATATGGAGGGGGGTTATTGTTGCCTGGGACGGTTACACGTCGTCCTGGGGTTACCAGTTGATAATAAGAATAATACAAGACGGAAGTATCTTTCTTCGGAGGCCGTTGAACTAGCCGGAATGAAACCTAAAAATCGTACCGGTAGATTTGATGATGATGCTTTAGTATCCCTGAATGATAATGGCTTCACATTTGACGAAATAGCAGATATCATTGAAGAGAAATGGGAGGAACTGTGATGGAAATTAAGATCAATTTACATGCCGAAAAGAAACCTGATCGGTCGAAATATCCCTTTCTGATAGTAGACAGAAAGGATCGTCTGTGTCTGGTTGGGAGGTATTCTGTTATCGTTCTAGAGGATGGTGGGGATAGCTATAGTCGGAGTAATTTGGCGACCGATGAGGCATATGTGAGAGATTTAATAGCCGGTTGGGATGTTCCGACCGGAGTGGAAGTTATTCTGAAGCAGTAATCTTCCAGGGCGATTACTTGATCAAACGCCACCGAATTTTTCCACAATCCCAAACTCTGTACCAACCTTGATTGAATAGAAACTCCCTTTCAGTGATATCTGGAGGACATCCAATCAATCCCTTTTTCATGGATTGTTTGGATTTTACTTTGTCCCCGTTTTTGACATAGAAGTAGTCGGGTCCTAGGTCTTTCTCTTTGGTAAAACCACAGTTTTGATATACTCCACCGGTTGACCAGCGATTATCCGACCAAGTGATTATTTCGGGTGTGTTCATTCGGGTAAGGGCGTTTTGAATTAGTTTAGAGGCTCCCCCTACAATTTGAACTTCTGGTTTGAAGCAAAGCCTGTTTAGCACAGTCATTGTGGAAATACGGGGGTGTCTACCAAAGGCAACTACGCCCATTAACTCTTCTTCCTTGGTATAGAGTCCGAACATTTCTTGGACATTCGGAGCACCTTGGATGTGATAATTTGTAAGAAAGCTGGTGTCTTCACAAGTCCGTACTTCTAGGTCTTTGGCATAGAACCGACGTTCGAATTTCCCTAAAGAGGACTTCAGGAAATTTTGAATTTGTGGTTTTCTCTTTTCCCATTCATGATCAAAGATTGTGAACAGACGGATTCCCTGATCCTGACAATTTTTCCACTTTTCATAATGGTAGGTTCGGGTACGAAAGTTTGGGGGCCCTTCATGATGGTATTGAAGACCACAAAACTCCACTCCAATCTTAAGATTTTCATCTAGAAGATCGACTTCCATTTTACCATTATTCAGTCGTCTTTTCTTGAAATCAAACCCTAAATTATTCAGAAAGGTTTTTACTTCTGTTTCCCCAGCACTTGTCCATTTAGGCTGGAAACCATCAACAGGTGGAAAATAGGTCTGACCAGTTCGTTCGACCAGCTTTACTCTTCCAATTTTCTGAGTTTCCGAATGAGTGCGGATTGGAATGTTATGTTCCTTGAACCATTTTCGAACGGTGACATTTGAAACATTATATTTTTTTCCCAGGTCTAAAAAGGTCAGACCAGATTCATACTCTGATTTGAGAGTATCGATGGGAGGAGCTTCTTTCTTGATATGGGGTTGGTGAGTGGTTTTTATGTTATTGGCTTCACACCATCTCCATATTTTGTAATGGGAAACACCAAAGATTTCTGCACAGTCTTGATATCGTTTACCTTCAACCTCAATAAGTTGCCTGAGGTGTGGGAGATCGGGGCAAAGAACTGAGACCGTTGTAGATTGTTTTTGATAGGGGATTTTGTGTTGTTTGATGTGTTGTTCAATATGGTATCTAGAGACATTGATGATTTTTTCAATTTCGGAGATAGATTTTCCTTCATGAATCAATGATCGTACTTCATTTAATGTCATTCTTAAATCCTAACTTGGGTTGAAATGTTGGGCAAAAAATTTAGGGGAGTTTGATCCCCTAAATTCTAAGTCTATATGAAAAGACTTATCTTGTCAAGAGCTAAAAAATAGCATTTTTAGCCGATGTGTGTTACAATGGTTCTCCGATAATAAACGTTAGAGTCCTGAGTAAGAGCACCGGTACCGGCCGCAGTTGAACCATCAGAGAATGGATTCGCTACCATACCGTATCTTGTCTTAAAGCCCAGTTTGGGTTGGAACGTATCGGGGTTCTGACCCTTCAACAACTGAAGCGGAACGTATGGACAATAGAATAGTCCGGCGTCCATTGCGTCCTTACCCTTATAACCGACCGTCATATAGTTTGCACCAATCGCGTAAGGGTCAATGAAAACTTTAAATTGGCCGTTCAAAACACCGACAAAGGTATTGCCAGTATCATCGACTTCCAGGCTGTTACCAGTAAGGGCAGTCTTGTAGTCCAACTGACCGGTCTGCTGAAGAGCCGAAGCTACGTCAGAACTACAGATGATCAGGTTGCCCCGCCCGCGACGGGTGTCCTTTGCAATCTGGTTGGCTTCACGCTGAAGCTGGAAATGCAAGCCCTTGAACTTTTCAATCATCCATCGACCGTTGGCATCAACGTCAAGGTCGAAAGTACCGGCGGAGGTAACGTCAACCTGAGAACCTGAGACGGCCGTTACGTTAACGGTTCGAACAACTTCTCTGTTGATTTCCGCAAGCAATTCTGTCTGAAGAAGATTGGACAGAAGGGATTCGGCATCAAGACCATGAATTGCCTTAAGGTCCTGAGCCATTTCCATGGACCATTCGGCCTTCAAAGCTCTTTCCATCGCAGTGACGGAAACCTTCTCAATGGAGAATGCCATTTCTGGGAAGATCGCAGTGGTATTACCACCCAAACCTTCAGAAATAGTTCGGCTCATACCACCCGCAAAGTTATAGGTGTTTCCGCCGACGTTGTTGGAAACGCCCGGAATACCTGTAATCGTGGAGTTGGCATTGATGTTTACGGCCTGACCACCCACAACGTTAGCTGCGGAATAACCAGCCTGCACAGCGGTGGCGTTGGCACCCCCTCTGGCGGAGTGACCGGAATTAGCTTCCAGATAATAAGCTTCCGCTCCAGACTGAGTTGCATAACGGGTGCGGAGAGCAAAGATTAGTCCGGTGGGACCGTTCATTTGCTGAACGCCGCAGATATCGTAAGCCACAAGGTTCGGCATGGCTCTTCGGATTAGGGAGATCAGGATCGGATCAAACGTATCAAGAGAACCGTCCCCGGCTGTTGAAGAGGATGCTCCCATGGAGTTGGTCGGAGCCGCTTCTCCCAAAAGGGTCAAACGCTGATAGCGATTGGTAACTTCCAGGGCATCTCTGGTGTTTTCCAACAACGTCGCTGTAATCACCCGACGATGATAATCTTTAATCGGTGGAAGGTCGGCATGTTCTAGAACCGGCATCCACTTTGTGATCAATTCGTCATTAGTATATTTCTTGTTCGTCATGGTATCTTAATTCTCCCGTTTTTACAACGACTTGTTTTTCTTATTTATAGAAAGTATTACTTTACAATGTTGCGACTGATCGCTTGTGTGTAAGCTTTCATTTCTGGTGATACAAAGGTCTCTGGATTGGTTGGAAGACGCTCTTCGTCAATCTGTTCTAGAGCTTCCCCGACCTTTGAAGTCTTGGCGGCCTTCACAAACTGAGATTCCTTGATTGTCTTAACCTTGGTAGAAAAGTCTTCCAGAGTTTCATAATCCACGTTTTCGGAAAGGGTCTGAAGCTTTTCGGCTTCAATTTGGGTTAAACCCTCTGATAATTTCTTAACTACTTCAGTTTTCTTAGTGTTTTCAACAGCTTCTTGAAGTTCTGCATTGGCAGAAATAGCATCATTCAGGGCGGATTCTAGTTCATCGATCTTCGCCGCCATGGCATCGACTACTTCGACTTCTTCCTCATTCAAATGAATGTTATTTTCAGTCAAAAGGTCCCGAAGGCCGTTGATTACGTCTTCCGCAATTTCAGACTTTAGGGAAGATTGAATGGCGACTTCATTTTCCTTCATCCATTCGTCCTTGGCCCAATCCAGATACTTATCCAGACCTTCTACCAATTCAGCCCGGATACCCTCTGAGGCCTCTTCCAGCTTTTGAATAAATTCGCTTTCCAGACGGGTGGATTCCAGGACAATTCGGGCTTCCAGAGCCGCTTCAAAGAGCGTGGATGCCCTGGCCTTGAATTCGGGGGTCAAACCTTCTGCTTCCGCTAGAATCTTACCCAGGTCTTCCTTTGTGGCTTCCTTTACGGCGGCGGAAGCATGAGGCTTGATAGTAGCCTTATTCTTCTCTGCTGCTCCGTCCGGAATACCCTGACCTTTACCGTTTTCCATGGACTGCTTTAGGGCTTCCTGCCAAAATGGCAAATCTTCGCCTTTTGCGGCGGCCATGGCCCCGATAGCGGCGGTAATGACCTCAAATTTGGTCTTGGGATCGTCATAGGCTTTCGAACCGGCATGAAGGGTCTCAGAGCCTGCTGATTCATCAACTTCATCCTCTTCAAGGGAAGTGTTGATATGATCGATCAAAGCGTCTTTGACAGTTTCATCCAACTTCTCTGTCTGAACGAACGCTGAAACGGCGTTTTCCAGGGAATCGTGTTCGTTTTCAGCAATGAACTTGTCGAATTTCTTGATTAGTTCTTTATCCATTAAGTTTCTGTCCTTCTAGATAGTTGAATGTATTTATGATTTAGGATTTTTGAGAGAGGAGAGGAATTCTTCAAATAATCGGGTCTGAATCTGGGTAATTTTCTTTCGGGAAACCTCTTTTATGACCTTTTTGTGGGTTTCGACTGTATTAATGACCCAGGACCCCAGGGCAGGATTGAAAATCCATTCAGCCCCTTCATGGAGCCCGCTCACATAAGCTGATGGGCAGGAGGGATCGGAGACGACATCAACGGCCAGAAGTTTAAGATCGTCCTGGACCTCATTCAGTTCAGTCCGGGAATTGTATTTTAAAGAACCCAGGGCCCGGGTAGAAACCCCCAACTGAACACCGGAGTTAATCAAACCTTTCACGATATCCCCCATGGGGGTTTCAGTGACTAAGGCCTTGCCAATGAACTTGTTACCATCCCGTTTGGCCTCAGTGATCTTGATGGCAACCCTATCCAGGTTGATATTGGGACCGGCCGGATGATTCAGTTCGCCCAAAGCGTTGTTTTTACTGATGTTTTCGGTCTGATAACGATTAAATTCCCGTTCCAGAATAGGAAGAGGATACCAACGCTTGTTGCGGTTACCGACTTCAGCTTCTGCAAAAGGTCCCCGGATATAAAGCTTTTGGGGGGAGCCTTCCTTACCTTCTTTCAGGTATTCAACTTCATGGGTAAGTTCTGTTAAAAGTTTCATTTTTTAATTTTTATGCCCTAATGATTGTATCTTATTTATCTTTTCTTCTATCCTCTTCGAATAAAGCCATTTTTGGTCCAGACGACACTCATATGCTGACCTGGACTTCCCCCGCCTTTTATCGAATCCCCAATAGAGGCGAAGCCCCCCGTGTACTTTTGTCCGTCACTAATATTGATCCTGGAATGACCTTCCCGGGAATCAAATGTTGTTCCTCTTGTATCGAATGTGTTAAGATAATAAGTTGAGGGGCTATGTTGAAAGGATGGCATACTAGTAGTCAAGCTTAAAGGGTCCACTGTGCCGGGGTCAGAGACAACAGAATAAGTAAAATGGGTAAGATCGGTCACCCTTACTCCAAAAGTGCCGTTATAACCGTTACTGGTATTACCTCCCACTTGTGCAATAATAGTGGCCGTCCCATAATCAGCTATACCGTGGGGGGCCCATGTTTCTACTGTCACAGTCCCGGTATTCCAGGACATAGTTTTAATTGGTCCCCCTGTTCCTATCCGAAGAGCGCCACACATAGCTCCAGTGTTTGCGGTAGCAGTCCCGGGGGCAAAGTTTACATGATAGGAAAAAGTATTTCCTGAACGGGTTATGGGCTCATATATACCATTATAGCTATTATTTGCTGAACCCCCAACTAGGACATTTGTTACTGAGATATTTTGACTATGATTTTCGAAGTGATGGTCTGAATCTGTTGTTATGGTAGCAACACCTGTTCCAGAATCATAGGTTGCGCTTGTTATTCGTCTTCCATTTAACCTATCATAAGTTATAATAAAAGGTGAATTACAATTATCCATATAGACTGAGGATTGACTTATCGGCATTGTCCATACTGTTCCGGAACCGGAATTTTCGCCCCCGACAGATCGAAATATCAACAAACTACTATCATATCTTAGAGTAGGGGCTGGAAAGACGGCTGTGTTAGAAAATTGTCCGGTAACATGCAACCCCCGCAATAGTGAAGACGCGAAGTTTTGTCCAAAAAATCCATAAACTGAGTTGGCTCCCCCTACGATATAATTACCTTCGGCGCGTGATGACCCATAATTATAACCATCTATAGCGGCCCCGCAATTTTGGAAATAATTTCCTCTAGTAGAAAACGAACTCATGAAGCTACGTATCCCTTCAGGATCATATCCAAATGCTATACCGGTGCCACAATTAACAAATTTACTACCATCTATATTTTGACAGAAATTTTGACATCGGATGCCAGAGTATAATCCTTCAAAATAATTTCCATTATACTCCCCATTATTGGCCGTAGCCGCCAATCCACAAGAGCCGGTCGAACCGGGGGTGGCAAAGAACATACATCCCGTTACTACAACGTCAAACGCCGCCGAATTTCGGGTATCTGTGCTTGCTAGGGTAAGACAGATATGTCCGGCCGTAAATTTACATCCAGAGAAAAATCCGCTGTTGTTAACAAATCGCATCCCTCCCCCATTGATATCGTCATTGATAAAAGTTAGATTATCAAATCGAACGGGCCCGGCCCCGGCCGCTTTTTGATTGATTGAGAAGATAAAATCAGGGAATGAGCCGCGTATGATGGAGTTACCGGTACCATAGAAAACACCGGAAGACCCTACCATTGGTAATTGAATCTGCTTACTGACATAGTAAGTACCGGCCGGAAAAAAAACCTTACCAGTTAGGGCTGTAACTAGTCGAATATTATCTCCTGCCTCAATTTCATTCCAGTGAAAGGGGGAGTTGAAAGTTATAACATTCCCGGTTACATCAGCCCCGCTGTGAAAATAACTACCGGCAAGACACGGCGGATAATATTCTCCCATAAACATACCATATATTGCGTATGGGAAGGTGGGGGGAAATCCCGGCCAATTCACGACTGTGAGCTTGGCAGGAGGAGCTAACCATGAAAAGGGGTGAAGAGTGACGGCTCCGGAGCCCGTAAGTGGAAATGTCAATTGTCTGGGACCTGTGACAGTAATGACTTTACCAGTGAGATCACCGAAGGAGAAGCCAAACATATTGACGGAGAGCCCGCTGATCAATCGATGGGGAGCCCCAAAGTTTACTGTTACAACATCTCCCGACCATGTGGCGCTTAGAATTTTAGCGGTAAAGCATCCTATATCCGCGCTGGCGGGACCTGGATTTGTAGGTAGGGGATAGGTAAAGGTTGTAGAATCAATAACAGTTACAACGAAGTCCCCGGTCCAATCAGCGTTCGTTGAAAATGTAAAGAAATGGATTATTTCATCACCGGTCGTCAGGCCATGGGGAATGCCTGTTGTTGCGGTTGCTGCCCCCGCGTTCCACGACAAAGCAGTAATTCGAACAGTTCCGGAATAGGCCTTTTGCGCGGCTGTTACTAAAATAGAATTCCAGTTTAGGGCATCCATAATGGCGGCCCAATCATCAGTCACCCCATCTCCAACCGCTCCAAAATCCTTGACGTTGATAGTATCAAGCAGACGGTAGGGCATTTTGCGATTAGCTAACCCGGTGGCCGAAGGAAAAGCATAAGAGGAAAAGGGATTTGTCATCTATTATCCCGGGAGACAAATCCAGTTAGTACCGTTCCATCGTACTCTAATTCGATTGGACCCCCCTCCCGCCGTAACGGTACCTCCAATTGTTCCATTATTTCCATCGGATATATCGAATTCATCTCCTTCTAATACATCACCTCCGGTCGGCAATCCGCTATAAGTATAACGGGTACCATAAGGGGCCATTTGTGACGAATCGATAGCACTACATTCAATGAGACGGGGCCAACCCGAAGCCGTTGGAATACGCCAGGGAACTCCTCCCCCGAACCCAACACTAGGATTACAAGAACTGAATGTTATGTATGATCGCTTTCCAAGACCGGTGGCTGCATAATCCTCCATATAGATACCCCCAATATCCATAAATTGGGTTGAGCCCGTAGCTACAAATTCACCATAGTAGGCTTTATTTGCTCTGATTCTAACTCCATATTGACTATTTTCTTCGAAACCACCCAAACCGGAGTTACCTATATCATGACCGGTACAACCCAGAGGTCCAATGGTGAAGCCTGTCATTGTACCGATAATATCAACAAAAGTGACAAGACCTTCCATTTCTTGGGCAGTAAGAAGAAAACCATGTAATCCTTGATCGGTGTTTGCCGAATCAACACCAAGTTTAAAGGCCACATCACATCTTTCACAACGATTACCATTTAGGGAGATACCCTTCCCGTAAAGGATCACTCCGATGCCCATACCATTAAAATCCGAACAGACTACTGATCCACTGCCGCCCATTATAAGGCCGGTAGATGTAAGGTAAGCGGGAGATGCCGCAAAATTACAGGTGTCTATTACGATGTTTTCCGATGAATTTCCGGGGGAATCTTCAGTAGTCAAGCCGGTTCCCGCACAAGAAAATCTACAATTACGGACCACCACCCCTTTACTTGAACCAATACGTAATCCCCCTCCAACCGAATTTAGAAAACACATATTTTCAAATACCCGGGGACCAATACTATTATTGGGGGTGGCCAATGACCTATCAATAAGAAATCCCGTACATGTCTGAGAGAGAATAGTAGAGGCTGAACCGCCCGCGCCTCTCATATAGAAACCAAAATCGGCGTCGGGATTAAGATGAAGGGCAGAGTTTGATCCAACGGTATTCGTTACTTTATATGTCCCGACCGGAAGATATACTCCCGCCCCGGAGGAAACGGCATCATTCATGGCTGTTTGAATTGCAACGGTGGAATCGTTTGCGCTGGAAGGATCAGCCCCATAATCCAGGACGTTTTTTTCTTCTGCCAACCGTTCTGGCATAGTCCGGGCGGTGTTTGTCCCTAGAGCCTTAAAGGCATAAGTTGGAAATGGGATATTAGTCATTCAATCCTAACCTAGGCCGACAGCAGATGCAAAAACTAGAGAGGTTAGGTTACTGATCAGGGTGGAATTAGCTGTTTTGAGGACGGCGATCTTATCCAGGGGTCCGACAATACACTGAGTGTTGGCATTACCATTATCCACATCAGTAATCGTTAATAATGCCGCGACTGTAGAATTGGCATTATTCACCCGAATTACCTTTGAAAGGTAGATGTTATTGGCGGATGCTCCCAGGGTAACGACGTTTGAAAGGGGTTTAATGGATTCCATGTAAATTTGTCCTAAAAGTTAACTTTTTGATATTTATCACTTATTTATCCCCACGGCGTATAACTACCTACAGTCGGTATTAAGAATGATGCTGTTCGGAGTCGGACGGGAAGGACCGGTAAACCGGTTTGGTAACCAAATAATGTTACTACGGGATACAGGGTGGGGGTTACGTTAGTCCATGTAGCAACATGTCCGGTGCCCGTTGCTCCGGAGGTTGGGTCGCCAGTTACACCCCCGGCTCCAACGCAGAAAACACCATTACGACTCAAATATGCAAACCTATTTGTAAAATCTAGATACCATCCGAATACATCCCCACAAAGATAAGTTAGGGTTGTTGAATTGACAGCAGTGAACATAGTTCCCGATACGAATGTATAATGATCACCACTGATGATAGCAAAACTATCGGATATATTCCCCGGATAATCATCAAGGGGCGCGCCGTTTCCGGCGGTTCCGGTCATTATCCCAAGGATCATTCCTGATGGCTGGGTACCCATTAGTTCTATTTCGAACCGCCTCAAACCAGAACTATTACCGGTCGCCCCTCTTACCGATGTTACGGGGTTTCCGGCTGTATTGGCATAAGCCAGATCATTGGCCCGCCGCAATGTAGCAATATCTATTTTAGTTCCGTGATCACCCCAGGCACTACCGGTTTCAGTGGTTGGTGTTGCGGGGGTCCCCGTAAGGGATGGATCGACGGCGTTACTAGTTAAAACAAGCTGCACACCATTAGCATTGGTATGGATGCCATCTGTCGTTGATATAACAGGAGATACAATCCATTTGGTTGAAATTTCAACGGCGGCGGCAATATCACATATTCCTCCGGGAGGACCGAAGGTAGAACGGAGATCGCTGTTCAGAGTGGCCCGAACACTTTCTCCCGCCAGAACAGTCTGGTTTCCCGTAGTAGTCCAGGCATCCACTACGTCAGTTGTTCGGGGAACGATTGTTGTTTGTTTTACTCTTTTGCCACTACAAAGACTATAAATCGAAGTTAGGTGACCTTCAATAGTTGCGGCGGAATCGGAAGCAAAGATATCATTGGTACCATAAATGACATATACTGTGGTACAATAAGGAATTAAAAGGGCTCTTTGAGTATGATTAGAGACAAAGTTGGAAGCAGTGTCCCCCGGCATTGAGGCGTTGAAATAACCGAACTGCGGACCAATTGATCGGGCGATGCTACCTAAATTACCTGTTGTATCAAGGACATCGGTAACACCCATGCCGTTGCTATCCCCCAGAACAAGAACTGAATCAGCGGTCATTGGGGCTATAACCCCTGCATAATATGCTAATGTTCCTTCATCAGGGGTTATCTCCCCTGTCATAGTCAAATCAGTTGCAGAATTTTGATAGGCGTCTCCCATCATCCAATCTTTGGCATCAACATAAGTAGGAGTTGATATATAGACCAAACCAGCACTACATGTCTGATGTAGTCTGATCCAAAACCTTTCTCCGTTTGGAATTGAGATTGTGACATAATCAGAAAACAATGTTCCGCCGTCCGGAACAGTTCCAGACGAAGACCCACTGAATAAGATTTGAGTAAATGTACCCCGGGGATATTCGACGCTGGCGGTGACGCCCATTGTCGCTCCCGGAGCTAGTTCCCCAATACCATAATAGTTGAAAAGGACAATTTTTAATTGAGTGATATCAGTTCGGGCATAATGTCCGGCCCGAACGTTTGCATGAGTGATACCACTTAGATTTGTGGGTATATTCCCGCGTGTGGATGCAAACCCATCATAAATCGCGCTGCCGTGTGTCGTTGTTCGAAAAAACACCGGCCGCATCCGCATATGCATAAAATTAGGCATTAATCCTGCAAGATACCTAGAGTAAGATAAAGACCGGTTGCCGTAAAGGTTGGGGTCCCGGTACCATTCACAATAGATATATAAAGATCGTCTGTTCCTGAGACGGATTTCAAAGGCAGGCCAATGTTTCGAATACAAGCAACTTTAGAGCCTGATATCGTGACATAATCGGTTGTAGCCACTGCGACGATACCCTGAAGTCCGGCGATGAGGTTGGCATCAGAGATACTGGGAGCATTATTTTCGGTACCCATTGATGTTGTTGAATAATGAAACATGACATAAAGAGCGACACCCTGGGCATCTTGATCGATAATAGTCAGAGTGTTCAGGACGCCTGTTCCATTGGTCTTTCGAAAAGCCGCATCAAGCTGTTGGGTATCAGCAACCAAATCACCTGATGCATAGGGAGACGTATCGGTAGTCATTGCAATGGTTTTAATCGCCGCTCCTGAAGCCGCCAGGGACTGAATAGATGATGAGATTTGTTTGTTGACGCTAATTAAAGATACGGAAGTGGTGTCTGTTGATGTATTGGCGGCATCAGTGGGTTCTCCGACCGGGATTAATCCGGTTGCAGAACGAACCTGAACCGGAAAGGACATCCCCGATGCAACGTCGGTATCGTTGATTGTTCCATCCGGACCCCAGTTGGCTTTAATTCTTTGATAGTCAACACCCCCAATTTTATCGGTGCCGACAATAACAGAACCATCGCCTGCTGTTGCGCTTGCATTATCGGCCATTCTTTATTCTTCCTTCTCCCAGAACCTTACTAAGATGTTTTTCATTATGTAATTTTGCCAATTTGGTATGTTTGATATGAAGACTTAAATGATCATTCGCCGCCCCTTGATATTCATTAAATAAATCTTTTTCCCCGGCGGATTTAGTATCATCCGCATAGTTCTGAAAATTACCATGTTCGGAGTAATGATGTAGAGCCTGGGCTTGATGCCAGTTGGCCGCAGCCTTGTGATCATTTACGTCAATATGGTGACATATTGCAGTCTGGGGATGATCGAAATTTTCCTTAGTCAGACGATCAACTGCCTGATTTATACCTTTAAGTTCATCAATCTGAACTTCTTCATTCACATGCCGCTTCTGAGATTCCCAATGGGCAGCGGCTTGCTTGCGGGCAGACGGAGGAAACATCTTATGCCAAGGATGATCCTTTGAACCATGGTCTTTGGCATACTTTTGGGCGGCTCTGTCCGCATGATAACCCCAAAGCTTTTTGGCCTTTTCAGAGTCATAGACACCCTTGGCGTGTTTACGTCGAAGGTTCTTGACAATAGGTTCTTCGGAGGTACGGTGAAGATGATGGTCATTGTCTGCATAAAGCACCAGTTCATGGGCCTCATGGGACATTTCATGACCTTCATTTAGATCAGTTTCATCGTTTAGACGGCTTTTGGCCGCAACCTTCTGAAGATGGTCATGGAAATACCTTCCGGTCGAACCATTAGCATTCTTGGGCTTCTTATAACCGTGCTTACGGGCAGCATCGGCCAAAGCACCTAGTTGAGAAAGAGGAAGTTTATGAACATTCTCCCCTCTCTTGATACCCAGGGACTTCAGGATTTCGTGGGCTTTGACTGAGTCATTGATTTCATTAATGGTATCTTCATCGGCGCGGGGATAAGTAGCTTTCTTGATATCCGGCTTAAATCCAGCATCTGTGGACCGTCCCGGAATCTGATGGACTACGACCGTATGAAGATCAGCGAATTTCTTGGAGTTAGACTTATAGCCCGAATAGCTTTCATCATCGTACTCATCGCTCTTGGTGATTGCCTTCAGGGACTTTGCCATTTCTTTACTTACCTTGTTTCTTTAGACGATTGATTTCTCTTTTACCGGCCGCAAACTGTTTTCGCTCTTTGTCGGCTTTTTTGATGGTGTCTGTTTTCCATCCCCTTTTTAGTAGATCAGACATGAATTCGGGATGAATTTTTACCTTGGCTTCGTTGACTTCTTCCCTAAGCTTCTTTGAGATTTCTCCTAGACCTTTACCAGTAAAAACCTTCTTGGTCTTTTGACCTACGGCTTGATACCAATTGGATTTAGGACCGTTGGTCTTAGTGATATGAAAGACATCATTATGACCATAACCTATATGTGTTATGTGACTTGATCTTCCGGCAAACTTACTACGCTCAATATTAGGATGATGGCCTTCCTCTAAAGCTTCTTCGGATAGCTTATTGTCGGAAAGAAGCTGCTTGAACTTTCCCATTACGCTTCTCCGCTCTCTGCGTTCTTTTCTTCCTTCTCCCGCCGCTTGTTCTGACGGGTTCTCCAGACATTCAACTTGTTCTTGTTATCTTCGGAGTCTCCGGACTTACCTTCATTAAGGCCCTTTACTCCACAAGCCTTATAGAAGCGATGATGATCGAAACGGGGATTGGATTTTGCAAAGGTGATTGCGTGCATTTCCGCATGTTCTTTGCGCTTCTTGGGGTCTTCAATCTGCTTGATGGTATCAGCCGCCATCTGGAAATGCTTGCGGGTCATAGCTTCGCCAATGACTTCCTCATTGGCTTCATCTTCCGGGTCTTTCTTCTTACCGGCCCGCTTGCTATCTCTGTCCTTATCTTTCCAGGACTTGCGCGCCCCTTCCTCTCCCTTCCAGGACTTACCTTCCATGATACCGTCCGCGATTTCTGATTTGGCATCGGCGACGGCATCTGCAACTCTATTCTTCATCAATTCGGCAAAGAGACCGGCAAACTCCGAAGGCTTCTCAGTAGCCGCTAGGTCCACAAGGGAGCCCATGGGATCGTCATTTTCTTCCGGTTCTGATACTTCCTCATCTTCGTCCTCAAGGTCTCCAAGCTCATCTTGAAGGGCTTCAGCATCTTCTTCAGAAATCTCATTTTCGGAGACAAAGGTGTCAAATGCCTCTTGAAGGGTTTCAAATTCTTTGTTAGATAGGAATTCTTCGAAGGTTTCTAATAGGGTCATATCGGTGTTTTCCTCAATTTTCATGTGGTGTTTGTGATGATAACCTTTAGTTCCATCACTCCATTGAACTGGATGATATCCCTTTCCAGGTTCTTTATAGGTACCGTCATCGGATTGTTTCCAATGGAAAGGTTTTGTAATTGTACCTTTACGTCGAACACCCATAGTTGTGACAACTTTAGAACCAATAGGAAATTCAGATTTTTTAGCTTCTAGGAGTGTCATGGGTTCCTCTTTATTTTTCTATATTTATCAATAGCCTGACTTAACTATTTTTGGAAAGTAGCTGAGCCACGGATTTGAATGATTTGTCACTTTTCTTCTTAGATTTGGCGTCTTTTCCGCCTTTTTTGTCATTTTTCTTGTCGTCTTTCGGCCCGTTCATAGGCTCTTGTGGTACGTTCCCCATGTTATTGGGGTCTACCATTACCGAAGAGCCACCGTCCTCTCCCTGATCATCTCCCCCGTCTTCGGGTGGCATTCCGGGTGGGGTCTGATACTGCGGATTGGCCTGATCTTCCTCAATTTCCTTATCAATTT